CTTTGAGTAGGTGTAGTTTCTGGCTTAGGTTTATTAGATTTATATCTACTCCAATCGAAGCCAATTAATTGTTCTTCATTTCTGTTAGCAGCTTTTTCTCTATTGAACTGTCTTAATATTCTATTTCTAAGTTCTCCTGCACCCTTTAATTTAGGAATCTTCATTCCTTCTTGGGCTTTAGCTATCTGATTATATACATTAGATAATGCTCTCTTATAATTAGGGTCAGTAGCATATCCACCTTTAACTACTCTATCAATAAAATCTCCACCACTAAAAGCTTGATATCTTTTATTGTTTAGTAGTGATACATGATAATTAGCATAATCATTTATATCTTTAAAGTCTCTAAAGCTATCGTTTATATGGATACTCTTTCCATTAATTACCTCTCTGGTTTTTCTTATGGTTCCTTTCCCCTTTATTCCTCCAAAGTTGAATTTACCTGACTGACTTTTTCCCCAATTACTTTCTAAAGCTGACTGGGCTACTAAATATTTTGCATATTTTGTATCCAAACCTTTAGCCTTAAGTGCATTTTCAAATGCGGGAGTCATTGTCTTTATAAACTCATCCTTTGACTTTATATTGATAGGTGTAGATTCTTTACTTTCTACAATAGGAGTTTCTTCTTTAGAAGTGGGAAGAGGTTCTGTATTTACCTTCTCTTCAACAACTGGCTCTTCCTTCTTCTCCTCTGCTTTAGCCATTACATTCTGTCTATTAGCTTCCAATCTATTTATTGGAAGTTCTTCAATTTCAACAGTAGCTACAGGCTGTTCAAATACTGGGCCTTCATAAGGAGCTATACTATTATATGTAGTAAATATATTTCCTCCTAATTGTCGTTTAAGAGTAGTAGGTTTTTTCAAATCAGATGTAGGAGTTGTTGACTTAACAACTTTCTTTCTCATGTCTCGTTTAGTCCCTGTTAGAATTTTATGATTCTTTACTAACGGAGACTCTTTAAATTTCATCGCCATATTCTTTTAATCCATTTGTATTGAAAGACTTTTCTGCTTTCATAATAATCAACCTCATATTGAGCCATTCTAGCTTCTCTTTCAAAAGAGATAGCTCTATACGCAGTATGCCAATTTCTGTATATAATTAACTTAATAAGGAACTCTAATACATATAAAGGATAGTATGGAAGTATTCCAACTTCTAACATTTGTATTGTATGAGTTCCTTCATGTCTGGCTGCCATATCAGTAAAGTCTTTTAGAACATCCTTTATTCTGGTAACCATTATTCCAAAGAAATTAAAATACTTAAAGCTCTTAAAAGGAAGTAACTTATTAATAAAGAATAAGAGTTTTCTTTTCTTATCCCATACGAATTTCATACTTTAAATTTTAGATAGATTGTTTATAATTATCATCTAACCATTTTCTAAAGGCTTGTGCATCAAAGTTTTCAAGTGGTCTAATTACTCCTCCTTTTTCATGTTTCCACTTAGCAGCATTACGAGCAAAGTTAGCTCTTTTCTTTTGTAATGGAGTTGCATTAGGATTGTTGAGTACTGAACGAGCATGTTCTTGAACACTTTGTCCTGCTTTCTTTGCAGACGCTGTGAACTTACCTTTGTTTTCAGGTTTTATATGAATTCCACTTCCGCTCTTGTGTTTTGGAATCAATCTACCTCCTCTTTTAAAATAATCTGCTTCTTCGTAGCTAAGTGAATTTACGTAGCCTACGGCTGCTTTATGCAGTCTGTCCAATAAAGTTTTATTTTCTCCCATAGTATAATAAAATAATTATTTCATTTTGTAGACTACAAAAATATAGCTAAATTTGCACAATAACAAATGAAAGTATGAATTATATGAAATAATGTGGAAAATTTAAGTAAAGATTTTTAGAACTATTTAACTATTTAAGAATTTAAAGAAACAGAACAATTAGTATGTTAGATTTTATTAAAAAGGTGTTCAATTTTATAAATGGCTTGAATCCTACAGTTAAAACCATAATCATAATGGGACTACTGTTTTGGTGCACACAAGTATGTTTAGTAAATCAAAGTAAGCTATTTATAACTGACTACATCGAGTCTGTTGAGTACAATAACAGAAAATCTAAGGAGTATTCTCTGAAAGTCTCTCCCAAAATTAGGAGACAAGTAGAGAACATTAGGAACAAAGATACAGATGCTTCAAACGTTCTTCTATTATCTTTTCACAATACCAAGAAAAGTTTACAGGGTTTTTCCTATATGTATTTAACGGCATTAACTGACTCTCCAAGGGGTATAGATGATGAAAGTTGCCTTGACATATGGACAAGTCTTCCGTATTTACAGTTCTCGGACGAAGTAGAAAAGATTAGGAGAGCCAGCTATTTAAGAATAGATTCGCTGGAATCTGCAAAAGAAAAGTTTCCGCAATTGTACAGGAAACTAAAGATGAGCGGAGCTTGTGCCGCAGCACTGTACCCGATTGAGGGTATTGATAGCGAAGGTTTTATAGAACCTGTTGGAATGATTGTCGTGATGTACGATGAACCAAAACGCTATTATTTAGGATATTATAATGAATGTATTGCCCCTTATATTCAAGTACTTTCCACGCTATTAAATTATAATACAACGTACAAAAATAAACAATGAATTATGCAAGTCGATAAGAAAAATGGTAATGTATGTTACAATGATTTGAATCATATCTATTGGAACGAAAAGGACGAATCTAGATATATATCAGTTACTACACTAATACACTCTTTTACTCAACCTTTTGATAAGGAATTTTGGAGTGCCTACAAAGCATTAGAGAAACTTATACCAAAAGAGAATTGGGCAATAGAAAAGAAATCACTTCTATCTACTAAAAGATTTGATACATCTATATTGGAATTATATAATATTGATGCTGGAGTATTTAGTGATACACAACAAGATATACTAGATGAATGGGATAAGGCTAATAAAGATTCTTGTGAAAGAGGTACTGCAATTCATGCAGAATTAGAAAACCAATATTACAAGAAGCCAAAGGATATAAGCCTTAAAAAGTACGGACTCGGAGGTAAATTCGAGTGTAAGAAAGGGTACACAGAATTAGATATGAAACAAGGAGTATATCCTGAATATCTAATATCATACGAATCAGAGGATGGAATGTTAAAGATTGCTGGGCAGATAGACTTATTAATAAAAGATGGTAATGACATCTATATTGTGGACTATAAAACCAACAAAAAGATTGACCAGAAATCTGGATTCGACACAACAACAAAGAGAAATGCAACTATGCTTTATCCACTTACTAATTTAATGGACTGTAATTATATGCACTATACTTTACAATTAAGTACTTATGCTTATATGCTACAGCAATTAAATCCAGAGTTTGTAGTAAAGCAATTAATATTAGTGCATTATGACCATGATGGCAACGAAACTACATATAATCTTGACTATCTTAAAGAAGATGTAGAAAGAATGTTTAGCTTCCATAAGAAAAGCATGATTAAGGAAAAACAACGAGCTAAAAGACAAAGGATAGAATATTAATCTTAGTAGAAAAGAATAAATTTAAGGAGCATTTTTAAAGCCTTATATAACGCTTTAAATGTTAAGCAATGTAATAGAGATTCGAACGGATTAATATATCCTTATTTATAAATATGAATGTAGGACATATTGTAACTGGACACTTAAATGAAGTTCTCAATTTGAAACAAGATATTTCAAAGAAGAGACTAGAGATATGTAAAACATGTCCCTTATTTACTCCTAAATTAGGAGGAATGTGTAATAGAAGATTATGGTATAATGCCCAGACGGGAGATGTAAGTACAGTTAAATTAGATGGATATGTGCGAGGATGTGGATGCAGACTAAAAGCAAAAACCACAATGTCAAGAGAATCTTGCCCCGCAGGAAAATGGTAAAATTATAAAATGTAAATGAATTATGGCACACAACCCAGGAGAATACGAAAAAGTAAAAATAGCACAAGAATTAGTAGGTCTAGACTCAGGTGACCAACACTTTGTAATGTCAGCAGAAGAAGACGTTAAAGAAAGAATGGCAAGAGACGCTGCTGTCAAATTTAATAATAGTGTTGACGAATATACAGCTAAAATGGATGACTATATTAAAGATGTTGAGGAAAAGGCAAAGAGTATTGCTGAAAACATGAATGGATTAGAAATCATGCCAGTCTTCAACTATATGATAGTTAGACCTTATGACCAAAATCCTTATCAAAAAATTAAAGTTTCTTCGTCAGGACTTATTTATGATTTAGGTGGACACAAACCAGAGTTTAAGAACCCCGATAATGGACAACTAGAAGAAGAAGAAAACTTCATCGTTGTAGGTAAAGTAATTGAAGTAGGCCCAGAAACTAAGTATGTTAGAGAAGGAGACGATATATTCTTTACTAAACCTTCACAGACTCCAATACCATTCTTCAAGATGGGACTTGTCTATGTAAGTGAACAGCGTGTTCTTGCAGTAGTAAATGAAAAATTAAGAGCTCGTTTCCAAAGAGCTGCAGAAGGAAAACTAAAAGCATACAATAAATTTTAATTATGGAAGAAAAAATATACTTTTTGCCTGGCGATGTGGTAACACTACGTCAGGCAATTCCTTATAAACCAACTATGATTGTTGTAAAGAAGGAAACTAAGATAATTAGCCCACGTAAATCTGCTGGAATAGAAGGATTTACAGGAGGAAAAGAAGATTGCCTTAAAGGAATTAAATGTAGATGGTTCACATCAACTGGTGAATTACAAGAAGCAGTATTTAACACAAAGGATTTAATAAAACTATAACAATGGTTTCTAGAAGAAAACTTAGACAACAGACCGAGAGAAACTCACAAGCTGCACAATCATCTTTAGCTAACTTTAAACCAGCAGCACCTGCGACACCTTCTTACCCTAATTTGGGAACTAGAATTGGACAGCAACCTCAAGGACTTTCTTTCAGTGAAAGAAGTGAAATGAGAACTAAGTTAAATAACACTAATGGTAAGAAGATGATACAGGAAACAAATGCTAAATTTAGAGGACAGCCAAGTAGATTTACTGGCTCATTTAATAATGCATTTGCGGCAGCTAGACAGAAAGGATTGCAACAATTTGAATGGAATGGTAAATTGTATGGAACACAATTAGCTACTCAACAAAAGGCTCCTGCACAGCAACAGGCTGCTCCTGCTAATGAACCTACCTATCTCGATTCTATGAGAAGAGGTTCTCTACCACAGGTAGATGTAACAGCAAAGAGAGTTTCAACCGCTCCTATTCCTGCCCCAGTACAGCCAGCACAAAATACTCCAAGTGCAGACTCATTAGGGTGGGGAAGTAATCAAGGCCCTTATCGTTCAGCAGGAACTATTGCTCCTACACGAGGATTTGATAATAGAGGAGCATATTCTACGACAGGTGGTTCATTTACAAATACAGTTGGAAACAATCCAAATTACGAAACTTCTCCACAAATAAGAAGGTATACTCCTTCTTTCAGATTTCCTGGAGTTAGAAGTAACGAGAAGGGAGGAAAACTTGAAGACAAACAAAAAGCATTTGTTGCATACTTAATTCAAGCTTCTGGAGTAGATAGTGAGGATGAATTAAATGATTACATTCAAGATTTAGGACAAGAAGGATTACAAAAAGAATTGGAGAAATTTGAAGAACTTATGACACAAGGAACTGAACAAGTACCGGCAGCAGCTAAAGGTGCAAAATTAAATTATATCAAATCATTAAGAGGACAATGTCCTGATGGATTTGAAATGCAATATTTCAAGAAAGGTGGAGTAATGTGCAGTCAATGTATTAAAAAAGCACAAGCACAGAAAGCTACTAAGGCAGAAAAAGGAACTAAAGTAGTTCAAGACTTTAAAGCCGACATGAAGAAATGTGGCGGAAAGATGAAAGGCAAAATGAAGAAAAAAGAAGACGGAGGAAAAGTAAAAACTATTCCCGGAGTTTTAGATACGAAAGAAAATAAACTGTCTCCAAAGAGTAAAGTACAAATAAAGAAACATTACTTTGGAGGAAAACTCTAAGTAACTTATGCAGAAAATATTTCTATATGATAATGTAAATAATAGAATAGAGTTAAATGTTCCGGAAATTTTACTCACTCGTGAGTTTAAAGCCCTAATGGATAAAAAAAGAAATATTACTCCCAAGGATAAAGAAGGAAAACTTGGAACTCAAGCATTTAAAGAATTTACATATATATGGCTGGCATTAGATTGGCTATCTCCTTATGCTGATTATGCAGAACAAGAGAGACACCAAGAAGCTTTAAAGGACGCAGGACTTACTCAGGCAGAGTTTGATGACCCAATATTTAGGGCAGCTTGTAGAAAATACAGAGCTTTACAAGAAGAAACTCGTTCAATAAAGATGCTAAAAGCAGCTCAAAACACGGTTGATAAATTTATTGACTATTTCAATAACATAGACCCAGAAGAGAGAGATTTACAAACTGGCAAACCTATCTTTAAAGTAAAAGATATTATGGCAGAAATCTCTAGTTTATCTAAAGTTAATGATGAACTGAAGGCATTAGAAGGTCAGGTTAAGAAAGAACTCGTTGAAGATTCTTCTTTACGTGGTGGTGCTACTGATGGATTTATACCTAAAGACTTTTAATTATGGCTAGAGGAAGAAAAAAGAAAGTTGTTGAAGAACCTACTTTAGATATCCTTCCGGAAAGAGTCCAACGAATATTACAAGAAGTAAAACAGAAAGAGGACCAAGAGTTCAAGGATGAAATTACTTCTCTAATAAAGGCTAGAAAAGGAGAATGGGATGTCACTGTAAATGATGGTATCCCATTTTTTGATTCCAATCTATCCTACGAACTTACAGGATATAAACCCATTGATGATAAACACGGATTGGATTTTGACCCAGCTTGGTATACTGAAGCTAAGGATACATTTATGAGAACAGGACATTACTGTACTTATAGATTTGGAACCAAGCCCTATAATGACTTCTGGACGCAAGAATATATAAGATGTAGAGATGGAATGACAGTTAATGGATATACAATTACTGGTGATAATTATTTCTTCTTGAATTATTATCAATTAATGGACTTGACATCAGCTGATAAAGCCGGTGGTGGTAGACTTTATGACTTCCCAAGATTTTTCGTAAAGCAGTATGAATATTTCCATTACGTTGAATTATGTAAAAGATTAAGAAAAAATGCCATAGGACTTAAAGCCCGTGGAGTCGGTTGACACAATAAACTAAGGCCGACTATAAATTCCGTAAAATCGGTGAAGACTAACGTGATAAATCACTTAAATTTTTTTAAATTATGTATAGAGTGAAAACTACTTCTAAAAAAGAAATAGAAAAACTATTCCATTTTCTTTATGATGATTCATATTTTTACTTAAGTAGGAAATTTAAGAAATTTGATTACTATGTTAATACCGAGGTAAGTCAGCTCATCGCTGACCACCGTAACGCGTAGGAGATGAACGTTAACGAGAGTAATAATTCTCCCAAGAGTGCGGAACATTCTAATATAGAATGAAAATGTACGCTGACCTTATAGGAAACTATAAGAGCAATAGGATAAAAAGCCTATTGGATAACACAGTGTTTAGTGAAATCGGTGCTGCAATTGCAGTAAATACATATAATTGTAGAAGAAACTCTGTTATAGTTATTGCAGCTCAACTTGAAAACTATCTTACTAAGACTCTTAGTAAATGTTGGAAACAGTTGGACTTCTTAAATGACTATACTGATGGAGGATTCTTCAAACTAAGACAAGTAGAAGATACAGCCCTTAGTAAGAAAGCATCTGTTTATAAAGTAATAAATGGACAGAAAGTAGAAGCAGGATGGATGTCAGAAATCACTGGTATCAATGCTGATAAGCCAAATAAGATTCGTGGTGACCGTACCGACTTACTAATATATGAAGAAAGTGGTTCTTGGCCTCAATGGAAAAGAGCTTTCGAACAGGGAGACGCTCTTGTAGGTATTCAAGGAGCAAAATTCGGAATCAAAATGGCATGGGGAACAGGTGGAGATAAAGGTCCTTCACTTGAAGGATTAGCTAAAGCATATGAGGAACCCGATACATATGATGCTCTTCCTTACAGACATAAATATACTCCAACTGGTGAAGAAGTTGTTACAGCTTATTTTATTCCTGCATATACTATTATTAATAGACCAGGACTTATCGATAAAAGAGGTTGGACAGACCCAGTTAAAGGTAGAGCTTACTATGAAAAGGAAAGAGACAAGAAAGCAGCTGACCCTGAAACTTTAATTATACACTGTGCTGAATATTGCTTTACAGCAGACGAAGCTCTAGCTTTGGAAGGTACTAATAAATTTAATAAAGTACTTATTTCAGAACAGATTGCAAGAATTAGAGTTGACAAACAAGGTCAGAAAATTAGTGTAGGTTCTCTTGAATATAAGTTCAATGGTCCAGTACAAAAGGAAAATATAGTTGGCTTTAAATGGATAGAGAACTCTGCTCATGGTAAAGTACATATATTGGAACATCCTATTTGGACTATTGATGATAAACAGCCCAAGATGAGGGACATGTATGTGGCAGGAATAGACAGTATTGATATTGGACAGAAGGAAACTTCTGATGCTACTAAAGACCCTTCTGATTTCTGTATTGTAATTAAGAAAAGAATTAGAGGTCTTACTGACCCTATGTATGTTGCTTATTATAAAGACAGACCTCAAGACGTTAGAGACGCATATAAGATTGCACTCAAACTCATGGAATATTATAATTGTCAATGTGTGATTGAAGCATCTAAAGTTGCTATGATTACATGGGCTAGAGAAAATAAATGTCTTAATAGGTTTATGAGAAGACCTAGAGCTACTATGCCTGATGTTCAAAATGGACAAAGTAAACAGTATGGTGCTCCGGCAACAGTGGCAGTTATTGATTTACAAACTGACTTGATTGCAGACTTTGTAAATGACTATTGTCATACAATATGGTTCCCAGAAATGCTCGATGAACTTAATCGCTACACTGATGAGAATAAGCGAAAGTTCGATATTGTGGCGGCTATGGGTATGGCTGAACTTGGTGACCAAGAGTTACAAGGAATAATACCTAAAGCTGTTGAGAATGTTGATGATGCATTTCAAGACTTTGGATATTATAGAGACGAGAACGGAATTAAAAGGTGGGGAACTATTCCTAAAGAGAAACCTAATATTCCTAAATACGATTTATTCCCTTATCATTATGACAACGACAGAACTAGAAGCAGCAATCCTCGACATAATCCGCAGATGCTACAAGATGGAATATACTAGCAAACTTATAGTAAAAGAACTTCCAGAAGGAGGATATTCAGCTATATTTGCAATGAATAATATTGATAAACCTCTGGTAATCTCTGGACAATTAGGAGCTTGTGACTTTTTAAAATATATAGAACAAGAACTTAAAGACAAATGTCTTTGGAGAGTTGAATATTCGTTAGGATATCAATCATTTCCAGAGCCTTGTCCAGAATCACCTGAACAAACAAAATGTAAAAATGAAAGATACTAAAAAGAATGAAGAGTTGATGGAAGCTACCAATAGGGCAATCAGTGAGCTGGTTTATCCTAAATATAGGTTGCAAAAAGCCTACAACTACTATAACTGCAAAAGAGATGCTGAGCAGTACAGATTTCTTGAAGAAAATTATGGTATAGGTCAACCTACATCAGTAGAATTCATACCTCTTATTAGGAAACATGTGGATGCTTTAGTAGGAGAGTTTCTAGGAACTCCAATTCTTCCTAAAGTATCTTGCAAGGACTCTGCAACGATAAGTGCCATCACTCGTGAAAAAGAAGTCGCAATTTCCTCTGAAGTATATAGTCTTCTACAAAAACACTTAAAGAACTCTATGCTTAGCTTTATTGATGGAAGAGATATTACAGATAAAGCTATAGAACAACAAATACAAAAGTTGATTGATGATTTAGACCAATCATTTATCTCCCAATATGAAATGGCAGCTCAAAATGTTATTGAATATATCATGCAAAGTAGAGACACAGACCTTATGACTAAACTAAGAATATTGTTCTTAGATTTACTAATAACTGGTTATGCTTTCTATAGAGTAAAGCCATCTTCAAGTAAAGGGAATATTGATATAGAAGTACTCAATCCTTTAAATACATTTATTGATAGAAATCCGGAGTCTATATATATTAAAGATTCTTATAGAGTTGTTGTAAGAAAATGGCTTACTAAGAATCAAATCTTAAATATATATGGTAGAGATTTATCAAGAGATGATATTGCTAAAATTAAAGACTCATGGCATCAGAGCTTTGATACTTCACATTACTATGTAAGGTCGTTTGCTGATGTAAAGAGTGGCGCTCCTATGACAGACGGGCTTGAAGCAGGAAGAGAAATAGTTCCAGGATTCCCTGATGAAGCTATTCAATCTTATAATTATAAGTTAATTCCTGTGTACGAAGTAGAATGGACTGAAACTGATAAAGACTATAACTTACAAAGATATGAAACTGTTCGTATAGGACAAGAGATTTATATCTTAAGAGGTAAAAATGAAGAAGTAATAAGAAGTAAAGATAATCCTTCTTATTGTGGTTTATCAGTAAATGGAGTCTACTTCAATGATAGAAATAATGAACCTTTCTCTCTAGTGTTGGCTTGTGCTAATCTGCAGGACAGATATGACTTATTACATTTCTATAGAGACAATTTAATTGCAAATAGTGGTACTACTGGAGACTGGCTAGACTTATCAGTGCTTCCAACAGCTCTTGGAGTTAAACTTCCTGAAAGAATCCAGAAATGGATTGCTTATAAGAAATCGGGAGTTGCAATTATTGATACATCTCAAGAAGGAAGACAATTTAATAGTAATACTACATTCTCTGGATTTGATGATACAGTTAAAGCTCAAACTATCCAAGGTATTCAAATTGCAATTGATGCTACTGAAAACACAACAAGTTCTATTACTGGAGTCTTTAGAGAACGTTTAAATGGAATCCAACAGAAAGATGCAGTCACTAATGTACAGACAAGTGTTAATAATTCATTTATTATTACTAAGAAGTATTACCAACAAATGGATTTAGTAACTAACGAGCTTCTTCTTGATTGTTTAAATATAGCTAAGATAGTTTATAAGAATGGATTGAAGGGAACTTTAATTCTTGGAGATAAATATCAAAGAGTCTTTACTGCACTTCCAAAATACTTTACTGTTAGTGATTACGATATTCATATTGTAACAAGCACTGACGTCATTAAAGATATGGAATCTATTAAAGCTATTATCCCTGAATTTATTAAGAGTGGAACTCTAGAGCCAGGAATAATTTTTGAAGCATTAACTGCTAAGAGCTTAACTGAACTTAAATATAAAGTACAGAAAGCACTTAAAGTACAAAAGGATGAAAATGGTCAGATGCAGCAACTTATGCAGCAGAACGAACAACTTCAACAGCAAGTACAACAACTTCAACAACAACTTCAACAAGCTCAAAGTAAGGTTGAATCTCTTAATGAAGCTAAGTTACAAATTGAAGATAGAAAGGCTAAAGCTGATGAACAAATCGGATGGTATACAGCTAAGACTGATAGAAGGTCTAAAGATTCTAAAGCTGAAAACGATGACAAAAGAACTGAAATTGAGTACGCTCAATTATATGATGGCAATTCTAATAATAACGAAGTAAGAAATATATAATATATGACTCCTGTATTTAATGTATGTAAATCTAATACTTGCGGATTAACAATCACTGGTCTCTCAAGAGAGGCCGGTGAGTATCTGCCAGAAGATTCTACTGAAAACATAATTAACACTTTTAAGTACAGTGAAACTGTAACTGTAAATGTTATACAATTAGATAAGATAGACGAACCTGAATTTATTAAATCAACGGTTGCACCTCATTTAACTAATACTGATGAAGTAAAAGTAGACATATCTAAAGATGGTAACTACCGTATCTCACATATCATAATTCCCACTACAGAGTGGTTGCAAAAAGAAATAGATAATCCTAACAGTTCTTTATCTTCTTATGCAGTTGTGTATGTCTCTGACGGTTCTACAATATATAAGTACATAAATGAAGGGCTTGTTGAATGTCCTGCACTCGAACTTGCTGAAAGAAATCCTGACGGGACTACAATTTCCATAAGTGAAAAAAATACCTTTTCCATTTGTTATTTATCCAAATGTTTTGTTACTTTGTGCAATGAAATTTTAAATATGAACCTTCTTAAATGTAAGAGTAAAAATGCAGATTTAGATGACCTAATATTCAAGAGAGACTTTGTTTGGATGACTATTAACGTAATTAAATATTCCGTTAGCCTTGGTCAATATGCAGAAGCCCAAAGAATATTAGAACAAGTAAATACTTGCAACGGTTTTTGTGATTCAATTAATAACAAATATAAAACTTTAAACAGAAGTTCTGGATGTGGATGCAATTAGTTTACTTAAACAGAAAATAATTGAGGATTATAATTCTTACGTGAAAAAACTATATAAAGGATACCGAGAAGACTATTCTTTAATTTTGCACGAAATAAGTTTTATAGAGACTCATACTAAGTTAGATAACTGTGACTTTATTTATCAACAATTAATGTTAGCATAATATATGTCAAAATATAAAGTACTAGAAGAAGGAGTTCTACTTGATGACTGGATGGATGATAATCCAGAACAGCCATATATTCCTAAGAAAACTCCTAGCTGTAATTGCAACACTTGTCCAGACGAAGACGGGCATCTACTAAAGGATAACTTCCTTGGGGAGTTCTTAACTGAAGCTGATAAGAGAAGAGCTAGAGAGAACCTAGGACTCAAAGATATGGAAGGCGATGCAGCCAACATTACCTATAAGACAGACACCGACCCTGAAATAGAGTCAGTTAAAGATGCCTTAGATAAGTTGTTCTATGTTCCAATAACTATTAGCTCATTTACTGTTTCTCCTAATGAAGCAGAAACAGGTTCAGAAGTTAATACCCTTACATATAACTGGAAATATAACAAAGAGATTAAACAACAATACTTTGACGGAGAAGAAATTAATGCTTCACTTAGAACTAAAACTATAACTGGAGCATTTAAAACTACAATATCTAAAACCTTAACTGCATCGGACGGAACAGAATCCAAATCTAGTACTGCATCTTTAGTATTCAAAGATGGAAGATATTATGGAGCAAGTGCAACAGACCCAACAGTTTCAGATTTAATATCTTCTTTTACAAGAAGTCTGAATCTTACTAGAGGGAATAGTTTTACAGTTAATGCAAGAGAAGGTCAATATATTTATCTTCTAGTTCCCTATTCTTTAAAGGATATTTCCTTTTCAGTAGGAGGATTTGAAGGTGGTTTCTTTATAATAGACGATAACTATCAATTCACTAGATATGAAGGAGTTACACTAAGATGTGTCCTTTTTAGAAGTGATAATCCGGGCTTAGGAAGTACAACAGTAACTATTAAATAACATGGCAGTAGAGTTAATTAGCGAAATAGTTCAAAAAGGTGGTCAAGATTTCGCTCTAGTTGATGCCAATAACATTCGTGGAGGTTTTTACCAAGTAACTGAAATGAGCGAAAGAGATGCAATACCAGACAAAAGAAAAAAGAATGGTATGCTTTGTTTCGTACTCAAAGACCCTGATAAAGTCTTTACTTACCAATGGCTTAATGGTTATTGGATTAAAGCACAATTAGGCGGCGGAGGTGGTGGAGACGGAGACACTAGAGTTGAAATAGTATCAACGCCAGAAGAGCTAGCAAATAGAGTAGACTTAGAAAGAGCTGGACAAATCGTATATGTAGAAAGTACAGACGAAGTTGCTTTTTGGTCTAATAAAAATAAATGGAGCTCTTTTGACCATATTAGAATACAAGATACAGAACCAGTTGACGATGATGCAGTATGGATTGATACAAGTCAAAAATCACTTCCTCAATATACCAATTCAGATTTGGCTACTATATTAGAGGCAGTAGAAGCATTAAGAAAGCTGGTAAATAAGCATGAATATGCTTTTACACATGAGATGTCTAGTGGAGACTTTGAAAACAGTGCAAGATTAGATATGATGAAAGCTGCTTCTCCTCTGGAGCCAGGAACGGAAACAGAATCAACAGCAGCAGAAGAATATCCAGAATACACTGAATATGAAACTCCAAATTTAAAGCATTTAGCTATTAAAGCAGGAACTTACTCAAGCTTGCTTGAAAACACAAGAAACTTTGTAAATAACGAATTACTATGGTGTACAGACACTAAACAATTATATATTATGAGTAATGGTAGTTTAAATTGGATTAATAAAAGCGGAAGTGGAGGTGGTGGAACCGAGTGGGACCCATCTGTTCTCGACGAACTGGATACCATTGGATTTGTTACCCCTAGTGGTCAAACATACAGGGTTAAGATAGAGAATGATGGAAAGATGGTTATCTATAAAAAGGAAATGGATACACCACAAACTAAGCCAACCGGAGGTCAAGAAGACCCTTCTGGATGGGTTTATGTTACATCACTATTCTTACAGAAGCTATATATAAATTCCATATATTGTGGAGGATTAACATCTAATGAACATAGTTACAACTATTGTTCACATCATTTTGTTGAACTCTCGAACCTAACTAATGAAGATATTAACTTGAATGGTCTTTCTTTGCAATATGCAACTGAAGGAACTCAATGGCAAGTACTTCCGTTATGGGGAACAATTAAAGCACAATCTACATTCTTAATTAGGGGTGCTCAATGTTCAGTAATGGATGCAAATACTACTAAGATTAAAGTAAAAACATATGATATGGAATGGAGAGATTCAAGCGGAAATCTAATGAAGTTTGATAACAACAAATCCAAATTCTATCTTACTTGGGGAACTACTCCCTCAACAGTTAGAAATCCATATTCAAATGCTGACGGAAACTACAGAGTATCATTGGGATATATTGACTTAGTTGGATTTAACAAGGAAAATGCAGAATCCTCTGATACAATTGATGCAAGTGAAAACAAACCGTATACATATTTAAGTACTGATAAACTCTTTACTAAATATTATGCAATGGACCCAGTAAGTCAGGCTACTAAAGCATTGGATAAAAGAAATAATGCTAATGATTGGTATTTTGTTGACCTCACTAAAGAGTTAGTTCCAAGTGTTGAAGCTTTTACTCCAAGAGCCTCATTTGAAAATAAAACAATATTCTATAATAAATCTAAACTAGTAAGTTTAAAGCCTAATTTAATATCTTGTACCTTTGGTAGACAAGCAACTGCTCCAAATGCCACAAGATGCTTTAACTGGGTATCAGTAGGATATTTTGACGAGTATCTATGGCATAGACCAAAAGGAAGTAGTGGCGAAGGCCCTTGGACTAAAGTAGAATCATTTAAAAACGAAACAGGTGTTAGAAAATACTATAATCGTATTAGAATGGAAGCTACCGATGGAACTCCGTTTACTACTCATAAAGTTATTCTTAAGAACTTATCAGTAGGAACTTATGAGTATAGAGTAGGTAGAGCTGATGCAAATGGCAATCCAAGTGAATTTGCTAGTGATTCTTTAACATTTACAGTAAGAGGTACTGATGATATAAAAGACGATTTTACATTTGTTCAAGTAAGTGACCAACAAGGTTTTAACTGGGATGAATATAATGTTTGGAGAATATCAGCAGAGTATATAAAAAATCATGTTCCAGAAGCGCAGTTCACTATTAATACTGGTGATATGACACAAAATGGAAATAGAATCAATGAATGGATTGACTATTATAATGCTCGTAAATCCCTATGGGGAGTTGAAGAAATGGTGACTGTTGGTAATAATGACTTATGTCCTGCCAACATGTATGTATTAGGAAATGGCGGAGACAGTTCCAAAATTAATCCTTCTAATATGTCGTTCTTCTACACATTTGAGATGGATGAAACTAATCCTCCTGTATTTACTATTGAGAATAAAGAGGTATTCATTGATTCTCTTTACTCATTTAATTATGGTAACGTACATTTCATGTGTGTAAACTCTGAAATTACTGACATGACAGAAACCAATATTTATGGATTAAGCACTGGAAAGATAACTTATCCATATATAAAACAATGGTGTCAAAAAGATATTGATGCTAATGCTTCTGCTGCTTGGAACATCGCTTACTGTCATGAAATGCCTTTTACTATTATTACTCAAAATGTTATCCAACAATTCTATTGGAATGACACTGAAAATGATAAAGTAGAAAGAAGTGGTAGCCATTTAAATTATAACGTTCCTAATTCTGACAAATACTGGTTTAGTAAATTCTGTCAAGAAAACAATATAAGACTTGTCCTTGGAGGACATAAACATACATATAGTGTTAGTTGGCCTCTTAAAGAGAATTTCTCACAAGACGGAACTCCTATAAGTATGAAGCCAATTATCCAAGTAACTCAATCTGATTTAACTACTTACTTTAATAGTGATAGTTTATATGAAGAAACAGAAGGAGACTTGTCTGGACAAAAATTCCCCTCTGCTTGGAAAACTGATAATAACTTTAAGCAGCATAAACACTTATGTACATTTGAGCTAGTTGATAATATCACTGCTCCTGTATATGCGATGTGTCAAGCTACTGGTTATAAACATACATCCAATAAGGAATTACCCGCACCAAATATACCTTGGTTAAGACGCTATTTCCCTGCTACTGTTAAAGTTGTAGACCAAACCAATATCACTGCAACAGTTAACGCTGGACAGAGATATCCATTCTATATTATATGGAATGTGACTCCAACTCAAATAACAGGTACAGTGAAGAAAATTAATTATGTATTTACCTCTGCTGGTAAATTCAATATTAATATTCAAAGTAGTGTTAACCCTCCGGAAGCTATTGGTGGTAATGGGGAAGAAAACAACGGAAATGATTTAATTATCATAAAATAATGTCAGGAAAAAGTGTAAATATAAAGAACAAAGTTACTAATGAATGGGAAATCGTCGCAGGTAGCGACGCTTCCCAAATTAGTACTTCTAATCCTGACGTGCTAGTAAGTGGAGAAGTAAATATCTCTGTTGACCAAGCACTCAGTAGAACTACTAAAAAGATAGAAACACTTCAACGTAATGTTTCGTGGTTAGCGGAACATGGTGGAGGTGGCGGTGGTGGAGGAGATTTTACATCTTCTATTAAGTTAACTAATGGTGGTATTACAACATCAGAAGGAGTTAATATTCTATATTCTACCACTAAAGAAGTTAAATTAGATTACTTAATCACAGCATTAAAGAATAATCAGAAATTTACAATAACTGTTTCCCTTGACGGAAACAATGTTATTTCAGGACAAGAAGGATGGTCTGGAACCCCGGGAAGTTTAATTATTAAAAACATATCCCAATATTCGTCATCAAACAGTCACTCTATTGTAGTTACTGCTACTGATGCAGAAGGAATTAATGCTACTCCTTATATGCTTACTGTAATTGAATCATCTATTAATTTATCAAGTAGTGTTTCTTCAGTTACTGCAACAATTGGATTAGCATATAAAATAACATATACAGTTACTAATAAAGTACTGGCAGCAGACACATCTCTTATTGTTAATAATGTTACCAATGGTGTTTCTAAAACATTCGAACTTGGTAAGTTTACATCTACTGAGCCTTTGTTATATGATGTTGATTTCTTCAGTTTATTTACTGGAACACCAACGGTAGGTTCTTCTTACACTATTGAAGCATTTGCACAAACATCTATTGACGGAAAGACTATTACTTCTGATAAAGTAACTAACAAGGTTGTAGTAGAAGACGGTACTTCTCTTGTAGTACTTGTTGATGGTATTACAACTAAAGAGGAAGTAGAAGCTGGAACAGCTCCAACAGAATTCCCTCAAGGTGGTAATATTTCATTCTCATTTACTCCTTATCTATCAGGAATCAGTATTATTTACTATGCTGTAAGAATGAAGAGAGGAAATATTATAAGAGATATTGGAACATTTGAACCTGATGCAGAGAATCCTTTTAACGAGAATCAATACGTACAAAGAGGTAAACAACAAATCTTTAGCTGGGCAGTAGCACAGAACGATGATTACTTAGGTGAGTGGGAAATTACTCTAAGATGTTGGTCAGAAAAAGGTTCTCCTATGACTGATACTGAATTAAGATGTATAGTAGTAAAATCTGCACAGTCTTTAATTGCTGACCAAAACCCTAGAAATACTAGATATGCAAGTTGGAATATTAAAAACGAATTCCCGACTGCTCCCACAGCAACTTCTTGGATATCAGAAGAATTAAACTATATTTCTCCTGGAACAACTAGCCCAGTAGTTGTAAAAACTCCTTTAAATGTATATAATACTAATGGAGAACTATCTGGATTCTTATCTAGTAATGGGCAAACAAAATTAAGACTTAGTGGTGAATCTTACGGTATAGTGGATTTACAGCCATTTAAGGATGATATAAGTGATAACAATAACTGGTCTAGACTTGGATTTACATTCTCTGTAACCCTGAAAACTGACCTACACCCGTTCTCTGATAGAACTGTATTCTTTATTGGAAATTATAGTTCGGATGGAACATTCTCTGAAGGTATTAAAGTTGGGCTAGAAGACATTATATGGTCTTATACTGACGGAAATATCAAAGAAACAATCTCTTGTAAGTTACAACAAAACGTTATAAATACTCTAGATTTTATTGTTGATAAAAATAATAATGAAGTAAAAGTCTTTGTTAACGGAGTCCTAAATGCTGCAAGAGAAATCAAATCTGACTTTACTTGGAAAACTACAAGTAAGTTCTATTTGGCTTGTGATGCTGATGCCAATGGAAACATAGGTAATTATGCTGATGTTGAGCTTTATGATATGAGATTCTTTAGAAGTGCTCTTAATGATAAACAAATTGTAATTAATGCTTTAAATGCGAGAGCTAATTCTTCTTTAATGTCTGATGGTACAGTAGATTTCTCTCTGTACAATTCTTGGAAAGCAAAGAACTTCTTTAGTACATCTGAATCAACAACATCTTCAACTCTATGGGACGACCAGAATAATACATATGCAAACATCAACTTCGATGCTTTAATTAGTGACTCTAACAAGAAACCGCCCCTTCCAGTAGTTTATATTGACTGCGGTGGTTCTGGATTTACTAAGGCAGTGTATGAAGCAGTAGGTGCAAACCCTACAGAATATACTGGTTGTACATTTAACTACTTCGACCCTAATTCTACTAAGAGTTCAGCAGTATCTACTGGAGAATTATCAGTACAGATTCAGGGAACATCATCTACTGGTTATAGAAGTAAGAACTTAGAAATAATGTTCAGAAAAGAACTATATGATGACACTGGTGGTTTAATTGGTCCAGAGTTATTCCAGCCAAATAATACATGGATGCCTGAAAGTCAATTCACATTGAAGGCTGACGTAGTTGACTCTGCTCATGCTAACAATGCTTCTATTGGTAAATGGATTAATGATAATTCAGACTTATTGTTTGATAAAACTCCGCCAATGGAACAACTTGAATCAAGACGTCCTGTTGATACTAGAGATAAAACAGTTACACATCAAAATGTAACAATTAAACATACTCTTGAAGGATTCCCAGTAATCTTACTTATTAAGTTTGATGGAACTGATACTCAAGAAATGTTAGGTATTTACTCCTTTAACTTAGGACGTAATGCTTATTTCAATATGGGATTCAAGTTCTTTAAATCATTCTCAAGAAGAATTAAAGATTCATCTGGGGCTTATCAAGAAAACCCTGTTCCTGCTTTCATTACTACTTATGAAACATATAAGGATAATGAGAATTTCGGAACTATTGACCAAAGACAAATCTACTCTTATGAATTCTCTGAAAATGCCAATATCATTATTAAAGATGATGGAACTAAGCAAATGACTGCCCTGTTTATGCAGGACGACTTATCAATCTTACAGCATGTTGGAGAATTTAGATATAACGGAGCTAATGGCGATAATTCAGATGTATCTGACAATAATATCTGGCAAAGACTTCAATTACTATTTACAGACTTAGCTAGTATGACTGGTGAAGCTGTCGATAAGTATAGATGGAACGTTCAGACAAAAGGATATGAAAAAACTGGAGACCAATACGCTGCTCAACAATCTTGGTCAGCTCTTGCTGATGATTTAACTAATAGGTTGAATATTAGAAATGCTTATTCATATTATGCTATATGTATAGCATTCGGACTAGTGGACTCTCTTGGTAAGAATATGACACTTCGTTCTTGGAACGTTGGAGGAAATCTTACTGATGAAAATATGAACAAATGGTGGCCTTGTTTCTATGACATGGACACAGCATTTGGACTATCAAATACAGGTGAAGAAAATGTACCTAAGACTGCATATCTTGATACCTTTGCTAATGCTAATGTAGAATCTGGAGTTAACTCTTTAGTAATTACACAGAATTCGGCAGACGGAGGATATGACACATACTCTGCAAGACTATGGGATGTTCTTAGAGATACAAGATTTATTAATACTGGAGTATATTCAGGAGCAGGATATGATGCTTTGTGGGAAACTTGGCGTTCAGTAGGAACACTTCTTAAAGAAGCTAACTACTTCGTTGATAACTACTTTAGTATTCAAATGAAGAACTGTGGTGAACTTCTTTATAATTATGACTATAAAGTTAAGTATTTAACTCGATATTCCAAAGACGAAGGTAGTGCTGCCACTTATGCTAACATCGAGTTCTTACATGGTCCTCGTGTAGAATTTATGAGAGACTGGTTAAAGAAAAGATATTATTTTATGGATGGTGTATTCCAATATTCAAATAGTGCACTCATCCAACCATATAATGAGAAAGGTGCTTTTAAATGTGGTGGTGCGGAAGGACAAGCTCCTGTACTAACAGTTAAAGCAAACTGTCCACTAATCTTTACAGTTAATATTGGACAGACATCTGCCGGAGACATTAGATACTTTGTAGATGAAAATAATCCTACGAAGATTACTTTATCTCCTATATCTTCTTTCAATACACAGATTACTATTAATGGTATTTCTCAAATAAGTCAACTTGACGGATTGAAGTATATGAGATTCCAAGGATTTATGTCTACATTAAGACTTCCAAGTTTTGCGAATGTAGATATATCTGGAGTAAAAACATTATCAAGTGCTCCAATTCTATTTGAAACTGCCTTTGTTAATGACCAAGATTTCTCTGATGTAAGACATATTGACCTTAGTAATACAGCTTTCTGGTCTGGAAATAGTGGTGTAAGTACATTTACAGTGAATATTGAAAAGTATACAAAACTTAAGGATTTGAATATCTCTGGTTCTTGCGTTACTTCTTTATCATTACCAAATGCTTCACTTGCTTCACTTAATATTACTAATTCAGATGTAGAAAAGATTACGTTACAGTCTCAACCATTCTTGAGTTCTATTGACTTTACAGGATGTAAGAAGCTGAAAACTGTAATTATAGATTCATGTACTAAGATAGAAACACTTACTTTGACAAGTTTAAGTGACTTGGATTCTGTAACTATTACAGGATGCCCAAATCTAAAATCTGTCATATGTACAAATAATACTTCGTTATCAGTATTTAATATATCTAACTCTAACAATATAGAAATAATAAACCTATCTAACTGTAACAGTAGGTCTTTACAAATATATATTGTTGGTGCTGCTAAGATAAAGACTTTGAATTTATCAGGAACTACAACGCCAGAACCAATTCAGTTGGCACAAGGTCTGAATACAATTACTTCTCTAGACATTAGCAATAGTTCAGTATCTGCTTTCCAATTTGGTAATGAGCCTATTCTCTCATATAATGGAGAACACGTTCTTGATTTAAGTCCATTTGCTTTAACTTCAGTTTCTTTAAGAAATGCAGGTTTAGTTAAATATATTAAATTCGACAATAATAAAACTAAACCATTTACTGTTGGAAGTTCCTTCTTTGTTGGATGTTCTTCACTTATTAGAGTATTCGGACATCTTGCACTAAACGGACAAAGCATATTTAGTAACTGTAATAAGTTCTTTATACATGATATGCCTAGTACTATTCCAACTCCAATGATTGGACCAAATGAGTGGTTTGGACCTGATACAAGTACTGAATCAGGAAAAACGGAATGGAAAAACAATACAAATTTAGATACTAACTTTACTATTGCCACAACTGCTTTAAATAGTGTGTTTAGTACTACTGCTTGTACTCTTTATGATGTTTATTATATACTTAATAGATGCCAAAATGTAACAAGTTTAAATGGTACTTTTGCTACTTGTAGGCAAATTATTACTACAGTTCCCAATTCTTTCAATAGGAATATGTTTAAATACTGTGGTAATGTAACTACTATAGACAGTCTATTTTGGGATTGTGGAAGCTTAGAAGGTATATATTATAGTCCTAGTCACAATGATAATGGAAACATTACAGCATATGACGGACTGTTTTCTCCTCTTGTAAAATGTACAACTATAAACAATGCCTTTGGAGCAAATGGAAAGAAGTACATGGATGAATATCTCTTCGCCCCAGTAAATGCTAATGGAGATACTTTAAAAATATCAAGCATTAGTTGGGCTATCGACAATGAGACATTTATTAAAAATGCGAGTGTAGCAAAACAAGAAATATTAGAATCTGATTATATATATGCTAAGGCAAGTAAGCTATTGAAGTATCTTCCAGAATTAACTAACATTGGTTACCTGTATGGAACTACTAATTCTAAGATTGAGTTTGATTTATTAACATACGAGGAGAATGGAGTTACAGCTTCCTACTGTCCTCTATTTTACAACAACCCAAAACTTGTTACAATAAGTCAATGCTTTAACTGTTATGGTAAAGGTTCTCTATTAAATGTATTTGGAGGAGATGAGGTATTTAACTCAATGAGAAATAACTTCCCTCAAGCACTCCAATATATAAGAGCTTCATTCAACTGTGCTAAGGAAGGTTCTAATACCGTTCTTTGGCCTATTAAGAACTCAATGTTTAATAAGATTAAATCTTCTATTAAGTTCATAGGTCCAACTGATGAAGGAAACTTTGTAACAAGCGGAGGTAGCTTTGCTGGAGCTGGTATTGTTAAATCCTATGTTCCGGATTTAGTAGGTGATAAGTTCCCTTACGATGTATTTAAAGGTTGTACAAATCTTACAGAAGCTCCGGCTTTCTTTGCAAGAATGGTATTCCCTTCTGATACAACAACTGAACTTCCTGGAACTACATTTAATGATTGTGTGAAACTTACTAATATTTCATTTATGTTCTATAATATGAGCAATGTGAAATATACTCTAACAAGTAGAGGATTTAAGAATTGTAGAATAGTTGAGGCACAGGCATGTTTCATGGAAGATACAAGTAATTACTGCAAGATAGGAAATATACCTTATGGTTTATTCTATCAAGAAACTGATGTAAGGAAACAATTCGTTGGATGGAATCATACTGACGCTACATCGGCAGGAATTACAGAAACGTTTGGTATTACAGAGGATGGACAGTGGATTCCAGATGAGGAATTACCTACTCCATTACCTAATACTAAAACATATGAGTTTACTAGAAAACAATTAAATAGAACTATTAGAGATTTAAATGGATGTCTTAGAGGATTTAGAAGTCCAGATGCTTCTCAATACTTAATGGATTGGGGAAATCTAGAATATGGAGACTCTGGAGATTTAGTTGCAAATAATGAGAATTATAATCCAGTTGAGTTTATAAAGAACTCTGCTTATGACCCAAGAGAAACAATTCCTAATCCAGCATATAATCCTGATAACCCAGGAGCTGAACCGGAAACAATTCCTAATCCTAATAGGGATATTCGTAGAGTATTGAAAAATACTAACTATGACCCTTATGAAGAAATGTGGAACTATTGGGCAGTTGACGGTAGAGTTGGAATGAAAGGAATTATAGAAAACAGTAATCTTTACAGAGATGTTGTAAATGGCACTGTAACTACACTTCCAACAACTATTCCAGATGCTATGGAAGATGAAAACAACAGTAGGTCATGTATAACTCCTGCTTCTTATACAGCTAAGAGACTAGTTATGAACTACATTTGTCCTCCAGACCTATTTAGATATTGTGAAAACAGTGCAGCTTTAAATGTCAATAATGTACTTATGGGCTCTGGAGTTTCTTCAGATTCAGCAGGTAATTATCAGTCTTACGGTGTTTGTGGTAGAATTCCACCTATATTGTTTGAACCGATTAGTAATGTAACTAAGCTTGAAGGTATATTTTACTTCTGCTTTATGGTAAACCCATATACTTGGCCAGATACCACGAATGCAGGAACTATGTATCCTCCTAATTTATTTGCAACACTAAGAAATCTAACATCTGTTAAACAACTATTTAGTTACAATGAAATTCCATCTAATATTACTCTATCTTCTTCATTATTTGTAAATAACTTAAGTTTACAAGATTTAGATAGAACTTGGATGTGCTGCAGATGGTATTCTGATGCTACATTACCTGCTCAAGTACCTAGTGACTTATTCTCAAGAAATGGAGCTCTTGGTAACTTAAGAGGAACTTTCTCAATATCATCTTTAAGTGTTGATGCTAGTGATAGTGTAACAGCAAGTTTATATACTTATGGAAGAAACCCAATAAAGGTTGATAGTAACTTGGTAACAAGAGCTAAACATCCTAACGTATCAAATGTATCTTATATGTTTGGTGGATGTAAAACAACAGAGGGTACTGTTCCGGAATTATGGAATTGGCTGAATAAATTATCGTTGAAATATAGAACACGACCATTCTATCAGATGTCTAAGGCTTTAATTACAAATAGTTCTAGTATACCTGCAGAATGGTCAATAGGTATGAATGATTAATAATTTTAAAACAATATAAATATGTACGGATACGGAAAAGTAGCAAATAGAGAAGGTAAAATATCTTCTGTCCAAGTAAGTATCTTGCAGAATGTTCCTGCCGGAGATTTCTTCCCCGGTGTGATATTTCTGATAAAGAATATTACTGATGATAATATAACAGCAGAGATTAGACCTGCAGGACAGGACAATTTCATAGAAACAGTACTATATCCCGGATGGAACCCTGAGATGTGCGAAGAAATAAGAGACGCAGAAGAAGGAACATTACAATATGGGTACTAATATAACTGGTATTGGTAACGCCAATGCCATAGGATTTAAGTCTAGAGTTACAGGTGGGATGTATTTCCCGCCTGAACTTAAAGACGCTCTTGTAGGGGTATGGTCAGCCTACGGTAAATCGAATGATAGTACTGACCGTAACATTATCAAGAATAAAATAAAAGATAAGGGTGGAGACTTTGAGTTAGTAAATTTTAATTATGAAGGTACATCTGGTTATAATGGTTATCCTGTTGTGTTTGGAAAGAATAAGACCTATCAATACATTAATTATTCACCTAGTTACAATCAAACTACTATTAATGTAACTTACTTTAGTACTAGACAGGCCTTATTGTATAGTTATATAAAACAGAATGGAGAATTAACTTCGTATAATAAAGACTATCCTTCATATAAAATAAAGGTTAGTGGATTAGAGGAAGGGTTTGGTCTGATATATCAATATAATAATAAGGCTGATGCAACATCTGTTAGTGCACTTAGAATTGAAACTGATGGAATCTATACTATTCCTAAATCTTTTACAAGCAATGGTAGCTTAACTAACGCTAGTGTATGGGTAGGATTTATGTTTACAGGTACTGAACAAGAACAATGTAATGTGACTATAGAAGTGCTTCCAGAGTATAAAGGTGCAGTAGTTACTGATGGAGTTGATGATATGGTTGTTTCCACTAAAACGATGTCGGAAATACTTGAAGGAAGTAATGAAGTCACTGTTATTAGTATGATGGCAAACCTAGAAGAAACTGGTTCTCTAGTTGTTAATGTTGGAGGAAAGAATTATTTAAGAAATATTATAGCATCAGCCACTACCAACAAATGTGGAATATTTGGATATAGTTCTACTAATATAAATACAATAGGTAATATAAGTGTAATCAATAATATTTTAGGAGACAAAAATGATTATACTGCAAATTATCCTTCTAGTTCAGGTGTTAAAGATGTATTTTCAGTCAGTGGTTTTGAAGACACAAATGACAATACCATAAAATTAGTTCGCAAAATCGCTTGGTACTGGACATTCATTGCCAAAAGAGTTCTTACAGAGGATGAAATTAACCTTGTAATTGAGAAATATAATCTCGATAGACCTGGAGAAATTGTAAAACCTGATGTTTATTATGATGTAAAAAGACAGAAAATTAACAATGAAAATCATTCGAGTTTTGATGATGAATTGATAGACTTTTCTGGAAATGGTCATAATATGAAGTTATACAATATTGCTTGGGAAGGTAATAGTGGTATAGGAAATTATCCTGTCATATTTGGTGCCAATAAGACTTGGGAATACATGCCAACTTATAACTTTATATATAGTAATAGTGGTAGTAAAATACATATTACTAAAGTATTACATGCGGGTAATGGCATGTTATTTAGTTATGCAAAAATAAATGATGTTCTTCAAAATATTAAAGAAATACCTTCTTTTAAAGTTAAAGTAAGTGGTTTAGAAGGAAATAGTACGTTAAGATATTCGTATATAAAAACAGAAGATGCAAAATATCAAACTTTATTTGATTTAAACAATGGAGTTCATGAAGTGCCTAAATCATTAGTCCCTACTGATGCTGTTGTTAATAATACATGGATAGGATTTACAATAATGCCTATTTATGAAGAAGTTAGAGAGTTTGATTGCGATATTACTATTGAAGTTATTCCTTCTGATGAAAATACTATTTGTCTTGACGGAGTAGATGATTATGGAAAAGTAACAGGACTGCCTATCTATAAGGATTATACAGTAGCTGCTCTTCGTAAATGGTTATATGATGATTCTGTAACAAGTACTCAAACAGGTTCTATTGTTTCTAAATCTAAATTTGGCAGTGATGGTGCTTTTATCTTTGAACAAACATTAAACAAAAATCCTTCTCGTTCTAGTACTTGGTGTTTTGGTTTAACTAATTCATTAATAAATAATGATAAGTTGTTCGAAGAATCATTTACTTATCAAACTAAATATAGCTACAATAATAACCCTATCCAACCAGGTACTGGATTTGATAGAGATTCTATGTGGCTAGGTTCAGTTAGAGATAATGATTCAAGATATTCAAAAATGGCTATTTGGTCTTTATTATTGTTTCCTTATTCTCTTTCAGAATTTCTACTTGAAAGACAGATAAAGAAAGCAAGAGCAGGAACATTATATCCTAATCAAGTTGAATTTAGACCTATAATTCCAGAGGATGAGAACATTACTAAAATTGATTATTTCGTTGTTAATTCTGGCGTATGGACAGTAATTAAACCGGGAGACTATGTAGACGTAGGAGCTAGAATTGTTCTTAATGTATATACGAAACTTCCTTATAAAATAGAGAAAGTATCTTCACTAGCCTTTACTGGCATGAGTGTTGAACCATCAACAGGATTAAATATTTTCGATATTAAAGGGTATATAAAGGATAAAACTCCACAGAAAATCAAAATAACTCTTGCAGTTAATGAAGATATTGTTCAATGGAATCCTACAATTACATCTAATCTACTTGATTCATTTACTGCATCAAGTTGGTATTTAAATGGTTGGGATAATACTATAACAACAGGAACTTGGATTAAGAAAACTGATAGAGTATTCTTCAAAGCCACATTTAAGACAGAATTATATGGTCTTGAAACAGCTACATTTGGTGGGGCCGAATGTGTAGTAAGTAAAGCTGACAACTGGTCTGATTCTAAAAACATCTGGGATATAAGAATGCTTGGAACTGTTGGAGACCTAAGTCAAGTATTCAATTTGGATGTGTATGAGCTGATAAGGTTTGAAGATATTGTTCAGCCGTATCCATCGTTTTATGAATTTATAGATGAAAATAAAAACTTAATTACTTGGGGTAGTAAAATAAAAATAGGAAGTACTATAACTAGAACTAAAGGGTTTTTCGATTCTAATCTTTTAAAGGGTTTATATACTATTTCCTACCCAAAATTAAATGGTGTTGAAGCGTCAGGTTCTAAATATGTTGTTGAAAAATCAATGGTATTTACTTGTACGGCTACTTGGATTTTTGATAACAATGAACCTAAATGTGTTTTATCTCCTGATAGATTACAAATTCCAAATAGTTCATACAGAATATTAGGTTATATCCCTGATATATCAGGTCACGGTAATCATGGTAAGATTAACAACTCTGCTTATGCTGGTATGAGTGGGGCTAACGGATATCCTTATGATTATAGTTCTTCTAGTTTTACAGTAAATACTAATTTAGCACGTAAACTTAATGGTGAAAAAGTAGAATATTTTGCTATTGGAGTTAGTGAAGGATTTATTTATAACGATAAAACCTATAAGGGAAAAGTCAAGATAACTGGCGTAAGTAAAGCTATATCTAATAATGAGATTTATAATTTCAGAATATATAGTAATACAAGCGAACATATAGAAAGTTCTGAATATGTAACTATTACAGAAGATGGAATATACGATATAGATATAAAAGGAACTAGTCAAGATGCTAGTAAAGTTAACTTTTTTGCTGTTACTAAGTTTAGCGATGTTGTTAAATTAGAAACTCCTATTACTATTGAACAAGTAGGAGAATACGAAGGAGCTTACTGCCTAGATGGTGTTGACGACTTTGTTACTATTCCAACTTTAGTTACCAAGCAGTCTTTAATTAAATGTAATTGGACTACTCAAAATTATAACAAGTTCTTAGTAGACTATCGTAAAGACAATGCTTCTAATGGTTATTCTACAAATAAAACAGGTAGTACAGATATACAATTAGCTTATAATGGAAGAGTTACTTATATAGATGGAATATTAAATAAAAATTTAATTCCAGATGATAATTTAAAAGAAATTACTCATTGTGCTACTATTCAGTATCCTAATAATGTTGAATCTGAAACCACAATAGCATCTGCTTTTGACTTAAGAGGTTATATGCAAATGGCTCTTTATACTTATATAGCATTTTCTGAATTTTCAACTGAAGAAAAAATTAAAGAGTTAAATGAATACGTAGGAACAGAAGGCAATATTGTAGAATGGAATCCAACTATTACTAGTAATATTCCTTATAAGGATATATCTACTTATATTACAACTGACGGAACTACAGACCTCTCTCCTAAAGTTGGAAATCTTTATAAGAAAGGTGATAAACTTACAATAGGTATTAAGCCTGCTAAGGATTTAGATGAAGTAGGAACTGTTACTGTAAATGGAGTTGAAGTTAAACGTTCTAGCTTAACAGAGTTAGGTTATTATATTTACACTACTGTATTGGATAGTACTCAAATTATAGATATAACTATTGACGAATATATTAAATATGAGGACATTGTTCAACCATTCCCAACAATATTTGAATTGAAGAATGTTGATACTAATGTAACTTATACTTACGGAAGCAAGTTAAAGATAGGTTCAGAGTTCTTATTTGATAAATGGACAAATTTATTACCAGAATTGTATAGACCTACTGGAAGTGGAAGGTATAATGGGAATGAATTTAAGACTGGAAATACATATACAGTAGAAAGAACTATGACATTCTCTTGGAGTTCTCCAATGGAATACTTATTAAGTTCTGCTCCTAAATGTATATTTTCTCCAAGTAAATTAAGAATGCCTAATGAATCTTATAGATATTTAGGTTACATTCCAGATATTTCTGGTAATGGAAATAATGGAGTCTTTAATAACTTTGCATTTAGTAAAATGTCCGGAGTCAATGGATATTTAGAAGATTTTACTACTTTGCGAGACTATGGAATTAAAGGTATAGTAAGAACTGATAGCAAAATATATCTCGATGAATCTTTTGATTATGACAAAGGATTTTGGCTAGGATATACCAACGTTCCTTCTCCAGCTTATAAGGTTAAAATATCTGGAATACCTGAAACTGGTATGCTTACATATACAGGAGGTGTTTGGCTAAATCTTACAAATGGAATAAATGAGTTACCTGCTAGAACCAATACAGCGGAAAATCATGGATTTGTTGTTCAGAGTCCTAACCTTGATTGGTCTAATTTAGTTATCGAGCAAATTCCTGAATATGAAGGTTCTATATGTTTCGACGGAGTCAATGATTACATTACAATTCCTACATTAAGTGAAGGAGGGAAACAAGTACTAATGAAGGTTAATTGGCAAAAGCAAGATACTATGCTTTATAATCAAAATCCCGGTCAGGATAATTTTGCTATATTTACAAATGATTATAATAATAATAACTTAGTCGTTGCTTATGCTTCAAGGAATAATGGTAATACTTATATCGATGGTGTAGTAAACAATAATATCTTAGCTACGCAATTAAAAGGCATAACTCATAATATTGTTGCTACTAATAATAATATAGATGCTACTATTACTCCAATCATAGGTTCTAATAAAAACCATGATAACTTCTTTGCTCAAATGGCCCTCTATGACTTCATGCTTTTTGATGAAATCAGTACAGATGAAGAAATCAAGGAATTAAACAACATTGTAGGAATTGAAGGAGACTACGTACAGAAGCCAAGTTATTATTGGGATGCTTATGGTAAGAGTAATTTAGATGTTGATAAAGGGTATATAAAAGACCAAGTATCCTTACAACTAAATAATGATACTACTAATAATAATTCGTTAGAGAATTTTAATTTTGGGTATGAAGGAATGAGTGGATATAATGGTTATCCAGTGATATTTGGTGCTAATAAAACTTGGAAAAATAAAGCTCCTGAAGGACCTAATAGTTATATTTGTACTATTAATGCTAATAAATATAATATTACACAGATATTATTAAGTAATGCTTGGACTTATTCTTATATAAAAGAAAACGGAGAATTAACTAAGTATAATAAAGATGTAGGATCTTTTAAGATTAAAGTTACTGGATTAAAATCTGAAATTCCTCTAAGATATTCTTACTTGAGTTCTACGGATGCAACAGTTACATCTAATATTACTATCAAATCTGATGGCACTTATGAACTACCTAAGTCATTTGCAAATGACGGAAGTTTAATTGATAATTATGGTTGGATAGGATTTAGTTTTACTAGAGTATCTGTTGATATTCCTGAAATAATAACAGATGTAAATATAACCATAGAAATTCTTCCTGAATATAAAAATGGATTAGTTTATGATGGAGTAGATGATTACAGTGAAAACGCTAGTATTCCCTTACTTAGCGATTATACGTATATCTTTAAAAGAACTTTATTAAATAAAAAATATAATAGTGCTTCCATCTTCAAAGGAAGTAATCAACAAAGTGGTGGAGGAGCATTTATATGTGATTACAATTCTGTTGAGCCAGATTTGTTGACACAAGGATATTCCTTCGGAGCAGGATTATATGTGAATAGTTTAAACGCTGATAGTATTGTATATGGAACAAGAGGTTCTGTAAATGGAACAAAAATCACTGCTGGTAACAATACAGATACTGAAGGATTGACTGTCGGTAAATGGAGAGCTTATAAAGAAATGGTATTCTACAAATTATTCCTATATCCTAGAACCATTGATATGTTAAGTATTAATATGGTTAAGAATATGATGGAAGAGGATGGAATTATAGATTTGACAAGTAAGTTATTTACTGATAAATATACAGGAGATTTTTATGAAATGGATTTTAACAATGACTTTTTAATAGGTAACTAACAATGGCAAATTGGAGTAATTTAAAAACAACAATATCTAATATTGTTAAGAGTAACGGTACTCAAGCAATTACCGGAAATTCACTACAATCTGTACTATTAAACATGGTTACATCTCTAGGAGAAAATTGTATGTTTGCAGGGGTAGCTACCCCTGCTACTACTCCTGGAATTCCAGACGGTAATGTCTTTTACATTACTACAGAAGCTGGAACATATACCAACTTTAATAATATAGTAGTAGCAGATGGAGAATTAGCAATTCTTATATGGAAAGGAGCTTGGACTAAAAATAGTATGGCAATAGCCACTCAAGCTAAGATGGATGAAATTGACCAACATGTAAATGAGGTTAATAATAAACTGGATGAAATGCAGAAAGGTATGGAAGATGTATATGCCTATGGAGTTGAATGGGATTCTACAGTAGCTGACCCTACTCTTACTAGAATTGGTAATTTAACTCTGCATAAATCGTTACCTATTCAGTCACGACTAAAGGGCTGTGTTGCTAATGGAGGAACAATTAATTATTACCTCAATCCAGATGATTGGTCAAAGAAAGAAGATGGTACACCATCAGTATTAGATGGAACTGACGGAACTGTCAGAGTTGAAGTACCTCGATTCTGGGGAAAATCTGGAGTTGCAGGAACAAAAAGATGGGTTAAGATTTCCACTGTATGTATTGATGATACTTGGACAGAGATTCCAGCAATGTTAATAGATGCATATAGGTCTACAACAGACAATACTGTAACAGCAACACCTAAGTTAGTATCGGTTGTAAATACTACTACTGCATTTAGAGGTGGAGGAAATAGAACAGCTTACGACACTTATTTAGAAACTGACCCAGTTAGAACAGATTTAGGAAAACCAAGAACAGCAATGAATAAAGCAACTGCACGTACTTGGGCAACTAATGCAGGTTCTGAGCTATTATGCTATGAATATTACAAATGGGTAATGTTTTGGTTGCCTGTAATTGAATATGCTACATTTAATATGCAAGCATCATTTAATGCAGACTTAACTTCTGAAGGATTTCATCAAGGAGGATTAAGTGCAGGAGTAACAAACATGTCCAGTTGGGAATTTTATAACGGATATTATTCAGTATGTCCGTGCGGATACGCAAATGAATTAGGAAATTTTACAGGAGCTAAAGTAATTCCTTCTACTACGTGGGAATACGAGTCAACTGGTTTGACAAATATGGCTTCTTATTCGAGAGATGCAGGTCAAGCTGATATGACCGCAGAGACAAACAAAGTAACAATTACAAACGTTAAGGGCACTAATAGATATATGTATAGAACTTGGGGCTATCAAAATGGTCCTACTGTATATACTATATCGGGATTAGCTGAAGGACAAAATGTAATATTCTACACAGGAAGCACAACACTGGCAACAGTTACGGCTGATGGAGATGTTACAGTAGATTGGCCCACAAATGTATTATCTGATAGATGTATTAAGTCTTCTTTTACTGGAAGCTGTAATATCGTAATATCTATCAAGAGTGCATCTAACGTTAGTGTAACAGTAACTCGTCCAGCTATGAGTATTGCAAGATATAGAGGATTTGAGAATATCTTCGGAGACTTGTGGACAAACATGGAAGGAATAATTATTCAAGGATATAAAGACGAGGGAACTGACACATACAACTGGAAGAATGTATATACAACTACAAATCCAGAAGATTACGGAGAAACGGAAACTCAAAAAGCTAAAATGAAGTTAATTTCTAGTAGAGAAGTTCATAATGATGGTTACATCAAAGACTTTGATATTCAAACTACTGGAGAGATAGTACCATGCGCTAATGGTGGGGGAACAACTACCTATATGTGTGATTATCACTATACAGGAAGTAAAGACGCAAGGTTAAGGACACTCTTGCTTGGCGGCAGCGCTCGTTACAGCGGTGAGGCTGGCCTTGGTTGCTTCAATTCTCATGATGGGGTCGGCCATGCCGGTGCCGATGTAGGCTTCCGTACTTTGAACAAAATTGTAAATTAATTTCTCACAACATATTAGGGCACTATTTACCTTTACCGGGTTGCAAGGGCAGCATAAGTTTACTGTGAACAAAAAACTCTTACTTAGCAGCAACGCTAATAACAGCAGTAATGCTAGCCTTAGTTACTTCAATTCTAATAATGGAGTCAGCAATGCCAATGCCAATGTAGGCTTATTATATATTTTCATTTGGATAATTTTGTTTTTAATATTTTGTCTAAATAGTGTCCTTGCCACTTGGCAAAAAATAACGTAGTATTTAACATAAAAGGGTGTTAGTAGGTTAATTCTCGAAGTGCTCCCTATATAAATATATAAGACTTTGAAAAGAATAGGATATTTGCACGAGCAGGTATACAACCTGCCTAATATAGAACTTGCTGATAGAAAAGCAAGAAGACACAAATCAGTGAGATGGGGAATCCTGAAACATGACAAACGTCATGAAAAGGAAAATTTAAAGTTGGCAGAAACTTTGAGGGATTTAACATATAAGACCTCAAATTACAGCACGTTTAAAATTTATGAGCCTAAGGAGAGATTAATCTTTAGGCTTCCATATTATCCTGATAGAATTACGCATCATGCGATAATGAATATAATGGAACCAATATGGGTAAACATATTTATCAAACATACTCATTCTTGTATTAAAGATAGAGGAATACATGATGTTGCAAAAGATTTAAAATACGTTTTGCAGAAATATCCAGAAGAAACTAAGTATTGTTTGAAATTAGATGTTAGGAAATTTTATCCGTCTATTGACCATGATATACTGTACGAAATACTCCAAAAGAAAATAAAGGACAAGAAATTGTTAGCTTTGTTGAAGGAGATAATATATTCGGCAGATGGAGTACCCATTGGAAACTATTTGTCTCAATTCTTTGCAAATTTATATCTTGCTTACTTTGACCACTGGGTTAAAGAAGAGCTTAAATGTAAATTCTATTTCAGATATGCAGATGATATAGTTATTTTAAGTGATAGTAAAGAATTTTTGAGAAGTGTTCTTGTATCAATGAAACTATATCTCCATAATGTCTTAAAATTAGAGCTTAAACAAAATTATCAAATTTTTCCCGTAGACAGTAGAGGAATAGACTTTGTAGGTTACAGATTCTTCCATACTCATGTACTGCTTAGAAAATCTATAAAAGTTAGATTATTTAGGCTAATTAAAAGGTACAAGGATAAGAAAATTGATAGGATTGAACTAAGACGAAGAATGCAATCATACTTTGGGTGGTTGAAGTTTTGTAATTCTAAAAATCTGCTCCATAAGATTCAGCTAGAGACTGGATTAAGATTTTCTAACTGGAATGGGAAGAAGGTAAATATTTCAAAATTTTATGGTAAGTATGTTCACATCGTAGAGGTGATGAACTACAGTAAGTATTTTAGAGTACATTGTGTATACAAGCACAAATCATACTATTTTGAAAGTAAGAATAAACAATTATTTTATTCTATACATAGATATTCATTACCTGTAAATTTTAAAATAACACCATATGTTAGACCCAAGAAGAATAGAAACAAACCTGCAACCCGAACCGATTGAATTGCTTGGAAATGGTACATATTACTACAATTACGATATAAAATCAGAAATTGTGTGCGTTCCGCAAATGAATGGAAGCACAAAAGAAGAAGAAAGATGGAATTACATTCAGATACATTTAAGTGGAACGCCAGAATATAAAGCATGTGCTAGAGCAATAATTAGACAATATATTGATGAAGAATCAGAGTTCTCTATAATTAATGACTTTAATGCACATCAATTAGGAATAAGAAAAGATGAAAAAGCATACTCTGAATACATAGAGTATATTAATTTAGTTTCAGAAATCAAATCAAAAATTAAGTCGGACTTTAATAAATAAAATTATGGATTACGCAATAGTAACAAAAGAGTGGATGACACAACGTGGTTTAATCATTGAACCAGAAATGAGAAAAAGTGTAGATAACAACAAAGTAGTGTTACACAAGTCTTGGCTAAGACCTTTCTTAGAAGATGAAGGCATTGAACTCTATTATCATGACGACCCAGCTTTCATGGCACTTTTAGCATCTCCAGAATGGGCAGCTCCTGAACAAGAAGCAGAAACTGCAAGTATGGGAGATGGAACAAAAGAAAGCCCATACCAATATGACGGAGTAATGCCACTAGTTAAAGGTAATTACTACTCACAAGATGGAGTTACATATGTATGTACAAGAAGTCTATATGAGGAAAACAGTACCCCTCTTAAGGATTTAATTGGGATGTATGTAAAGGAAGCTGCTTAAATAGCATCTTTCTCATTTGAAAAATAATTTTTAACACTCGTAGCTAAATTACAATAATTTTTAAAGAAATTTAATAATTTAGTTGCGAGTGTTAATTTTTATTTATACCTTTGTGCTGTTACAAATGGAGAAAGACCGAGACGTCTAAAATTATAATTAGGTCGATTGAAAGGAGTAATAAGTAACTAAAGTCTAAAAAGTTACTTTAATTCATTTATTAATTTAAAAAATTTTTAAACATGGCAGAGTTTTTAACAATGGAAGATGCCGAAAGCAAATTCGGTAAGAAAGGGAGAACAAATGCGGGCCTAACCCTAGGTATTATTGGTACAGCACTAGCTGCACTTGGTAATAACGGAGGTGGTTGTGGCTGTGGAAACAACGGTATTTTAGGTGGACTCTTCGGAGGAAACAATGGTTCTTGCTGCGCAATGCAACAAGCAGAACAGGCTAAAACGTTAGCAATGGTTCAAGGACAACAGGCAGATAATTTATCTTGGGCAAATAGAGTACAATCTATGCAAGATGATATCGAAGTTTATTCTTATCTAAACAGTAGGGATTTAGCTACTAACACAAGAATTGGAAATGAAGTACAGGTACTTACTAACCAAATCTGGAATGATAGAGTTCAAGACCTTAAGGATAAGAGCGGAATGTATGTTGATTTACTTACTAGAGACAACGCACAGAATCTAAGATTATGTGATGAACTTTATAAGAGAAGAGAACAAGACATTCAGGAAAAATCTGACATCTTTGAAAGACTTGGAACCAGAATCAGTGAATTAGAGAAGAAAGAAGCTGCTACATCAGCTGCATTACCTCTAATGTTCGAACTTGCAAAAGAAAAATCAGAAAGATATTCTGACGCTTGCTGCTGCAAGAGCGAGAAAGATTTACTTAAAACTGCTAGTGCTCTTCAAACTGAAGGTATGGCTGTAGCTAACAACTTACAAAGACAACTTGACCACAAAATTACTGGAGAATTAAAATATTCTTATAGTAACTTATGTGCTCCTGTTCCTAGTATAGCTCCTCTTTATTGTAGTCCGTTTACACAATATGGTACAGGCATGTACGCTGGTACAGCTGCTTCTAACTGGAATGCAGTGAATACAGCTATCAATGGCGCTTGTCCTACTTGTCAAGCACAATAAGATATTGAAAGGAGATTATGTAACAGTAGTCTCCTTTCTTTTTTTTATAACCTAAAATGCTCAAAATTATGACTACAAAAATAACTCCATTTGGAACCGAAGATAACGGAAGTCAAATATTAGAGTTTAATGTTTCTATACCTAAGGGAGCAAATACAAGTATAGCTCCTAACTCTACACTAACAGTAACACAAAGATTCGCAGAAGTTTATAATCAAGCAACCACTGGCGCTGCTTCTTATAGACAAGTCACTAAACTAGATGTGGTTCATAACCTACAATATGTTGATTGTAAGGGTACGCCAAAAGTTATCACAAACGTCACTTCAACTATTATCGACACTCCGGCAACTTCCGCTACTCCAGAAACTCTGACACCAGAGATTTTCAAAGTAGTTGATGTTTTAATTCCAAGAGGAAAGACAATAGTAACACAAGATTTAATTAACGATTCACCTACAACTACGTCACAGTTGGCTAATTGTGCATACTCAGTATTTGTAATACAAGTAGCTGCACCTACTCCAGCTCCTGCGCAGTAATTAATTAATTTATGACATGTTTGGCGATACTTTTAGTAACAATAGCTTGGGTGATTTACAGAAGACTTACTACCAACAACTCGAAACTCTAAACAGAATGCAACAGCAGCAACAAGCGACTAACACTTCAATATTAGAAGAGATTAATAAATCAGTCGGGATGCTTAATTCTGAAGAACAATCAGTATTGGCAAGTTCACACGATTATCAGTTGGCAAAACAAACCTATGAAGCTGGATTCATGGCTTACTTAGGAAATAAATTCGCTGGAGAATACGTAAGTAGTCCAGACGGAAAAATAGCTGCTGAAAATTTATTAAGTGCTATTAATAAGTCTAAGGAAAAAATCGCAATAGAATTAAAGAAAAAACAAGAAAAACTTGATACAATGCTTAATCTATTGGAAAATGACCCAGAAATAAAGAAGAGATATGATGAACTTATGTTAAATAAACAGTAATACTATGGTTAGTGACAAAGAAATATTAATGCAAGCTGCTGAGAAATATGCAAAGGATATCGCGAGTAATTTCTTCGGATTATCCACTATTCCAGTACAAACTGCTATCACCTATGTTGTAAGAAATTGGGTTGATAAACACAATACTCTAATTGATTTATTCGTTGATGTTGACGGAAATATAAATACGAAGATTCTGGGAGATGCTGCTAAGTCAGTATTGAGAGAAAACGACGGTTTCAAAATAGGAAAAGTAAAATTCACTGAAGCCGATGTAGATGATTTATTTAGTACTTTCAATGACATCAAGTCTAGAAATTCATAATATAGATACCATCGGCATTTATTTGTCGGTGGTATTTTTGTTTTAATATACTTAATAAATCATGGAAAACGTTAGAGTAGACTCTCTCTTAGGAAACAAAAAAGTAATAGTTGGAAATCCCTATTCTGACATTGTATTAGAAACTCTAGGTAAAGTTTATGTAAAAACAGGAAATAATTTAAAGGTATTAAGTGATGTTTTAAAACTGCTTGAGCAATCCAATGAAAAGGACTCTACTGGAACTATTATAGTCGATAGCCAAAGCGCTATGGAAGAAATGGAATACCCAGGTGATGGAAAGTTTATATTTAATACACTCACTAAGACTTTATATATATCCTACGATGAAAGATATGTTGCGTTAATAACAGCTGAAGACGGAGAAGGTTCTGACGAATATGTCAAAAAATCTGGGGACGTCATTACTGGAAGGTTAGAATTTACTACTAATGAAGCTCCACTAATTGTCGCTTCTTCAAAACTTGTTAAAAACTTTAATGCACAATATGTTGGCGGATATGCTGCTGATAAACTTGCCAAGAGATCAGAAGATGAATATATATATGGCAATTGGACATTTAAATCTTCTGGAACATCAGAAGATACTTGGCTATTTAAAAGGAATGTTAGATTCAATCAAGATTTAATAATAGATGGAAGTCTATCTACTGCTCAATTTCAATCTGGATATGGGTGGAGATTAGATTCTACTACCAATACACTTACTATTGATTATCTCGTAGTTAGAAAAGCTATGAGAGTATATGAAATGGTAATAAATAAAATAACTGCAACCAATGGTTCTATATGGGTTACTAATGCTTCTAAAGCAGATAATGTATATTATCCAGTGGTGTGCAGCATTAACGATTTGGACGGAACTGCTGGCTCTGGTAAATTGTGGGCATCTGATACTTACTATTTATTTACAGAAACATGGAGTTCTACTGGATATAAATTCTTTATATATATAACAGATTATTCTGCTTTAATAAATAATCCAGAATTTACTGGAAAAGAAATGTTACTAGATGAAGCTTTACTAACTAGAGAAGTGACTGAAAGTGACACATCTGATTTTATAGAACTAAGGAATAATGTTAAACTATTCTACGTTTACAGTAATGATTTTGCAAAGAATGTAGAATTTGAATATATAGAGAATATTTCTGATTACGAAGAGACTGGAGTTACTAAAACTATAAATATATATGACACCTACTATGGAAAGAATCTTAATGGAGATTTACTAAATAACAATTTCTATATCGTTGTTACAGATGATGAAGAATATCCATTATTAAAGCCCAATGACTTAGTAAGATGTCAAAAATGGTCTAACGGTAACATCAAATATTATGATGCCGTTGTGACTAATCAATTAGGAAGTTATTCCTATGTAATGCAAAAAGCAATATCTGTATTTGATAAATACACAGAAATAAATTATAACGAAGATGGTACTGTAGCTAGCATGACAGAAGAATATAATGACAAGCTCTATAGTATGACTGAAGGTTCTGAATCAACAACCAATGTTGAGGATAGACTTGATGAAATTGCCATTGGTGACGATATAATACAAATGGGGAATTTAATTGACGTAAATAGACAAAATGCTATTTATTTAACGTCTACTGATGATTATTCTCCTTACATTGATATTATTTCTGAACTTACTAGACCGGACTACTCTGTTGTGTATAGGATTCCTAAATACATTACTGATAAAGACGGTAATGAAGTAAACTATGAAATGGTTAAAAAACTAGATTCAGAAGGAAAACCTATAATAGGAAGCGATGGTGAGCCAGTAATGGTAAAAAAATATCTTTATAAATATACCAAGACTTGTAAGGTAAGACTTGGAAATTTAGGAGGAATAAGAGACTCTACTTTCCCAGATAATAAACAGCCCAGGGGATACGGTTTATACGCCGACAATGTATTTCTTACTGGAGAGTTCTACTTAAATAATGGACAATCTGTAGTAGATTTTTCACAAGATGGAATAATTCTTAAATATAAAGAAGCTGGACTATCTATCACTAACGACCCAGATAATCCTGAGAAAACTGTAATCTCTATTGACGCTGACAAAGTGAGAATAGGTAATGGAAAGTCTGACCTTGGAACCTTATTCTATGTAGAAGACGGAAAAGCATACATAAGGACTGACTTTATTAAAGCTCAAAAAATTGAAGTACAAGAAGTATGGAATTACTCATTTGATGAGACTACATCAAAGTTTGTTGACGTTCCATTGTTTGAAGGAACTTACACTCCAGTTATGTATGAAAGTAGTATAGGTACTACAACCCCAGACCCTCCTTATGGTATGGCGGAATCGTCAGCATGGACAGGTACTTTGTCTAAACATGGAGGAAGTGGAGTATTTAAAGACTCATCGTTGTATCCCGGGTCTGCCTGTTTTATGGAATCTCTTGAGGGAGAGCAAGTTCACATAATGTCTCCAATATTCTCATTAAAGAATGGTACATTAGACGGAAAACTTGCTTCTTGTAGTGTAGGAGTTAATATGGGGGATTTTATTGGAGAAGGAGAAGGAGAAATAAAAGTCACTGCTTATAGTATAGATACTGAAGAATCTTGGAATGTTCCATTTAAATGGGCTAGTAGAGGAACTTTAATTTATGAGCTAAGTACAGTAGAAACTACGGCCGCAACCAATAACCTGGTATTTGCAATATCACTAATTCCAGCATCTAAAGAGAGTGTTAGAAGAGTGATTGTGAACATATCAATGAGCTACAATTATCATGAGGGAGCATTGAACTGGGCTTTGTGGAAAGATGGTTCTGGTAGTTTAGCAAGAGAGAAAATTCACTGGACTAGTGATGGAGAACTTACTATAAATGGTGATTTTAGGTCTACCAACGGCCAAACTACCATTCTGATGGGAAACAATTCTAAATCAGCATATCTGAGTATGTTTTCTAATGCTACTGAAGAACATCCATTATTATATATGAGATATAGAAATGTGGGTTCCGGAAATTCAGTAACTATAGAAGTTGATAGTGAATATACTCATGACGATATATATTATTCAAGAGTGAGATTAACTTGTGAAGGTTTAGCTTTTGGGTATACACAAAAAGGATATTTAGGTTCTATTATTACATCAGGAATGGGATATACCTACATATCAATGGATAAGTACAATGGATTTCAATATTCTGGTGGAGATTTTAGCTTTGCTGCTGGTTCAGTAGTTCTAGGTATGAGTATAGTTTCAGGAGGAAGAGCGTTCACTATTAGGCCTAACAACGGAGGGGTTTGTTTTAATTATGGTAGTTATCCTGGCACCGGAGGTTCGGCATGGCCTACAAGTAGAAATGACGTAAGTATCGGAGGAGTATATGTAAATCCTGATGAAGGAATATTGGGTTTAGATGGAACATTAAAAGTAAAATTAAAATAATATGAATTTAAACGTTAAGGATAGAATAGCAATCATGGATATGCTTCCACAAGCTGGAAGTATATCCGAAATGGTTGATATTATGGAAATTGTTAAAAAGGTTAGACTAGGCCAAGAAGAAAAGACTAAAATAGAATTTAGAGAATCACAAGGAAGTATATCATGGAACGCATCTTCAGATAAAGGTAAGGAAATTGAATTTTCTTTTGAAGAATTAACTATACTGAAGACTGCTGTTAAAAAACTGGACTCTGAAAAAAGAGTTAATGCAGCTAACCTGGATATCTGTTTAAAAATAAATAGTTTATGAAAATACTGTTAGACAATGGTCACGGAGAGAACACTCCAGGAAAAAGAAGTCCAGACGGTAAACTTAGAGAGTATCTTTATGCAAGAGAGATAGCTTCTATGGTTTATGATGAACTTTATAATAGAGATTATGATGTTGAACTCCTTGTTCCGGAAACTACTGATATTTCACTCTCTGAAAGATGCAAACGAGCTAATAAATTTGCTAAAGAATTAGGAAATAAGAATGTTCTATTAGTATCTATTCATTGCAATGCCGCAGGTAATGGTAGTGCATGGATGGGAGCAAAAGGATGGAGTGTCTTTGTTTCTAATAATGCTTCAAGCAATAGTAAGTTACTAGCTGATTGTTTATATGATGCAGCTGAACAACAGAAACTTAAGTTAAGAACAGAGAAACCAGGACAAAAATATTGGCAACAAAGTCTTGCAATATGCAGAGATACTAACTGTCCTGCAGTTCTTACAGAGAATCTGTTCCAAGACAACAAAGAGGATGTAGAATTTCTTCTTTCTAAAGAGGGAAAGGAAGCTATCGCTAAACTTCATGTAGACGGAATCATCAAGTACATCTCTAAAAATTCATAGGCTAAAGTTATTAAAAAATGTAAAATTAGAAAATTTTAGTATTTCACTTTATGTGGAATAAAAAAATGACTATATTTGCAAATAACTTTAAAAGAATGATATATGGAAAAGGGAATTGAGGATTTAGACTTTAACGAAGAAGATTACGGTATAGCACCGGAACCGTCGAACCCTAATGGTTACGTACCAGATTACGAATCATTAGAGCAAGAGAAACCTTGGATGGGTGAGGAAACTCAACCACAGCCAGCAGAAGGTTCACAACAAGAACCTACGCAGACACAAGAACCAGTACAAGAAGATGATATTATTATTTCTATGCTTAAACAAGTAGGTATCAAAGACCCTTCAAAAATTAAATTTGAAAATGATGAAGGTGAAATTGAGGAAGTTTCTTGGGATTCGCTAACAGCGGAAGAAAAATTAAATATTCTAGCCCCAGAATCTCCAGACCCTAACTATGGTCTTGAAGAACCTGAAATTAACTTTATTAATTTATTACGTGATGCTGGGATTACTCCAGAGGAATATATAAATTACCAAAAGGAACAGGCTATTGAAGAATATAAACAAGCATTAGAAGGTAATCCGCAATATGAAGTTGAGAGGTTATCAGACGAAGACTTATATACTTTAGATTTACAGTCTAGAGTTCCAGATATGACTGACGAAGAAATAGCTGTAGCTTTAGAACATGAAAAATCTAATCCAGCACTTTTTGAAAAGAAAATGCAAGGAATTAGAGCGGAGTATAAGGCATTAGAAGATGAAAGAAGACAGAATGAAGAACTTCTCGACCAACAACAGAAACAAGAACAATTTGAAGCCTTCCAAGCTGACGTACTCAATGCTATCGAGTCTTTAGATGAAGTTGGAGGTGTAAAATTAAATTTGGACCAAGATGACATGGAAGAAGTTGCAAACTTCATATTATCGCTAGATTCGGCAGGAGTTAGTTATTTAGGAAAAGCGTTAGACGACCCACAAACTTTAGCGAGAATGGCTTGGTTTGCGTTGAAGGGAGACGAAGCTTTCGAGACTATCACTGATTATTACGATAAGGAGATAGCAAAAGAAAGACGTTCAGCCTACGAAGCTGGATATGAAGATGCAAAGAAAGGACTTCAACCAAAAGGTAATAAAAAACCTACTGTCGTAGTTGCTCCAAAACCTGCATCTGAATCTAAACCAGAGGACGGAAATCCTCATGAAAAAACAATTAATGATATAGATTTTTAATTAAAAAAGTATGATAGTAGCGAATTTTGTATCAAACAGACCGACTATGTCGGAAACTAGAACTTATGAAGATTTCTATAAGTTTCTAGGAACTAGACCAACTAAATTAGGTGTTGTTTCAAGACTTTACCCAGAACTTACAGCTTCTTACCTAACAGAATCTCTAAGAAACATTTTCTACCAAGATGTAAAATCTGGTAATAAATATCAAAGCATTGACTCAATGTACTTTGAATGGGAAGTTGAAACCAACTACATTAAGAGAGTTGAGTTTGCAGATGTACCAACAGAAGATGGAGCTAATGGCTCTGAAATTGTAATGGCTTTCAAAGAAAGATATTACGAAAAATATGACATCTTCAAGATTGATAAAACAATGCAGCAATGTATTGTAGTAAGTAGACCAGTTAGAAAAGCTGATAACTATTGGGAAGTAGTTGTTAGACTTATTGATAGTGACTATTCTAGCGTTCTTGACTTTAGTGGTTGCCAAGTAGGTGATACTACTAGATTCCAATCTAACGCAATGCCTGAAATGCACGAAGAAGGATATGTTAAATATCAATCTAACATTGAAAAACACAGAAACTTCATTACAACTCACAGATGTGATGATAGCTATTCTGCACTTTATGCAGCTCATGAAAACGTATTCATCAGTATTGCAGAAGGTAAAGATACTGGTAGCTTAAAAGAAACATTATATAAGATGGACAAGAAAGAAAAAGTTCTTCTTGATAACTTCTTATATGTAAGAAACAACGGTCTATTATTCAACAAGTGTAATGTTGACGTAAATGGTAAACCGACTATTGTTGACCCAGATACTCAAAGACCAATCTATATTGGTGACGGTATCATCCCACAAGTAGAAAGATTCGCATCTAAATATGCATTTGCAAAACTTTCTATTGACGTATTCCAAACTGTAATTGCTACAATGAATGAAAAAGCAACACAGCCAACTGGAAACAAATACGTATTTATTTGCAATGAAAGAATGTGGTTCTTAGTTCAGAACGTTCTTGGAGATTTCTTAGCTAAATATAAGACTATTGGTACTTATCTATGGTCTAAAGCAGCTAACGATTACATCAAAGTTGGTGCTGCATTTGACAGCTATACGTTCGGTGGAAACACTATCTCCTTTAAAGTTGATAGAACATTCTCTAGAGAATACGGTATGGAAAAAGCATATTGCTTATGCTTAGACTTAACTGCTGACTCTACTGGAAATGAACCTCCAATCCAAATGTTCACACTGAAAGGTGGAGACTTCATCACTAATAAATATCCAGGTGTAGGTGGATTAGACGGATTAAGTTCAGGAATTGTATCAAGTCCTGTTGCTGCTTCTAAGCTAATCAACTGGGGATATTCTGGTGTTGGTGTATTTAACCCATACAGAAGCTTCATTTTAAGAGAACTTTAATAAATAGTCGAGATATAGTAAGGGAGTTGAAATAGCACTCCCTTACATTTTTTATATATTATAAAACCTTATGAATTAATATGAGTACTGATAATGCTAACAAACTAATGCAAAGTCCTGCTGAAAATTTTATCATCCTTAGAAGTGTATATGGTAAAGTAGGCATGAAATATTACATCCAACCTAGTAAAGACCCAAGAACTGGACAATATCCACCTTGTGTAAAACCTGTGAATAGTGTTGGGGACATGATTCTCTCTGACCCAGAGAGAAATAGTGGTAAAATCTTTATTAAAGAAACAGAAACTTTCGTTATTGAAGATGGTACTACATTCGATTTAAACAATCCTTATGATGCTGCTAAATGGGAAGCAATCAAGAATTGTATTTTTATTGCCCAATCAAGAGATAGTAAGGACTCTAAAGGTGTAAACCTAATTGATGGTCCGGGTGTTAAAGGAACACTTCGTCCAAGACAAGGAATTGCTGAAATCTATATCGAAAGACCTGGATATGAAGCTGCTAAGAGAGTATCTAAGAAAAAGAAAATTCACGATGCTGGAACTTACATTCTTGACGACCCAAGAGGAGACGAAGGAAGAGTACAAATGGCAAGATTACTTGGAAAACATATGCGTAATGTTTCAAGTGCAGACGTTACTGATTTCTTACTAAGTATTGCTGAAAAAGACCCTGATAGAATCATTAACCTTTACACAGGAGATGATATTAATATCAGACTTCTATTTATGGATGCAAAAGACAAACACGTTATTATAGTTAAACAAAAACTATATATGTACGGAGATAGCGTTTGTTTGGGAGCTACTGATGATGCAGCTATTACTTGGATGAAAGACCCAAGAAATAGAAAGGTGCTCGAATTAATTAAGAAGGATACATATCCTGACTTATATGAAGACTTTGGTGAGGATGAAACTAGTGAAGATACAGCTCAAGAATTTGCAGCTTTATCAGCACCTAAGACTCCTACAAACCAAGGAAATAAAATAACAAAATAATTCTACTATGACAGCAAGACAGGCATGGGAATACATGTTAATTGAGATTAATAAAGTTACCGCCGCCACTATGCTGATAGAGGATTTCAATCATCTGATTACTAGAGGTATATACCAATTTCTCAATAAGAGATATGTTATGTACGATATGAATCAGCAAACTTCTGATGATTTAAGGGTATTGAAGGCTTCGGCAATATTAACACCGGAGCTTCCATATTCTGATTTAGCTTTAGAGGGAGAAGACTTAGAGATGATTTCACAACTATGTGGAGCTTCTTATGAAGTAACTCTTCCAAGTGACTACTTTCATATGTTGGGATGTATTTGCCAATATGAGAATGTAAATCCTAAAAAAGGCTGTACAGGAAAATCCAAGTATGTTACATTTCCAGCAAGGAGATTAACAGCTGATATGGAACCTCAAATCATCAATAACTCTTACTTTAAGCCATCTTATAAGACTCCATATTACTATATAAACAACATTAATACTTCAACAGAAGTTCTAACTTATCCTTATAAAGACAATCGTGGGACTGATATGAATGGAACTTATAAAGTAACCTCACTTTTAGGAGATGCAGAAGGAGACAATAGCAATCTTCCTAGAACTATAACAATAGGAGGTGAGTCTGTAAGTACAGTTGATAGAGAAATTGCTGTTAGATATGGAAATGCTTCTACAGTAAGAATGGAAATAAAATGCGGACAGTCTACCGACTACGAACTTAGAAAGGTTCGAATAGACTACATTAAAGTGCCTCAAACGATTCTACTTACTAAAGAGCAACTAGACCTCACAGAGGACACTTCACAAATATTAGAATTTCCAGATTACATATGCTTAGAGATTCTCAAAGAGTTGGTTAATATTGTATTGGAGAACTCCGGTGACCCTAGAATACAAACATATAATCCAGTTAATCCGCCACTAGCACCTCCAACTCAGCTGCTGGCACAAACTAAAAAATAAATTAAAGTATGTTTCAATTTACGACAACAACCTTAATCAATGACGCTCTAGATTATACTACTAAATTACCAAGATGGGTTATAAAAGGCGAAACTCTTCAAATCAAAAGAGTTGGAACTTTCAAGAAAGCTAACGTCACTGCAATGTATAAAAGAGCGTATTCTGCTCCTGTTTTAGCAAAGGCTGTTTTAGATATGACTACTATTACTCAAGCATCTGGAGTATTCAGAATCGCTATGTATATTAGACTATCTGGAAATCAGAACTCTTACTATTCAAATGACTTTGTATTCAAAGGTAAACCTTTATACATTGAGTTTGAAAAGAAAACTGGGGATGCAGCAACTCAATTAGCAACTAAAGTTGCAGATCAAATTAAGAAATATCAACGTGCTTACGACTTCAAACATTTTAATGTTTCAGTAAGCGGTAATAACCTGATTATCGAAGCTGTTGACGAGTATCAAAGATTCACTAAAATGGATATTGAATACTTCGACCCAGATTTAAGAGAAATTGCATGTACTTGTGCAGAAGGTGCATTTGCTGTAATTGCATCTGCAAAAGAAGCTGGTGCAGAAGGATTTGATAGTAAGAATATCCTAACTCAAGGAAGAGAAGGATTCGGAACTTATCAAAACATCATTAAAGACCTTAGAATCCCTACTCTAGATGTAAGAAGATATGAAGCTCCGTTACAAGACGAAGTTCCTATCATCAATGGTAAGTATAGTCAATATACTATCTATTACAAAGTAGATAGAGGACTCATGGGTGGAGCTGCTGTTGGACAGCAAGTAGTATCTCAAACTACTCATGTATTCTATGTACATGATTCTGTAGCTGCTAAATTTGAAACTGCATTGACAACTTTAGGAACAGTAACAGAAGAAGAGAAACCTATCATAATCACAGGTGGGGTTACAGATATTACTGACATGGTGAAAGCAGGAACTAAGAAAGAACTTACTCCAACTATTGATGGTGGAAGTACAGTAGCTTACGTTTCAGCTACAACAACAGTATCAGCTAAAAACGGAGTTAGTGCTTCTAAAGAAATCACTATCACTCAGTTAAATGCCTAATAACTAATCTTTATATTTAAAGGCGGCGTCCGTTAGAGGTCGTCGCCTTTATTTGTTTTAGCCTATGATATACAACAAATTAGCATCAGCAATATATAATGATATAGTATCAGGTTTACGTGGAATGCATGGAACAGCTACTATGTCTATTGAACAATTAGAAGACGACATAATAGATGAAAGATTGCAGATAATTAAGGAATATTCACTAAAGGGAATTCTTCCAAAGAACGATTTACTCTTATCATTAAATTGTATAGATGTAGATTGTAAATCATTAGAGAGATGTAATTGTGGAACAACTGGAGAAACACCAGTAGCTCATTTTGAAATTCCACAGCTTCTTAATGACTATGGAGAATTAGCTATTGATTATATAGGTAGCACAGACAGGCTACTTCCATTTATATATTATACTTCCTCATCTGCATGGATGTATCATCAATACAGAAAAAGAGGAAGAAATAAACCCTATGTTTACATAGATGTAACTCCGAATGAAAATAATATGTACGATTGCTTTATCTTTAATGCTCCACTTATTAAGCAAGTAAGCGTTGTGGCAATCTTTAAAGACCCGCGACAGCTAGAGAACTTCGGTTGCTGTGATTTAGAAGGAATTGATAACTTTACATTTATTAATACGGAAATAAAGAAAAGATTGACGGAGAAGAAATTACGTTATTACAGACAATTGGCTGCTCCAATATTACCTAATGACCAAACACCTGCATAATGGTAAATTTTCATCAAGCAATGTTCCAAGCAAATTTATTATATGGAGTAGAAATGCTCCCTCAAGACTTTGAGGAATTTGGTTTAATAGCTTGGAACTTAATAGGAAATAAAAATGTAAGATTATATAGATACTGTACTAAGATAGAATGTCCAGATTATACAGTAGAACTTCCCTGTAATTGTGACATTATCGAAGCAGTTACTTACGCTTCAGAAGATTGGAAGTATGTGACTAACTATTCTCCTAATGGAGATTACACTTCTCAATTTGTAGAGAACTACATAGAAGGAAGAAAAATGTATGAAGACCCTTTATATATGAGTGGTAAATATGCGAAGTTTGAAAGAGTTGGAGATACTCTTTACTTTGATAAAAACTATGGAACTGTATATATTCTTTATAAAGGAGTTATACTAGATGATGAAGGTCTTCCTATGTTATCAGAAAAAGAAAGTTTAGCTATTGCAACATTTGTTGCTTATAGAAAGAAATATAAAGAAGGATTAATGACTAACAATGCAAATATCCTTCAGACAGCACAATTAATGCTACAAGATTGGCTTAAGTATTGTGATGCTGCTAGAGTTCCAGAATATCTAAATCAAAATGAAATGAATGATATACTGGATGCTAAAACAAACTGGAATAGAAAAAGACACAATTTCTCATATAAACCTGTTTAACAATTATGAACTATGTAGGATATGTATATAAATGTGTGAATGTATTTAATGAAAAAGTATATATTGGGATAACAATAGAATCATTAGAAGAACGTAAAAGAAAACATATAAGTGATACTCTTAGAAATAAAGATAAATGTCACTTTCATAGAGCCTTACGAAAATATGGTTTAGATGCCTTTGAATGGAGTGTTATAGAAACCATCAGTTCTAACTCTAAAGAAAATCTTTTATTCTGTTTAAAAAATTTAGAGATTAAGTATGTAAAATTATATGATTCCTATAATTCAGGTTATAATTCAACTCCCGGAGGAGATAATTCTGGGACTGTTATTAAGTCTGTAGATATTTATACAGAAGACGGAATCTTGTTAGGGACTTTTGATAGTAGGACAGACGCTGCTGAATATTTAGAAATTTCTAAAAGTGCTATTATAAAGTGCTGTTCCGGAAAACAGAAATTTTCTAAATTAAAAGATGGAACTAAAATAATATGTAAAAACCATGGAGAAATTCCAACTTCAGAGGAGTTTGAATTTGTTAAATCATTTTCATACAGTCAATGTAGTGAGGTCTTTGCCTATACAGAATCTAGTAAACTAATACAAAAATTTGATAGTATAAAAGAGGCAGCTTTATACTTTAATATTGATAGACAACATATTTCGGATTGTTTACGTGGAAAACGCAAGTTTGCTGGAATATATAACGGTAATAAAGTAATTTGGAGGAAACAAAAATGAATTATTCGACGGGATGTGCGTTCAACATGGACGAAATGTTTATGAATTTTCCATACGACAAATTGGAAATGTCATGTGAAGATTGTAAGAAAATAAATAAAGACCCTCACAGGGATGTATTAGTAAAGAAAATATTTAGAGAGTGTGTAAAGGAAGTATTAAATGACATTGTTGATAATAATGTTACTTTTATACTTCCTACACATGGAAGATTTGCAGAAATGCATGTTAAAAGAACATATGGAGAAGACTTTAAAAGGGCAAGAAGAAGCGGTAAATGGAAAGATGTTGATTTTTTATCATCTGGATTCTCTGGAAACGAAATAGTCCTTAACATAAAAAGTGGAAACTTTATAAAGTCTAAGACTGTGTATGTTGATAAAAATATAAAGAACAAGATTACAGAGAATACTAATAAAGGTAAACAATACTGTTAAATTATGCAACTGAAAGAAATTAAAGATTACTACGAATCACTTTGTGAAAAGTTTCCAGATGTTCCAGAAAAGGACATTAAAAGAATTTTGAACTATGGTTGGAAATCACTATATTTGCATAATCTTTACGGTGGAGATACTTTAATAACTGATGATTCGTTGTGGTGCTATATAGGAACACTTAGAAAGGATTCTGTAAAACACTTTGAATACTACATCAAGAAATTAACTGTAAAGCTGCGGGTTCTCTACAAGCGCAAGAATATACAATGGGATGGATATTACTATTTCGCACTTACTGATTCTCAATATGAAGATTTTCTCAAACAGCACAATACCAAAGGAAGGAAAAAGAAAATATTTAACTATGGGAATCAAATTCTCTATCAGATACTCGATGAGTGTAAGATAAGAGAATATAACAGAAGGTATATATTCAGAGTTCCCTTTATTACTCTTGTAGGAAATGTTGCTTATAGGGAAAACTTCACATCTAAGGATGCAGAGTTAATTATAACTAGAGAACCATTAAAATTTAAAGATATATTAACATACAATAATAATTATGAATTTTTGTAAGCATGAGTAAACAGGAAACAGTTAATACGTTTGATGGTGGTTTAATTATGGATTTAAATCCAATAGTTACTCCAAACAACGTTCTTACTAATGCTCTGAACGCAACTTCGATTACCTACGATGGAAATGAGTTTGTGTTACAGAATGATATGGGTAATGGAGAAGTTCATACTGCCAGACTCGATAAAGGATATATTCCTATTGGAATGAAAGAACATGGAGGAATTATATATGTGGCTGCATATAACCCTATTACTAAGAAGGGGCAAATCGGTTCATTTCCTTCACCACAACAATTATATAGTGACTCTGACTTATCTACATCTCCTGTAGACATAAACTTTAATCAATTTGTTACTATCAGAACAGTTGAGGGTGTACAAGTTCCATTCATCATTAGTGAATATAGAAAACAGAAATTATTTCAAGAAAATAATTCAGAGGAAGCAAAGACTTTCCACCCAGGAGATAAATTTATACTTACTGCTGAAAGCATAAGTAACGCTATTAAACAGGCTATTAAAGATGGAGCTGTGAGTCTTAGACTTGGAGTAATAAATAGCTCTGGTAATATAGATTATGTAGATGAATTTACACTAAGATTATATGATAATGGTCTATGGATATATGAGACTGATAATACAGAAGAAGCTTTAACTGATAATAGTCTGGTTCAAGTATTCTCTGCAAAATCATCTGGAGTACTAGTATTAGTAGTTGAGTTAAAGACTTTTAGCAAATTCAACTTGATTAGAAAATACAAATATGATGAAGATACTAAATTAATAAGTGTTGTACTGACTGGAGAAATGGATGGAGATTCTCCTCTTTTTCAAGGAAAGACAAATGTTGATTCTAATGTAAGTCTTTACGGAAGTACTACACGTAATAGTACTAAACTTTATCAAACACTTACTATATCTCAAAATAATGCCTCTGATATGGGCAAAGTTGATTACAGCATTATGCCAGTTTCAGTTTATGGTGTATTGGAGAGAATGGTGAAAAATGGAACAATTGATTTCAGTAAAATTCGGCCCAATAAGGAGGACTTTAATGAATGGAGATTTTTTGTTTCAGATAATTACGTAAAAATTGGTTGGGGATACGATTACTATAACATGAATGAAGATGAGGGAGTAGAAAAAATGGTGTTTAGATTTATAGATATAAATATACATCCTGACGACCCCTCTACCTATAATTCCGGATTTTATTATGAAATATCTAAGGAATACTACAATGGTTCATTTGAAGAAATTATTCCTTTTGATAGCTTAAGAAAGAACTGGTTATACGTTGTTAGAATTGATAAATATGTTGCAGGGGTGTCTTCTGTAGTTGCATATAGACTATTATATACCGGAACACTATTTAATGAATATTATAACGGAAATAATAAAGACTTTAATTTCTTACAAATTCCTAAGCAACAACTTTCAGTTGAAACTCCAGTAAGTGTTGAAATTGAATCATCTAAAGAAGAAATTTATTTAAAGAAAAAGGAAAATTCTGCTTCTTTCCCAACAGGTTATACTTTAATAGAAAATATTACTCCAGGAGATTATCTTACTTATAAATCATCTCTTGATGGTAGTACTGCAGGAGATGAATATACAACTAAAAAGAAGGGAACATATAAGATTAACGTGTCTCCTGAATTAGCATATAAATATGATTCTAAAAGATTTGCAGGATTCCCAGAAGAACTTACTTTAGAGAAATATTATGGTTCATCTCCTAAAGTTAGTTCAGGAACATGGGAAGAGACTCCAGTTTATAGTGCTGATAGTAGTCTCATTCCAAATGTTACTACTGACAATGCATTTATAAGTTCTTCATACAATTCATCTAAGAAAGCTATTGAAGTAAATCTATCTACAACTAGAACAGCATATTCTATATCTGGAAATGTGGAATCGAAAACCTTAGATAATTACGCATTACTTCCATTATACTCTTCTGATATGAGAGCATCTGATAGAGAAAGAATTTTCTCATTTAAGGAAAGTAATGGAGTATTAACAGCAACTTCAGGAGATGAGGATTATATATGTTATAATTCTAAGTTTTATAAAGACCAAAGCCATACAGAAGGGTTTAATAAAGGAATCAGTACAGGAAGCCATGACGATGACGGATTGCAAACCGCCTTAAACAGCATGGGCAATGGAACTGTAGGAATATTTGGAGGTCACGATAAAGACCACGCATCTCTACACTATGGTCGTAGTAGAATAAGCAGAAATGGGTGGTGGTCTAGAGATAATGACGTCGATGATGAAGACAATTTCTTATTAGCTACATGGATGGACACAAATGGTTCACATTGGGTAATAAATTTAGGTTCTAGAAAGACTGAAACATCAGATGTGAACTCTACAACTGATATTATTAGACTTCCAGAAATGCTAAAGTGTATCATGAGTCAAATTTGTACAGTAAGAAGAAGTAATGTTACTAAATTCTTTGCTGGGCCAAACTCGGAAGCATTAGTATACCATTTACAATTTGAAACTCACTACAAAGGAAAAATAGAAGTAATTTCTCCTGGAGATACTACAGTTAACTTCTATTTGGGGGACACAAACTCACAAGGAAATCTTGTAAGTATTAAGGAGCATATTCAATGGTGGCAATCTAAACTGGGAGATAAATTAGTTGATTTTATTCCTGAGTTTTACGTTTACAAACCTACCGAAGCCGATATAGATATCCCGTTTGGGAAGACCTTAAGAATAGACAATGACATAAACATATTAGGAGGATACACTAATGCATATTCATATTTTAGTACTGGAAATACTGATACTACCGCTGATAAAGGAAAAATATATATTGCCAGTACAACAGATGCAGCTTTAAATGCTGATGGTTCTGTTAAAAATATTGAGTGGGATAGTAATGGTTCAGTTGTTCCTGCAAGTAATCAGAGAAACATTAGAATTTGGGGAAATAGAACGATTTCTTTACCAGAAGATATTAATAATATATTTGTTAATGAATATTCTATTACAGGAAGTGAATCTGAATTAAACAGAATACTTATAAATCCAAGTAAGGGAAATCCTTCTATAATTGGAACATGGACTAAAGGAAAAGGTGGGCACGCTCCAGATATGAAGAGTGCCGTTTACTTTGGAGGAAATACAAATATATATCAACCATATAATTAACAATGGATTTTATATCACTAAATAATGAAGCTGTAAGCATCTCTCAAGGTGCGATACAGCTTCAACAAAAGGGAGCATTAGTTTATGAATACAATCCTTTAAAAGTATTAAGACTAGGAGAAGACCTTATAGAGAGCGATAAAGTTACATATCCAAAAGGAAGTCTTGTCGACCTAGATACTGAACTTCTTCCGTTTGATTTAAATCATCCTGTGGATATTATTCCCCAACAATCTTATGACGGTTCTGTAAACCTTATTCTTAATGATGGAAATAGTTTTCCTAAACTAATAAATACGAGATTTTCTTCTACTGGAATGAACACATATCAAATAGTAGATAGAAGCGGAGATAATGATACTAATATATACGATGAAAGCTCTTTTGATTCTGATGTTTCTTTATATAAGAAGTTAAACACTATTCCCAGATTGATGTTTACGGGTTTAGGAACAAGTGGTAATCTTAGAGTTGGAAACTATGTATTCTATTTTAAGTTGTCCGATTCAGACGGAAACGAGTCTGATTTTATAGCAGAATCTGGAATTGTAACCTGCCATATTGGAAATATTAATGACCCATTCTCTATACAGGGTGGAATTAGAGACGAAAATAGTTATAAGTCAGTGTCTTTTATTCTGACAAATATAGATTCTTCTTATAACAATGTTGTTGTGTATTATACAAGAAGTACATCGGATGCAAATGCAAATGAAACTGTAACATCGTTTAAGATAGACAAGAACTTTGCTGTATATAACAATATTGCGAGGGTAAATATCAATGGATTTGAAAATGTTACTCAAGTCAGTTTAAATGACATAAATATGCAATATAATGTAGTGGATAGTGCAAATGCGCAAACTGCCTGTCAAAATATGCTATTTATGGGTAATGTAAATAATCCAGATATAGAATACAAGGAACTGTCTGATTTATCTTTAAGATTCTTGCCACACCTTAATTTAAAAAACAATATAGGATGGGTAAATGAGAAATACGAGGATTCTACAGGACAGTATGAATATTATAACGTTCAGAACATTTATCACAAGTTGGGATATTGGAACGAAGAAATTTATAGATTTGGAATAGTCTATATACTCAATGATTTCACTCTTTCTCCTGTATTTAATGTTCGTGGAATATCTGATTTAGTTGAAAATGTTTCTTATACCAAGTATAAGGTTTATAAAAATCCAGTAGACCCAAATTCAAGTATAGAGAAAATTAAGGCAAATAGAGAGTATATTCCTACCAATAAAGACTCCTATAAGCTCGACAATCAGAATGAAAACTCGAAAGGAGTAGTGAGGATTAACTACTCTGGAAATCAGCTACAAAGCTCTGGAATTGTGCCAATCGGCATAGACTTTAAAATTGATAAAGAAGCTCTGGCTTTACTGAAGAGGTTCACTAAAGGATTCTTCTTTGTAAGACAGAAAAGGATTCCAACTACTTTATGTCAAGCTGTAACTATCGGACTTGAATCAACTAGTCATTTACCAGTACTTCCTGTAAATAATGGATATTTGGTAGAAAGGTTTATTGATGATGATGGAGTATTAACTAATGACTTTAGTAGAAGATACAAAACAATCTCTTCAGACTATGTATCTGAAGGCTATGCTGCTCTATGTCCAGAATTTGAATTAAGACAACCGTATTTCAATCAGTTATTTACTGGAACAGAATTTGAGGTATCAATGGCTAAGTCGCAGTTTAGAACTAATAGATTTAATAATCTAGCTCTACATTATTATAATCTTGACTATACTACTAACAGTTCAGTAGGAAGTGAAACGTATAATATTACAGCTATTACTGACAATATTAAACTTCTTAAAGGTAAGAAGGAAGTATTTTCTTCTAGGGCTGGAGAAGCTGAAGAACAGTGGCGAGTATCATATTATGAATACAAAAACAAATCTAAAAATGCTAGAAACCTATTAAGGGGAGCATGGGGGCCATTTTTAGGAATTGAGGGCTATAATACAAACAAAATGTCCTTAATTAATATAAAAATTCCTAGTTACAATGAAAATTCTATTGACGATTATTTCTCTATACGTTTTGAAGATTCTTCTTCTTTTTATGCGATTTGCGATAGAACTCTATGGGAAGATGTAGATGAATCGAAAGAAATGGCAGAAGTATCTGGAATATTCCGAGGAGACTGTTTTATAGGTAATTATACACACAGAATGTGTAGAAATTTTCAAGACCCTTCTTCTCCTATAAATGATGATATAGTAGATGCAATGTCTTGGAAAGATAATTATGACCCTGACAATCAAGAAAGTTTCTCTAAAATAAACAGAGGAGATGTCAACGCCATAACTTTAGGACACTGGGCAACAATAAAGGTTTGCAGTAATATAAATATTTCTATGAGATGTTTAGATAAGTCCTATAGCTCCGAAGAAGGATTAACTGGTAAACCAAGAGGTTTCTATCCATTACAAGCAATGAGCACTGGAGGAGAATCTAAAATACCAGAATCATTTGTTATAAATGATGGAATAAATTCTACTACTTCTGATAAATATAACTTTGAATTACCAGATGTTCCTGCAATAAAGAATCATTTCGGAGTTCGGATTATGTACTCGGATATTAATATAAATGATTCCTTCAAAAATGGATACAGAGTATTTAGACTTACTAATTATAGAGATTATCCTCTTACGTATGGAAATATAATCAAATTAGTTGAACTTTTCGGCAATATACTTTGTGTTTTTGAGCACGGGGTAGCTTTGATTCCAGTGAACGAAAGAGTAGAATCTGGAGGTGGAGCAGGTGGAAGTGTCTTCATAAACACCTCTAACGTGCTGCCAGAGAACCCAAGAGTATTGTCGGATACATTCGGTACCCAGTGGGCCGAAAGTGTCATCAAGACCCCATATTTTGTTTATGGAGTGGACACAGTTGGTAAGAAGATTTGGAGGACTAATGGAGAAACATTCGAAGTAATATCTGATTTCAAAGTACAAAAATTCCTAAATGATAATATTTCATTGACAGAAAAAGAGATGACCCCAATCATTGGGATAAGGAATGTAAAAACTCATTACAATAGATTTAAACAAGATGTAATGTTCACTTTTTATGATGATATTAATACTATCGAAGAAAAAGTATGGAATCTATGTTATAATGAGGTTCTACAGAAATTTGTTACTTTCTATTCTTGGGTCCCTTCTTATTCTGAAAATATTGATAACATATTCTTTACTTTCGATAGAGATACTTCCAAAGCTATTGCAAAATTAACTAAAGATTATCCTTTAATAACTTTATCAGAAGGAAACTTAATCTCTCCTCCGGTATCTACACAACTTGGAAATTTAAGATTAAATATGGCTTTAGAAGAATATTTAGTCGATTATTATCTGGCGGATGATAGATTAAGGAATCAGTATTTCATAAGTACTTCTGGAGAAGTTTCCATATCGGGAGCATTAAAGAATAATACATTGTGGTCTTTCCCAGTTAAGGCAGAGGTATATCACCATTTAAGTACTTCTGAAGGTAACTCGAAGGTAATTGATAAAATTGTATATTCTACAATAACTGTTGCTACTCAAGAATATTATGATACTTTAACTACATCTTTCTGGAAACATGGAAAAGCTGGATTAATGGAGACTAAAGAACCACTTCGTCAAACTTACTGGTATGGTAAACAACATCCATTTGAATTTGAAGTAGTGATTGTCGATAATCCATCTGTTCATAAACTGTTCGAAAACTTGGTTTTATTATCAAATAATGTTGCACCAGAATCATTCCATTATGAAATAACTGGAGATGTATATGATTTTGCTGACGACAAAGAAAATATGTATTTTAGACAAGAAGCAACCAAAGACCTTTATCAATATAATGGTTCTGACATATTATATGATAGTGAATATCTAAAAATACAGCCTAAACAGCGTGATATTCTAGGCTCTAAATCTTTATATAAAGACAGGTCTACAATGTTTCCTTTATACTATACTAGGGTAGATACTATAAATGAAATCGAGGATTACTACCAGGCAGCAACATCTCCTCACAAGGATTATCAAAGTTTGTCTGGTTCTGAAATTGTTTATGATAAAAGATATGATTCTTATCATATAGTTACACATGTTAAAGGATGTCCATTTAAGGGAATGTATAAACAAAGATGTAAGGAATCTGACCCAGGAGCTATAATTGATGATTCAGTTCCATATCCATATATATGGGCACAGTATGGAAGACTTAGAGGAAACATGGACTTTATTGAAGATAATTGGTACATACAAATTCCTCCAATAAATTTCTATCAGAAAAATGAATTACAATGGAAGGTTGGAAAAGAAGGAGCTTGGTATCCACCTCTTAATTTGACTAATAATCCTTTACCTAATGATATGTCAATTTTAGAAATAAAGACTGAAAATGATATTCCTAAAGAGCTAGTTAAGTTGGGGTATGGAGTTAATGCAGATTCTTTCGACACAACTAAATGGGAAACTATTAGTAATCATAGAAAAGAGTCCAAGATAAAGGATAAGGTCATGAAAGTAAAAATTAGATACACTGGCGATAAACTAGTATATGTAACAGCATTAAAAACAATATATAATATAAGTTACGCATGAGAAAATATGATATAGGAGGAATAACTTTACCGCCATTACCGGCAGCTATTCCTCCTCAATTCAGTATCACCAATAAAGTAGGGCCTTCAAAACTCCCCTCTATGGACTTTTCCTCTTCTACTAAAGCTAAGGGAGGATTTTTCAAAGGAATGGGTGGTATGGGTTCCTTAGGCAATATGGCTAGCACAGTAAGTAGTCTAATTCCTCAAACAGAGCAATCTGGACTTACTGCTGGGCTTAATGCCGGTTATGATGCGGCTGCCAATGCAGTTAGTGCCATTCCTGGAGTTGGAACAATTATTGGTGGAGCAATGAAGATAGGGGGAATGTTATCAGACGGATTAACTGCTCTTGGAGTAGGAACTGACCAAATGACTACTACTGATAAAATTCTAGATAGTAAATTCATGAAATTAACTCCAATAGGTCTTATTAATTCCTTCGGAGCTAAGAAGGCTGATACTATCGTAAAAGATAATGATGCTTTTGAACAAGTAGGTTCTTCTTACGGAGGAACTACTGATGTAGTTGATAATGCTTTAGAAAAGAGTGGAAAGAAATATGGGCTACTAAGTGGAAAAGGTAGAAATAAAGCTAATAGGGAAATTGCTAGAGCTAAGCTCCAACAAACTAAAATGGGAAATATAGCTGATGAGGCAAGAGATGCTTTCTCTAACCAATCAGCATCACTTAGTATGATAAATAATAGAAATTTATTAGGCATGACAGGAGGTTATCAACAAAGAGGTTCTTATATCGGAAGAAATGGATTAAAACTTCCATCTGCTGAAGAAATGCAAAAAGCTGTTGAGACTGTTGCAAGAATTAGACAGCAAAAGAAAGAAGCTTCTAAAACTATAGAAGAGTTTAAAGAAGGAGGAAAAATGAATGTAATTCCAGAGGGAGCTTTACATGCTCATAAACACCACATGGATGTTGATGGGATTACACCTAAAGGAATTGCAGTAGTAACTCAAGAAGAAGGCGGAGTAGTTCAGCACGCAGAAATTGAAAGGAATGAAATTATCTTTACTAAAGAGGTAACAGAAGAATTAGAACGTCTTTATAAAGATGGTAGTGATGAAGCTGCAATACAGGCTGGAAAGTTAATTGCAAAGCAAATAATTGAAAATACTCAAGATAACACAGGATTAATCTCGGAGGTACAGGTATGAAAATAGAAATAGGAGATAAAGAATATAACGTAGAGGTTGCAAGAACCGAAGAAGAAAAGATTAAAGGTTTGCAAGAAAAGGAATCTTTAGGAGAAAATGAGGGAATGTTATTTATATATGATGAACCTCAGGAATTAGCCTTTTGGATGAAAGATACTGCAATTCCTTTAGATATAGTATTTATTGATGAAGATGGGGAAGTAATCTCTGTTCAACAAGGTCAGCCCTACGATGAAACTTTATTAGAAGAAGATGGAGTTATGTATGTTCTCGAGGTTAATCAAAACTCTGGTATTCAACCTGGAGATGAACTTGATATAGAAGAGGACGATGATGACAAACAGCCAGTTATGAAAGTGCTAGCTCCAGACGGTTCCACCCAAATGGAACTTGAAGGTGGAGAGAGAATTTTTAGTAGAAAAAATACTAAAACACTTATCAAAATGGCCAAACGAGCATATTCTTCGGAATTAGATAAGGATTATAAAGCCTTAGGAAAGAAGGTTTTTAAATACTTACATATACAAGATACAAATACTCCAGAATACGTAGATACTCCAAAGAGTAAAGAAGATTAATTATTTTAAATGAACTAAATGTATAAATACTAAATTAATGGATTATTATTTTGATATGTCCATAAATATTGCTAATTTTGTCAAGTATTTAAGTATTTAACGTTAAAACTAAAGAATTATGAAATTAGAACCTAAAGTAAAGAAATTTCAGGAAGGTGGAGCAGCTCCAGCACCTGCTGCTGAACCAATGCCAGCTGAACAAGGTGCAGCACCAGAACAAGGCGGGGGAGGAGATGAACAATTAATGCAATTAGCTCAAATGGCTGCAGAAGCACTTCAAAGTGGTGATTGTAATACAGCCTTAGCTGTGTGTGAAGGATTCATGGGACTTATCCAACAAGCATCTCAAGGACAAGGCGGAGAAGCAGCTCCTCAAGGTGAACCAGTCTACAGAAGAGGTGGAACCTTAGTCAGAAGAGTATAAAAGTAGAAGTTAGAAAGGAGTGTACAAGATTTATGTATGCTCCTTTTTTATTATAAATGTAAAACACATGTCACAGGCGATTAAAAAATTAGAAGGCGGTGGAAGTGTCTCACAAACTGAACAGAAACCAAAAGAAGAAACTCCTCAAGTAAGAACATTTAGACTTGGAGAGAGAGAAATTGAAGCAAACTCTCTATTGAGAAATGCAGACTCCAATGTAGAATCATATCTTGAAAGTACAGGTTGGAGTTCAAAGAAGAAAAATGCGTTTAGAGAAACCTACAGTAAGTACTTACAAGGAATAAACTCTGGAACAATTTCCTCTAGAGATGTAGGAAGAAATTGGATTGACTCTACTGGACAATTAGCAAATACTTCTGGAAAAGGGTTTGATGCTAATGGAGCCGTGGCACATTACTTAGACTCAATAGCAGATGCTATTCCAGATTATGTAAAAGAAGAGAAAGTTCAACCTACAGCTACTAAAAAATCTCTTAATTTTGGCGCAGGATTAAATCAATCTCTTCTGGATAAATTCTTCGGAGGAAATAGATATAATCAATCCGTTTGGTATAGTAGAGATACTTTAGATGAAACTACAAAAAAGAGAGGTGTAGCTAATAGATTAAAAGATTTTTCTGGACAATTTAGTGCTTATGCTGATTCATTGTTAAATGACCCAGAGTTTGATACTAAATATGATTTATCTAATACAGCCTTTAAAAATAAAGATGAGTTTAGAAATAGAATTGAGAGAGCAAAAGCGGTTCTATCAAATGATAAACTTGAAGATGAAGATTGGAGAGCTTTATCAGAACTTGGAATAAATGTTGAAGGATATAGAGACTGGTTCGGAGATACTGATATTCAAGCAGGGGCTCAACCAGAGGTTAAAAAAGATAATTTTAAAGGAACTCCATTGGAGGATTTATCAAAAGTAAATACTAAACTTACTGATGCAGGATATTTAGCAAGAACTGATGATAAAGGAAATGTATTCTATTTAAATCCAGATGGTACAGAAATTAAGAATGGGGTTATTGGAGAAGCATTTAATCCTAAGACCGATTCTTTAGCAGGCTGGTTTAGAGTAAATGGAAACATTTATAATCCAAGTGAATATTCTAATTGGAGTCCAGAAGTAAAGAACGCTTATAATATTATCCTTAATGAACAGGATGATAAAAATATATACGATGACCCTATTTACGGGGAACTTAAAGATAAATACGGATATTCTCATGTAGCAGATGCTTCTCTATTCTTCGATAATTTCAATGGAGAATTAGTAAAAGCATATACAAGACCTACTGTTGAGAATCCTACTGGTTCTAAATCTCAATACTTCCTTAATAAGAATGGTAAGTTTACTCCAGTAAATATTACCTATAATGATATTTTGGGAGAATGGGTTGCTAATGATAATGGCACAACCATTAGACTAGGAAAACAAAGAGAAGCTGGAACACAGCCAATTTCTGGAAGTGATGCAAAAGTAGGATTTAATAAAGTAAGACAATATACCTTTAGTGGTAAAGATGCTTACACACAAGACAATATCTTAGGTTTATTAAGAAGACTTGGAGATAATCCTAATCTTGCCAATGACGCAAGATATAGAAGTTTTATTCAAGGATTATTCCTGCCAGGAAGACTTGATTCAATGAAATCAGAAGAGGGAATACCTCTAACTGACCTTATTAAAGAAGGAAGAATTGACTTTAGACTACTTCCAAATGAGACTAAGAGAGGATTAAGAATCCTTAGGGATAGCCAAGGTAGAGTTACTAACCTTACATTTGACACAGGCGATGGACCTCACAGTTCAGGTTCTCCATTGGGCGGAACAGGTTGGAAAGGATTTAAACCTATCAAAACAGACTATAATGCATCTCCTCTGAAAAGGAAAGAGGGAGGAATCATTAAAGCACAATGGGGAGTAAGTACTGATTACATAGTAGACAGACGTAAACCTGCAACAGAACTTAATGATGAGGAGAAGAAATTAAATAAGAAAGCTACTGATAGTTACGATAAGACTCAATCAATAAAGTTTGATAATAAAGACTTGACTGATGCAGGTGGTATTATTAAGACTTCCGATAGAGTGAAAATGGGGGCAGCTATGGCTGACTTGTTAAGTGCTGGACTTGGATTTGTTCCTGGGGCTAACATTGCTTCTGCGGGTATTGGAGCTGCCAGTTCACTTGCTGAATTTGGTGCAGATGCTTCTGATGGACTTGAATGGGGTGATGTTGGAAACTTGGCCCTTAACTTAGGAATGGATGCAGTATCATTAATTCCTGCAATGAAAAGTATTAAAGCCGCTAAAGCTATGAGTAAATTAGCTAAATTTGTCCCTCTTATAGCAACAGCTATTGGAGCAAGTTCTCTGTTCAATGACCAAGAAAGAGAATCTCTTACATCATCATTGAAGAAAGTAACTAGTGGCAATATAAAGGATTTAAGTACTGACGACTTTAAAAATCTGGCTACTATTTCAAGAGTTGTATTAGGTGGTAAAAACTTCTTAAAGTCTCAAGATGGCAAAATAATGTCAAGACTTAGAGGAACGAAAAGAGCTCCATCTACTAAACAAGAAATATCTGTAGTTGTTAAAGGAAGAGAAAATCCTATTAAAGTTCAAGTAAATAATGCAGATATTGAGGGAAAGGATGCAAACTATATACAAGACTTAGCTAAGAAGAAGGCTAAGAAAATACTAGCTAATGAAGGCTTAGTTGAAAAGAATATTCCTGATGATGCTTTATCGGTAGAAACCAAAGGTACTGATAAGTGGTATAAGGGAAGTTTCTTAAACAAGAAGAAAGTTCCAACAAAGAAAGTGCCGGGATTTGAATATTCTAAGCCTAATTGGGTACAAAGACATTTAGTTCCCCAATCTTCAGAAACTCCTAAGAACTTTGGACAATTCTGGGGAATGAGAGGTATTAATCCTAATGGAAGGCTTGGTTGGCTATCTGATACTCGTTGGTTAGAAGGAACCACTCCAAGAGGTGAAGTTAAGATGCTTGTTGGCAAACCAAATGCTGAAATAAAAGGAAATCTTTTAAATCCAAGCCAAAGAAGACAAAGACTTCAAAATAAAGGACTAACAACCGAAGAACTGAATAAGAGAGGAATATATAAGCAAGGTGGAATCATTAAAGCTCAAGGTGGAAGAAAAATCTCTAATGTAGTTAGTAGTGCCAATTGGGGAACCGATATTTATGGAACAGAAGGATTTAATAACTGGTTAAATAGTTATAATCTAAAGAACTATCAAGACTTTAATAATTTACAGAAATCTTATTATGGAAATCTTTCGACTACTGGCTATAAACCTGGAACTTCTCCAGTAAGTTATAATCAAGGAGTTTATGATAGGCAAACTACCTTTAACAAAGTAGCTCCTGGAGTTAATGCAGCTATTGAGGGTCTCGCTAAAACTGGTAAGATTACGAGAGCTGGAGTATCAGGAGACAATGCAACAAGTAACTTTACTGATGGCTACTTCGGAGGGCAAGAATATTTAAGACATGGTGGAATGAGAGGAGTTACCTCTGATGAACAACTTAAAGCTATAAACGCTTTAGCAAATAAGAAAGGTCTTGAATATTACATTGACGATGCAACTGGTATGGCTATGTTAAGACCTAGTGCTTTACAAGCTCCAATTGCTCCTAAGTTTAATACTCAAACTATTGATACATCTAAAGCTGTTATAAATCCTACTACTGGAAAAGTAAGTGGACTTCCTAATGTTGGGGGAGCTGCCCCTGCAAAGGTTACTCCTTCTGAAACAAGAGGAACTACGTCAGGAGGTGGAATTAGAAGAATCTTAGGTAATCTAGACCCTACTGCATTTATCCAAGCTGGAAGAATGATGGGAAATATCTGGAACAATAATAGAGTTGCAGCTAAAACTAAGGAAGGGCTAAAACCATTACTTCTTGATACTTATGAAACTCCAAGACAAATAGTAGGAGACTTAGCTACTAGGCAAGCATACAATAATCAAGCAGCTCAATTAGAGAGTTTAGCTGCAAGACCAAGAACATCTGATGCTTCTTTACAATTGGCAGGAGAATTAGAAGCTAATTCAAGAGCTAATCAATTAAGAACTGAAGGAGCTTTAGCTGATAACGATATGATTCGTAGAACAGGTGAAGCAGCTTGGCAAAATAATGCAGAAGCAGTTGCAAGAAGAAGTGAAGTTGCTAATAGAAATAGAGCTTCTATGCTTGGAATTGATAAAGCTAAAAAGGATATTGATGCAGCTAAGATGTCAGCTAACTGGACTTCTGTTGAGAACTTTATGAAAGAAAGAGAGTATAAGGCAGCAATGGATAGAGATAGACAAAGACAGTTTAATCTTAATGTTGGAATGAGTGATATTCAAGCTGGAACAGAAGCCAGATTGAAACCACTAAGAGACTACTTAGAACAACAAAGTTTAAAAGGAGTTGATATTAGTACTCTTCCACAATATAAACAATATTCTGACCTTATTGAAAGTTTAGGACGTGAAAACGTTCAGGCACAAAATCAATTATATTCTGATGTATATGGATTGAGGATGCCTAGAGGACGTTGGTCGCCCGTTATCAGAAAAAGAGGAGGGCAATTAACTTATGCTGAACGTTCAAGACTTCAAGCACAGAAGGATACATCTAAAGCTAAAACTGAAAATGCTAAACTCTTTCAGAAAAATATAGAAAAAACAATAGATACAAATATAAAAATGATTAATAATCTATCATCAGTATCTAAACAACTTATAATTAAGTCAATGACATGAAAGTAGAACCGATAGTAAAGATGCAGAGTGGGGGTGGTATGCCCCCATTCACTTATTATACACCACTTGGGATGCAAGACACTACAAATGCAGGTGCAGCTGAACAACCTCAAGCTGTACAAGCAAGTACCAAAGAAGAGGGAATCACTGACAAGGATTTACTTAAAATGGTGGACAACATTGACGGATTACCAAGTGACACTAATGAGATAATTAAAAACTTAAGTTGGCTTTATAAACAAGACAATCTATTTAGTAAGGGGAAGATTAATTCCTCTTCAATATCTTCAAGATACCTTCAAGCATTAAGGCAAATTAAAAATGCTAACTTTAATAAGAAAGAATATGATTCTGCATTAGATACTGTTAAAGCTAATGGGGGATTGAATGAGGTTGCTATTACAACTACTGGAAATGTGGTTGTTCAAGATTCCGAAGGAGATATTAAACAGATATCTACCGAGGAGTATTTAAATAACAGAGATAAATACTTTGCTCTTAAAAACTCTGATTTACTTTATATAAGAGCCCACTCTGATGAAATGGCTAATAAGAATGATATATTTAATACAGTTAGAAATGGTATTGGTATATCAGCCATTAATAAGATAATTCAAGGAGCAATGGGTAAGTTGGGAACTATGTCTATATCTAAAGAAGGTTACTCTTATAAAAAAGAGGGAAACATTATACAGGGTATGGAATATATAAACAACATTGTAAATGAGGGAGCTGACCTTTCAGGTATGGGCTTAGACGGAGTTTATAAAACTGGACTATTAAATAAAAATCAATATCAAGCTGCAAAAGCAGCAGTTCAATATATTTATGATACATTAGACCCTAATGCTATTACTTTATTAGAAGTTAAATCTGGAAATACAGAGAATCCTAAGAAAGGAGCATTAGACTTAATAACTCAACTAATAGCATCTCAATTAGATACTACTATTGAAACTACTCAAAACTATGAAGAAAAACTTACTGGAACCATTAGTGGTACTGGAGATGGTGGAAGTGGTTCAAGAAATGATTTAAAACAACTTGATGCAATTGTAAATGGTCAATCTACTGTACAGAGAGACTATACTTTGAATCCTCATTCTAATTACCAATATACTACATCAGCTAATTGGTGGGCAGAACCCCAAGATGTTAAAACAGGAGAAGGATTGGGAATGAACACTCTCGATACAATATTGAAGAGTGCAGGTTATGGTTCAGCAGTTTTACAGAACTCCGTTTACTTTGGTGACAATAAAGTAGACCCGACTCAATTTAATAAACTTGTATATGACCCATCAGAAGGAGTTGCACAAGTGTGGCTGCCTTATACTAATACACCAAATGGTGGAATTGCCCCCAATCTTGGAATTATTAGTATCATAGAAAAAGTTGAGGATGATTTAAGAAGAAAAGGTAATGTATCTGATGTAGAAAGAAGACAAGCTTATGAAGCAGCAGGAATAGGCCCATTCTGGGATGCTATGCAAAATCCACAGTCTGCTTATGAAAGAGGATTATTAAGACCGTTCATAGCAATGACAGGAGTTGCTTCTGATGATGAACAAAGTGGTATAGTAAACGAAAATGAAAGTGTTGATAAACTTAGTAGAGACGAAAGAAAACACTGGAAAGATGCCGCTATGAAAATTATAAATGACCCTGCCAGAAATGGTGATAAGAAAGGAGATTATGACTTCGATTCTTGGTGGGAATGGGAAATATTTGGAAATGTTTCAGATATGTATAGAGGAACTATTTATATGCCAATGTCTGGTGACTATGTGAGTTCAGCAGCTAAAACTGGTAATATTAATCTTCCTAAATCTACATTTGATGCTAACAGGTTAATTAGAGAGGGCCAAATTGCTAACAACAGAAGACCTCTAGTAAAAACAAATTTTGATTAGAATATGGAAAATGTACAACAAAACGATTGGTTTGCAACGATACTATACAATCCAGACAAAGACTTTAAAAACTTTAAAGAAGCTGGATTAGATGCAGCTAATACAGGTTTAAAAGATAGAGAATCATATAAAGATATACAGGCAGTGCAAGACCAATTCAAAGATGCTGAAGGTAATTTTGATGAAAAATTATACAATCAGTTCTATGATAGTGCTGTAAGAACATATAATACTTTTGTGCAAGGAAACATTGAAGATACATTCCTTCGTAATATGGTTAAAAGCCCGTTAGATATTTTATCTGACAGAAGTACTCCATCTCAAAAACCTTTGTTTATTGTACAAAAAGTATCCAATCCTACTCTTAAATCACAAGGTATTAATAGCTTATTTGGAGAAGGTAAAGCCCTTAGGTCTTATAGAGAAGCAGCTCAAACTCAAAGGGTTGTAGACTACAAAACTGGAAAAGAGCTTGACTGGACTCCAGACGATGATGATAAGAGTGGGTTCTTTGATTTCATGTTTGTAGAACCATTAGTAGAAGCTAAGTGGGAAGAAGATGGATACCATAAGGATGAATATGGTAGAGAAATTAAACACTTTGCAGGAGACTATAAACTCAACGCAAATGGTATGCCATATTATGAAACTCTTGGAGACAGAGATGCCGCAAATAAGAGTTTCTTACACTGGACTGATACATTAACTACCACTGGCTCTAAATGGGATAAATATAATTTCTTGGCTTCTGACGGAATTGATAAGAGTGTTGCAGGAACTACTGCAAAAATGATTGCAACTATTGCTCCACTATTTATTCCTTACGTTGGACAAGCCTATGGTATTGCTACTGCATCTGCATATTTTGGTCAGGCATTAGCAGTATTTGGTAAAACTGTAATTGATGCTATTGGAGATGATACAGCTTCTAAGAAACCAGGTCTATGGCAATTCCTTAATAAGATTGACTCTTCAGTTAGAAAATTTGATTCTTCTGTAAGTGATGCAGGAAATCAAGGAATGTTCAATTATGAACAATTTGCAAACTTAGTAACTGATGTAGTAGGTCAGCTTTATCAACAAAGAAGTATTGCTAAGATTCCACAATGGATTGGTTGGGATGCAAGAAGCGCAAAGAACTCTAAAGCATTTGTTGAAGCACACAATGCAGACTATTTAAAGAAATACGGAAAGACTCTAAGCCAAGCTATTAAAGACGGAGATGTGGCTTCTGACTATACTAAATTAGTGGGAAATGACCTATTAAATGCTATCACAGCTAAACAAGGAGCTATTAATAGTTTTGCTAAAAACGGTTCTCAATTCTACATGGCTATGACACAATCTAAGGACATGTATGATACTTTCAAAGAAAATGGATTTAGTGATACGACTACAGCCATTGGTATGGGAGCTGCCCTATATGGATTTAGTAAGCTGTTTAATTCTTCTCTTGGAGAAGTAGCTCTTAGTGGTTTAGGTCTTGACGATTTGAAACAAGCTAATAAGAGACTAATTAGAGAGTTTACTAAAGAAATGAAGCCCCAATTATCTTTAGTTGAAAAAACTTCCTCTAATATTACTAACTCTGGAAAAATCAAATGGATTAAGAATCTAGGCGAGAAATTTAAAGGCTTCTATGAAAAACATCTTATTAACGACCCAGAAGGTTGGATTGCCAATTCAGTAAAAGAAGCTATCGAAGAAGTTTCAGAAGAAGCATTACAAGATGCAATCTTTGAAAGTAGTAATGTAATTGACTGGACATTCAATAAACTCGGATGGACTCAAAAAAGAGGTAACTATGAATTTACTCAAAGTAATCCTTTAGAAAGATACTTAATGTCTGCTCTTGGTGGTGCTGTAGGTGGAGCTATCTTCCCTGCCATTACTAAAATGGAAAATATCAGAGACGGAGTTCCTAATATTCAAAAGAATATTCCAGAAAATCTAGCCATAGATATTGCAACTATGATTAGAAATAATGGAGTTCAGAAATCAGTAGACTTATTAAAGAAGAGTATTGATAAGGGAGAAGTGGGTTCTACTACTCTTTCTATGAATTTATCTACTAATACAACTGACGATGGACAAGTTTACTATGAGCCAGCTAAGAAAAGAGAGGACAGTCAAAACAATATATTAGGTAACATTCTTATTAATTATCTATATGCAGTTGATTCTGTAATTAATAATGAAGGATATAATCTAAAGGATGATGAAGTTGTTAATAACTCTCTGATGAAAGATTTCAGATTGAAACAACTTGCTGATACTGGTGTAGGAGAAGAAATCCTATATGACTTCCAACAACAGTTACAAGGTCTTATTACTGCTGCAATAGAAATGAAGAGTAACCCTCAAGACTCTGAAATGGGTAAGATTAAGCAAAGATATGATGAATATAAACAGAGAGTAGATGATACTCTATCTGGAAAAAGAGCTGGAGAATATGCTGAAATGATGGCATATAAATTAAATAGAGGTTTAATGTCTCCATTCGCAGCTCCTGATATCTATGCTTATTCGAGATATGTAAGAGGTATTAATTATGCTACTGCAACAGAACAGCAAAAGAAAGACTTAGAAGCTGATTATGAGAAATATACTCAATCAGACCAAAAGGAAAAAATAAATCTTGGTTATGAAATATTTAAGAACTTAAAAGCTGAAACAGCTGAACCCATTCTTAGATATAGAGATTCTCAAATGTATAAATATAAGTCTCAATTATATGATGTAATATCTAAACTCAATGATTCTCAAAATATTTCTAAGCTTAGTGATGCAGAAATTGCTGGGTATAAAAACGAAGTAAGAAATGGAAGAAGTGATGACCAAATCATTGCTGATGCAGAACTTAATCCAGAAGAGAATGTATATAGTGCTCAACAAAAAGCAAAGATAGTTGATTCTTATCTGGAGAGAGAAATCTGGAACGCAGACCCAGGAAGTGATAAGAAACGTCCTAAACCCTTCGGTAAAGCATACGTTCAGAACCTAAAAAATATGTTGGAGAATATGAGACAACATATGAGTATAGGTATCGACCCAATACTTAATCAAAGAAGGACTGGAGAGTTACAAGTCTTATTTGAATCAATAAATAATATAGTTCAATCTACTGGCTTTATTGATGCAGAGACTAAGGGAATGATTGATACAGTTAAACAAAGCTATAATAGATTTAGCCCTGAAAGCTTTGTAAATAGACTTACAATGTTCATGGACCCATTCAAAGGATTTACTTTTGAAGACTCTTATTATAATGATATTCTTACTAGTAATTCTACTTACTTGGGTAAGATAGATGAAGTAGACCCTGCCATAGTTGAAGAACTTGGAGACTCTAAGGGAGAGTATGTATTTGAGGACGAAGAAGGATATTATGCTCTAACTCAAAACGAGTTACAGAATGTATTCATGGATATGTTTACCACAGAGTTTACTGGAGCTAATTCAGAAGAATTGCTTGGTGGAATCCTAACTGATGGAAATATAAATGAAAATTCTTTAAATTCATCATTTAAAAAGAATCCAGATTTCTCTGTATTTAATAAACAGTTACTTGAGTATCTGAATTTAGATGCTGACAGAATTGGCTTATTAGGTGAAATTGATAAAATATCTACTGCTGCTATGCAGGAGAATCCTGTATGGGATATGTTAGGAAGACTATCTACTAACCTTATTGGTGAAGATGTATTCAAACTATTAAAGGCAGAAGAAGGAGACTACAAGAGTACAGCTTCTTTATATGACTATGTGATTAGTAATGAACTTACTAGAGAGCAACTTGAAACTGCAAATACTGCAACTCAAATATTAAGTCACTCTATTATTCCATATCTTACTGGAAATGAGGGAGTATTTAATATGATTGATATCGCTAATCAATATAAGAGAAACATGGGAGCTCAAGAAGATGTTCCTTTGACTCAAGAAGAAGCTCAAACTATTCAAACTGAACTATATAATATCCAGCAAAGAATTGCATGGTTACTTGCAGTTAATGATATGAATAGTGGTAGTAAGACTGTTGATAGTAGTAAAACTATGGGCAGATTAAATAGTATGTTTGCACTTATTCTAAGTGGAAACACTTCCGATTCTACTCTATCAAGATTGAAGAACCTGAGCTATACTGATGCTGATGAAAATGAACAAACATTCATTGAAGAAGACTTATTAACCGGTGATGAACTTGTTAAACTACAAGAAATCATTGCTAATGGTAAGAATGACGAAGAATCATTAAGGTTCTCTAATGAAGTATTATTAAGAGTTAGTAAGGCTTTATATGATAAATTCTCTGGACTTACATCTGAACAAAAAGAAGAAATTATAGGTAAAATAGCTGGAACTGATATTATTGATTATAATGATTATGGTGCTTCCAAATTCAAGAGAAATAGCACATATCAAGATATTAAAGGTATTGACCTTGCTACTTACTTACTAAGTACTTTGGCAGTTAATCCAGAAGAAATGCAGAGTGTGCTAAGAAAAGCTATTATTAGTAATCCTTCTCATGCTCCATTTTATAATCAGATGTTCAGTGTTCAAGAAATGTTTGCTTTATATAAGAATCCTGTACTATTTAACAAATTCTTACAGAAGACTTATGAGTTTAAGCCAATTCAAAATAAAGAGTTCTATACAAAGAATACCTTTACAAAGAACATTATTACTGTATTAGGAGGAGCTGGAACAGGTAAATCAACTGGTGTTGCCAAGGTAGCTTACAACATGATAAAGATTGATAATCCTGATGCTACTGTAATGGTGTCTGGACCTAAGGCTGACGTAGGAGAAAGACTTGCTGCCACATTAGGAATTGATAAGAGCTATGATAGACTTCAATTATGGCAAGCATTACTTACTGAATCTGGTTGGGAAAAAGTAAAGAAAGCAATTTCTGAATTTAGAAATCCACCAGAAGAAAAGGGAGAAACTCCTTATTTGGTAGACGGAAATCCTGAAATATATAATCAAGACTTCCTAACAGAAGAAGATGTAAATATTGCAGCTTTACCTGATGTGTTATTTGTTGATGAGTTTACTCACTTCTCTGGTATAGAAATGCAGATGCTTTCTAGCTTAAGCAAGTTTACTGATAAGGATATGATTATATATGCTCTTGGGGATAATAAACAGGAAGGAGTAATCAATCCAAGAAATGGAGAAGAACTTGATTTAACTGGAATGTATTTTGGAACCCCTGTACTTACTTCAAGTATTAGAGCAAACAATGTTCATAAGAAAGACAATCTAGATAAAGTATCTTCAATATTATCTGAACTTATCGATAAAGAACAAGACAGCCAACTTAATGGAACTCAATTAAACATTAAATCTATAATGAGGGATATTAGAAGTAAGTCTTTATTAAAGTACTATGAACTTAGAACTGATAAAGAAATAATTCTTCATGGAGATAAGTTAGTTGATGAAAATGAGTTGAATGTTGATTATATACAAGGACTTATTAATAATCTAAAAGAAGGAGAAAGAATTGCCTTAATTACTGATAATGTTCTTTCTGACTTTAGAAAAGATGTATTCCATCAATTTGAAGAAAAGTATCCTGAACAAGTAGTAGTAAGAGACTCGAGAGACGTTCAAGGTTCTGAATTTAAATATACTATTGTCGATGTTAATTGGACCGATACAACTAACCAAAATACATTCATTAAGGACTTAAAATACTTCTATACTTTAATGAGTCGTTCGGCTGACGGTAACTTAATAGTTAAGAAAAACTATAACATGGTTGCTAAATCAGATAGAACTTCTACAACAAGTACTTCTGAACTTAAGGCTGATGATATTGACGGATATAAGAAATTAATTCTTAGTGTTTTAAAGGATGTTAAGCCAGATATAGAGGAAGTTCCAGTAGCTACAACAGAAGGAGAAGGAGAGGGAGAAACAGTCCCAGCTACTCCAAAAGAAGTTCCTGCAACTGACGGTAATACTGGGGAAGAAACATCCAATGAGAATAAGGGTCTTTATGATACTTCTAAGGATGATGAAGCTGCTGCAGAGGTAATGAAGAGAAATGTTTTTGAAGAAAATGATTTGCCTAAGGCGCTGAAAGAAATCGAACAGAAGATGGATGAAGAAACTACTGGTGACCCAAATGCCGATATTAAGGCAAGAACAATGTCTATGGGAAGTTACTATAATCACCTTGCTCTTAATATAAACGAGGATGGAATTATTCAACCTTATAAATCTACTAATGGAATTGATGAAGACTTATCAGGATTCTCAAATCTAATAAGTGGAAAAACTATTGAGGACATAAGAGACATTAATTTAGAGTCCGGACAAGGTATTGATTTACTTTCTTCATTAGCTTACATGAGGTCTTTATTTAAGAGGCCAGCATCTGAATTAAAAGACATAGTAAGAACTAAGTTATCATCAGCTGGTTCTGAACAATATAAAGCTCTTAGACCATTTATTGAATTATACTTTAATGGTAAATTATCTGAAGATAAATTTAGGAGTTTCAAAGCAGCTATTGCAAAGGGTAATTGGCTACTTAAATTAACTAAATATAAACCTGGATATGATAAGGCTTATAATGTAGAAAATCTTAAAGAGCTTAAACAGGATGAGCTATTCGGAAGAATAGTATTCCAATTAAAGACTAAAGATGGATATTTAGACATCACTCTAGGAAGTACTACTGCCATTGATAAGATTATACAAAATTCAGGTAATACGGAACTTGTAGACATCTTAAATGATAGAGCAACTCTTAACTCCAAAATAGACCAAAAAGGACAGGTATATTTCAGACTTACTGACTTTAAAGCTAAAAAGAAAGGAATTTCTTTTGGTAATAAAATCTTTAAGAATAAGAATTATAACAAGTTAGATATGGTCAGACAAAAGTACAACAGGGGTAAAACTCTTGACCAAACTATGAGAGAGCATCCAGAAATATTGTTCAGTGATATTTACATGGACGGTGCTGTTGAACTTGATGGAAAGGCTAAGAGAGTTGTTAAGGGTTATCCTACAGTCTTTATGAGTGATGATTTATGGAATGTTACTACTTCAGAACTACTTGATAGACACTTACAGAAAATGCAGTATTTAGGAACTGATGAAACTGCACCTTTCTTTGAAGTAACAAAAGGACATTTAAATCTTAGAGGACTTTCTCTGATTGACTTTATGAAAGAATGGGGAAGACTTGAAGGAGAAGGTGGAGGAAAAATCTATGGTGCTAAAGAGTTCTTCATGCTGGCTAGACCAGTGGAAGCTGCTAGATTCTTATACAGTATGTTAAGACTTAAAGAAGCGACAGTCCAAGATATTGAGCTTTACAATCAAGGAGTTGAAACATTTAATAGTAATCTACTTCCGTCAGAAGAAGACCTTAAAAAGGATAAGATTGCTGTTGACCCTACTGGTGATGGAATTAGAGTAAGTGAATCTTCTCTTAATGAAGTGAAGGCTAAAATTACTAATATGCTGAATGATTTAAAAAATTCATTCCCTAGCTTGGTAATGGGTAGACTTAAACCAGTTAAAACTACTAAAGCGGCCGGACAAGTTGAAGCCCAAGACAGTAACACTCAATATTCTGTAAAGAATACGTCTTACTATATGCGTATGGCTGTCTCTCCGTCAGAACAGTTCGAAATGCTAAGAGATTTTGGAGTTCTTCCAGAGTATGACCCAAGTGGGCCTTCAAATTATATTGTAAAGACTTTACAGAATTTATCTAAAACTAATTCTAACTTAACAACTTTACTGGAGAAATTAGTAAATCCAGATGATGATATTTACAGTTCTCCAGATATAGACCCACAAATAACTAAAAATGCTGAATCAAAGAATCGTGCAATTCAAACCTTTTTAAGGATTCAACAATCTATACAAGGATATGAAGCACCTTCAACAGCTGCGATGCTCCCATTAATTAAAAGAGGAGTTATGGCTGGATTCACAGCAAGTACTAACGTTATTCGTCACTTATTCTACAATACTATATCAGAGTATGGCCCAGGTGATTTTGCTACATTTAAGCAAGCTATCGACTATGGAAACTTGTACAAATACGGAGTATGGACTAATGGTATAGATACTGCAAGAAATGACAATGTACAATTTGGATACTATATATCTGCTTTAGGTCAGCAACAAGTATACTTCGATGGGCCTATCCAGACTCCGAATTATTATATTAATTATGATGCATTAGAAACTGACCAAGAATTTGAAGTAAATCAACCTACTCAAGTTGTACCGGTACAAGGTCCGCCAGTTGTAGAAGAGGCTCCTGTAGTAGAACAAATTAGTGATAAAATGAAGTTACTCAACGCACAACAAGATTTGATTGCAAATATTTTGAGTTCTGTGGAAAATAATGTAACTTTGCAAAAGGATGAAATTAAAAGGATGCTAGAGACAATAGACATTACTAAGTTCAACTTAAATGGTGAAACTGTTGAAGATAGAATCCAATCATTCAATGCTCAATATATAAGTAAGGTGCGTGATAAATTAGCAAGTCTGCCAAGGAGACTCTATACGAACAGCAGCGATGTTGCGACAATAACTCCTGAATATCTTATTGATAAAAACAATAATATTATTCCAGACCCTAATGCAATTGTTTCGTTTGCTGAACATATAAATGAAAATGAGTTACTGAAAAATACAGAAATAAATACTGTAACCCTTGAAGATAGTGATATAAAACTAAATGCAGAAGAACAGACCTTTACTGTAAGAGTAAATGGAAATGATTATGTATTTGGATTTGAGGAAAATGAAGCCATTCTAAAGGATATACGTCCCTTACCTCAAGATGAAAATCCTCAAGTTAAGTTTGTAGAAGAATTTAACAAGGGAGTACAATCATTAATATCTTCTTTAGGTAAGAATGAGGATATCACTAAAATGACTAAACCTAAATTGATGATTTATAATAAAGGAAAGGCAATTGCTAATTTACTTTCTACATTAGACATCAATACAATAGCTGAAGAATTGTTCAATCCGGATGCTGATGTTTCAGAAGTGATTGACAAATATGCCCCAGTAGAAGCTGATAAAAATGCTACTGAAGGAGTGAAGAGTAAGCTAAATACTATTAGGGACTCAATAAGAAAGAATAACGAAGGAAAACCAAACTGCTAAAATGATTAAATGTAGAATTATTCCCGAATTAGTGGAAATCTGGTCAGCTTATGATACAGCCGCTGAAAATTTCCCTGACACATTAGAACCAGATTCAGTTGAAGGTAGGAGAGAGATAATCTCTTCTGCCTTAAACTATATAAAAGATAATGGAGTAGTTCCATCACAGCAAAGTCTGGGTATGCTCCAAAACGAATTGATTAGATATGATAGAGACAATTACGAGGGCTTATTCGGCTTTGCTACAAATGAAAAAGAAACTAGGGACTTAATAGAACAAAACTGGGATATTGTATCAATAGATGAAGATGCCAAGAATATAGCACCAGAAGCTAACGATTTCCCACAAGCTCCTATACCCTCTATTAGCGAAGGATTGGATTCTATATTTGATAATATCAATGACCAATCAAGATTTGTTAGACATTTTCAAAATGAATTAACAAGATTTGCCTTCGTAAATTATAATCTCAATAAACTTATATCTACTAATAGAGATTTAAATGATTCTATTAGAATGTATAAGAATCAAATCTTCCAAGAACTTGCAAAAGAAATAGGAAGCCCTGTTACTCAAATGTATGCAGGAAGAGAGTTTCAATTAGAAGCCTATAACAATCTTATTAGAGATGCAAGAATATACTTCTTCGAAGATGTGAAAGACGGAGTATTTGTATCAACTGACCAAGATAGAATCAATGCATATAATAAATATGTAATGCTTACTAACTTTGATGGGTTCTTATTGCGTTATAGTAAGAATATTATTCAGGTAGCAAGAGGATTCGTAGGAGGACACATAGACCCTAAAGCTGGATATAAATACACCTTTAACTTAGGAAAGCATATTAAACAGGATTATAATAATGAACTCCAAGATATTAACGAGCACGTTAATGGAGCTGTTCAGATGTTTGTTAACTCTATACCTATGGTAGATGAACATAATAATCCTACTGGACAATATGTTGAATTTAAAACATTCAACTCACTTACTAGAATCTTTAGAAATATTTCTGAAAATAACCCAGGTATTACTAGAGAAATAAGAAACAATCCAAGAGAAGCTATTAAGGAAATTATTAATATTGCATACAATAATAGTAAAACATACTTTAAAGGAAATGATGCAACATTATATCCAACCTTTAGAAGTGTAAGACGTGCAGTATTTGATATAACAAATCCTTCTAGCTTAGCTTCTTTAGAAAGTAGTATAACTAGTCCAGACCAAATGAACTTATTTTCAATGGTATTGAACCATATTAATAAGACATCTCCTGTAAGTTATCTACAATACAAATATAATCCAGAGACAGGTAAATACGTAGTAAGTTACTTGGATAGTGAAGCAATCTCTCAAAAGAGAACTGACTTAGAAAAGCACTTAATGATTCAAAGTACTTATGATAATTTCTCTGATATATTCTCTAAACACTCAATTGCTCCAGTTGAAGATGCTGATGGAGTTGTAAGTAATATTACCTTTAATATTGGGGGAGCACATTATAATTACAACTTATCAAATAAAGCTCTTACTAAGAATGGAACTATTGTTCAAGACTACCTATCTGAATTACTAAGTAATAGAAGTGGTTGGGGACAATTCTTCTCTGATGTTATGAGAAAACCTATTGATGCGACATTTATTGAAACGGCAACAGAAGTTAATGATGCGGAAGACTTAAAAGGATTCTTAAATGTGGCTATGGCTACTATTGTTAATGCTGATGCTAAAGATGCTGCAGTTAAAGCAGGAGAAACTTTAAAGGATGTTGTTTCTACTAGATATTCAAGAATAGTTCCAGAGGATAGTAAAGCTTCAACATATTATGATAGAAGACTTGACTCTTTAAGAATTGGTGGTGTACTTGATGGACTTAGAGGATTGATTGCTTTAAGTAGAACTATTGCTGCAAATAATAGAGACACCACAAAGAGTTATGTAAAAAATGCTGATGGGAATAACCTCCCAAAGTACCGTTTGACTAGTGCTGGTAATGATGATGCTTATATATTAAATGATATAAGAAGCGTTGCCAATTTTAACCCTAAAAATCCAATGAATAGTAACTTGTTTATTAGTACTGATGGACTATTAACAGGAACAGCTTTAAAGACTGACTTTACTAATTCAGAGGGAACTTCAAAGAATATCTTCAAGATGCAAGCAAATGAGTTATTATATTCTCAATTTGTATTTGACTATTTACAGACTAGAGATAAAAACTCTGCAAACAGACAATCAAATGAGCTTGCGGGAATTGTTGCAATTCAGCCAACTACATATTCTGATAAATCAAATATTTGGGTAAAGCTAGTCGATTTATATAAGACTCTATCCTTTAAAGACATATATGGAAATAATCTGTTTGAAGGTAAGTCTTTGTCCGATTTAACAGTCAATGAAATAAATCAATTAAGATTCTCTACATTACATGGAATGTATCAAGGTCTTGCAAATCAACTTGTTGAGGATTACAAGCTATTATTTACTGCATCTAATGGGGTATTTGTAAATGAACTTGGAGAATATGATGAAACTGATTATAAGCAATTAAGTCCAGAAGTTAGGGCTTTAATGGAGAAAAGAACTCAATATATAGGTGATGATGGAAGTTATGAATATTACGACTTCAAAGAAGACCTAACTGTTGAAGATTTCATTCCCTTATTATCTAAACTGGATACAGATACGATTCATAATGCTGTCTATATGTTGCAGTCTCAAGGAATAGATATTACTGTTCTTCCAGAAGTACATTATATTCAAACAAAAAAGGGATTAGCATTTAACACTACTTTACTTGAGAATATAAGAAATTATTCTTTAAAGAATAAGGATAATCAATCTACTCTGGATAATATCAGTGATAGCTATTGGACTAAGAAAAGAGAAGAGGACAAATTATATGCTCTAACTCTTAAAATGAGTGATGTAAAGTTCGATTTATATGATGAATTTGGTAAGGAAATTACTACTCTTACTGAAAACATTGATAGAACAGCTTCTCAAAAAGACTTCGTTGATAGACTTACTCCTAAAGCTAAGCAAGAACTATATAATAAATTACATATAGAGTCTGATGAAAAGGCAACCTATGAAAATATCTGGATTGATAACAGAACACAAAGACTAAATAATTACTATATTCTTAAAAAGAATGGAAGTAAATATGACATAGTTGAAGATGTAGACTTTATGAAAGTTGCAGGAAATACAGACTACGAAGTAGTACTTAATCCTGACCTTGACCTTTATAAATCTATTGATAACTTAGTTAGTGATAACTATAATGCAGCAACTATTGGGCTTCCATTTTTACATCCAGCTAAGAAAGCAGCGGTTACAAATGATGCTTCTCTAATTGATAAAATTAATGAAGAAGCAGCAAGAACAACAGCTATGTATAAGAGAGGTGTGGTAGTGGGAGCTACAATTCATCCATTTATTAAAGGTAAAATTACTGGTATTCCCGATACTTATAAACTTGCAGTAATTGAAGACTTAAAAACTCCAGTATTTAATGTACAAGGAGATGATGATGGAGCTACACAATTTGACGGTGGTATTTTCTTAAATCCTATGATTGCAAGATATGAACAGAACTCTCTTGAAGAAATTAAGATGAGTCCTATTCATAGAAAACCACTTGGGTACTTCTCTCTTTCAAATTATCTATCTTCTGGATTGTTAAAGTGTGCTACCTTTGCTGTTACTAATGAATATTTAAGAGCAGCACAAACTGGTGATGTTATAGGTAATTCTCTATTAAAACAGATGCTTGATGTTCAATGGGATATTCCAAATCTTGATATTACAGTTGATAGAAACGGAAGAAAAATCTCCTACAATGGACAAATGTATAGAGACATCAATACTCTTAAATATTGGAGCATTAATAATATTGAGAAGCTTAATAAGATAGGTTACGATGAAAATGGCAACCTTGACAATACCTATGAAATTACTAGAACCCAAATTGATAAGAATGGTCAGGCTTTAAAGAGAGATGGCTCTATTATCACTGAAAAAATCAAGGTTAGAATTGATACTAACTATGATTTATGGATGGCTTTGGGTGGAGAGTTCTCTGTATCAAGAGACGGAAAAACTTTAAAAGAAAGTGAATCTTCATTAGACAAGCTAACAGAAGTGGGAAATCAAGTAGCTTTCAATAGAAACAATATTGATGATATTCCTCTAATCCAAGAAGCTAGACGTCATGGAGCTAGAATTGATATTTATCCAACTGGTTTTGATGAAGATGTATCTCAAAATACATACTATCAACCAATGAAATTCTCTGGTATCGCTTACCTTGCTACTGCTGGCGCAGTTAAAAACGGTATGGCTAATGTAAATCCAGGAAGATTATTCAAGAACGGATATAACCCAAATATACAGGCTCTTGAGGATTCTGATAGAGTTATTTATGGACATCCCGCTATTGGTAAAACATACGCAAAGGCAAGACATGATTCATTCCTATCATTTGATGATGATTACGGTAATGCAATAAAAGGCTTTATCGATAAAAGACTTAAAGAGGGTCAAACTCGTCAAGACTACAAAAGAGAATCTCCGGAGGAATATAGACAATTCCTACTTGGGCTTTATGAAACAGCAAAGGCTAGAGCCAATGAAGAAGGAAAGAGATTATTCTTCTCTGATTCAATCTTATTACAGGCTTTAGACGAAACTGGAAGACTTGAAGAAATTGACAAAGCTCTCTCCATGAATCCTGATGAATTCGTAGATAGAAGCAGAAATAGAGGAGAGGTTGATGATGCAAATACTAAGGATTGGAAGAATAAGATAGACCTTTACCTTAATAAAATTCCTGATAGAATTGTTAATGTAGGAAGAAACTATTTACTAGACATTCTAGATAATACTAGAAAGAAACATCAACGTTCTCAACTCACATATATCAATATCAAGCCAGACTTTATTGGAATTCAGCTAAATGCTGAACATAGTGTTGATGAAGCTGAAGTATCTGAAATGACGCAGGTAATTTCTGCACTTGAACAAATGAGTACAAGTCATGGAATGGCTAATCAAGTGTACGAAGATATTGGTAGAGTAATTGCTAGAGGGTTACGAGAATACAATTTCGATGCAAATAGTGAAGAGGATAAAACCAGAGTATATAAAATCTTAGGTAGAGACTTATTGAGAACATTCTCAACCGGAGATAAGGACAGACTAGGACTTGCAGGAGCTTATATGGAATTAGTAAAGAAAGACATTCTTAGTGATAAGTCTTTACAGGATATGGCATATAAGATTCCGTTTGACGATAATAATATCTTTGGTGTATTTACTAATGGATTTACTAACGGAATTAATAGAGACATTATTAAACGTAAATATGCAGGACTTCAAGCTATTTTGAACCCTTCTCATGATATTGTTACAGTATATGACAGCCCAGACGGGGGAATCCTTAAGTATTCTGATATTCTTGGAAGAGTTAATACTCCTGCCGAAAGAGATGCAATCTTTAGAAAAATGGATACAGAAGTAGAGATTGGAGAAATTAGAGCTGGTGACTGGATTTCAATACAGGGCGGAGAACCTGTTAAAGTTCTTAACTATCGTAGTAAAGTTCCAGGAACGATAGGTATTATAGACCTAAAGGATATGAGACTTAATGGAATATTATCTGTTAAACGTCTTGGCTCTAAAGGTAGAAATCTACGTTCTGCAAATCATGTTATTAAATTAGTTGATGGAAGTTCTTCTAATGGATTCACTACATTCGATGCTTATGATTTAGATACTTCAAGACTTTCTTGGGATTTAAAAGAAAAAAACTGGGCAGACAATGTAAAGAATAATCCAACACAATTACAAGCTTGGAATGAAATAGTTCAAAGAATCCAAGATAAGTATGGAAGAACAATTACTTTCAATACTGACAAGGGAGAAATCAATGGTTATTTAAGAGATTTAATTACTGATGATTTAGCTGAAATAGCACAAGGAAGATATAGAATCCCAGTAGCTTATAGAAGTGGAGAGAATATCTTTGCCCAAGTTGCAGAAGATAGATTTGATGCTAATGAACTTGCTATTGGTAAGAACACTGCTTCCAAATTCGGATTGAAGATTGGTGACTCTTTAAGTGAAATTGAAACAACTGGACCTTTATTCTTTGAAAGAAGACAAAGAGAAATCTTAAATACTGATATAGGCAGTAACAATTATGACATGTATTTTGTTAAAAACAATAAACAACATTTACATGTTATGTTAAGTAATAACCCTGCATCTAAAGCTAGAATTGATTCTTTAATAAAAGATGGAATTATGGTTGAAGATAAAGGAGTTGAAAAGACTACTGTCAATGGTAAAAACTATGTCATAGTAGATGGACAGATAGGTTACAGAATTGATGATGATTCTAAATTCTATAATTATATTACCTCTGCTGGAGAAAGTAGACAAGTCTTAGTTACATCTGATGTAGATACTTTAAGGGGAATTGATAAATCCAAATTATATAGTAATGCTGTGTATAGATATAGCTCTGGAAACATTGCAACTTTATTCCCATTACAGATAAATTCAATGTTTACTTCCTTGGAAGATAAAGCCATATTAGAAGAATGGTATGATGCTCTTAAAGAAGCTGAAACAGAACAGGATAAATACGATATTGCAAATGAAGTAAATGAGCAGACAGCTTTAAATCTTGAAAGAAGAATTAAGAAATCTGCACAAGATACCTTTACTTCTTGGCAAGAAGCTCTGAAGTTTATTGTGGCTCGTATTCCTTCGCAGTCTATGCAGTCATTTATGAACATGAAAGTGGCAATGTTTACTGAATCAGAAACAAACATTTGTTATGTTCCTGTAGAACAGATTTGGTATCAGGGTTCTGACTTTGATATTGATAAAGCCTTTATGTTGGGGGCCAGTATCTCTAACCAAGGTATTTATTATAATTGGAGTCCGTTATTTAACTTTAATAGTCAAGAACTACTTTCTATATCTCATGATTTACCATTCCCAACTGGGTATAAATATTTCTTAGATAATGAAGTGGGATTCCCTCTTGAAGGCGATTATTCAAACTTACTTGGTAAGACTTACGATGAAATTACACATGACCCTGTATTATTCAGAAGCCTAGTAAATCTAATGAGAGAAGTAAGTAAATTCCCACCAAGTGGAAATGCTAATATGGTTAAAATTGCAGGTCTTGATGAAGAATTAATTGACCTAATAGGAATCCATAATGAGTATGAACTTGGAGAAGCTGATTATCAAGAAGCAATTAAGAATAAAGTATTTAATGCTTTATGGAGAATTGGAGCTGATGTTAAAAACGTGGTTTCTGCTACATCTCCTATCTCAATGGGGCCTGCACAAGATGCTGCTGCTGCTTCAACATCAGGACAGTTTAGTAAGTTAGTATCTAATGAAAATCCGGGAGCTAGAGTGATTCTACAATACCAGAACTCTATTGGTAAAGACGGTATTGGTGTGTATGCTACTGGTATTAAAGTATTCTCTATTTTACTTAACTATTACAATGAAAAATTAAGTAAAGCAACAGAAGATAATCTGAACAGATATACTTTCTATAATGAGAATAGTGAAAACAAGGGAACGATAGAAGTATATGATAATGAAGGTAATAAACATATTATTCAACAGAGTCCTACACTTCCAAATGTTAAAGTAGACCCAACAACTAATCCTGCATTATTAGGTCTTGCGGAAGCAATAATCAAAAGAGGATTCCAAGAAGACGTATTCTTAACTGACTCTGTACTTCTATCTGCTGCTACTGATAATGCTAAGGAACTTATTCTTGAAAAGATTAATGCTGGTCCAGACCTTGCATCTGTTTACATTTATTTGTTTGCAACTGGAGTAGATTTTAAAACAGCTTCTGACTTTATGACAACAAGAGCTGTAACAATGGCTCAAAATAAAGCTAAGACTAACATTCTGTATATTGACGGTAAGAGAAATAACCTCGATAGGGCTGTTAAATATTATACTGAATTAGCTGACCCTGATAGTTATATACCTCAAATTTATCAACAATCAATTATAGATTGGGGTAATGATACATTAGCTAAATTGTCTAATGACCCAGAAATTGGAGCTGAACTTAAGGAAATTATGAAAACTGAAACTAAGTTCTATAATATCCTTAATAATATAACCAATCAAAAGGTTTTAGATGCTATTTTGGATTATGCTTATAACAGTAATACTCCGCTTAAAATATATAAGAAGGAATTAGCTAAGAAAAAGAGTAGAGCCGAACTTGAATTAGAATGGGAAGGAGCTTTAGAATCTGAAGAAGATTGGATGCAATCTGAAAATTCTGAAGACTTTAGAATATATAACAGTGAAGAGAACAAAGCAGAACAGCTTAGATACATATTCTCAAGATATGTAAATGAGCTGAAAAGAAGAAGGGCTGAACTTAATACACTGACAGAAGGAGACTTACATAATATGAAAGTATTATTAGAGTTAAAGAAAAAGTCAGATGAACTTACCAGACTTGGTAGATTAGGAAGCTTGAACCAAGGTATTAAAACTAAATTAATGGATAAGATTAAGTATATTAACCAAATAGAAAGTTTTGTTAATAGAAAATTCTCTTCATTTAATAAAGAGAATGAACTTAGTCCAGATGATGAAGGTTATATTACTCCAAACTTTAATCTTATTGAGTTTATCCAAAATCCAGAATATAAACAAGAAATGATTGATGCTTACGAACAAGCTAAAGATACTTTCAATATTTTGGATATTATCACATCTGTTCCTCACTTTAACGAAATGTTAAATGCGATGGCAGTAGATGATAAACTTTTGGGATTCTATGCTTCTAAATATACTCTTACTAAGAATCTGGCAATGTCTGCATTACAATCTAAAGCTATTGGTCAACTTACTCCTAAAGACATGGGAGAGATTAATAGATTCGTAAGTGATGTTACTATTGTGAAGTTCTTAAAGACTGAACTTGTTAATAAGATTTCATTAGCTCCTGGAAGTAGAATGTATAATAGCTTAGGAAAGGTTGTTCCTGTTGCCACTTCTGGTAAAATAATTGACTTTGCTAATGTATATGATAGAGCAACATTTAAGATGTGGTTTGAACAAGAGTTTATTCCGAATATGAAGGCGATGAATCCTAAGAATAAATTCATACAAGCATTAACAAGTACATACTTTAAGAATAGCTTCCAAGACTATAACTTCCTATATAAACTTCCTATTGATTTAGGAAACCTTGAGCAAGAATCAAATGAGATTGCGTACTCTAATTACTTGAAGGCATTTGATGAAATCAAGTACACAAGACCTCTTCCAGACGTAAATATGACTACTGGAGACTTATTCTTTTTATATAACCTATTGGTTAGTAAAAATGCTTTTGGAGACAATACTCTTACTAAGATATTTGAAAACTCCTTAAGTATGAAAACAAAGAATGATGAAGTTGAGGTTAGAAATAGTTTACTTCTTAAATTTATGGACTTTGAAGCAAAACAGAATCCTAATCTTAATGAAGGAACTAACGGTCTTGTTGAAGGAGAAGATTATAAACTTGACGATTTGTATGTAAGACTTATTAAATATAATGAACCAAATGGAACTAGATTTACAAAAGAGTATGATAGTGAAGCTGGAAAGATTGTAATCAAAGAAAGTAATTATGGAGAAAAGAGTACATTAGACTTGTTTACTGATAACAATACAATGTTACTTCCATTCTTAACTAAAGGATTTACAAGACTTGCAACAGAAACTAAAAATGACTTAATATCCAAATTAGTAAATCTAATTTCAAACAATAAAGCTGAAATAAAATTAACTTGCGATGAGTAATTGTATTCAATTTACCATTGGAGATAAGATATATAAGTTTAGGGATGTGGACTTGAAAAAGTCTGCAACCCTAGACGATATTATCTCTGCTATTGCAGAAGACCCGAACTATGCAGGTCAATTGGAAGACCTAAACATAGATTTAAATAGTAGAGGGACAGAATCTATATCTTCAACTAAAGAAATTCCAAATGATATAACAGATAGAAATACATACATAGCTGAAAACTTAATGGGAAACCTTAATCATTATGCACTAAGTCAAATCTATAAAAGAGTGGGAGTTCCTAATTCGGAGTTCTTTACTGCCTTTAAAGATATAATGGATAGAGGTAAAGGTAATAGATTGAGTTTTCTAGTAACTGATTCTCCAACTCAAACATTTCTTGGTAATTCAAGAGATTTAGTTGTAATTAATAAAAATGATTTATATAATCAGCCTAAATTACTTGGGGCATTAAGTTACGTTTATTCTCATTCCCAGTTACTTGATAATCAATCAGCTATATATAAGATAGTAGAAGATGCATACACCAAAATATTAGAGTCTCCAACTAGACTAAGGGAAGAATTACTTAACATTCCTGATAAGTATTCTGCATTAAGAAGATTGTTATACTATACTCAATCTGATATGTATGATACGAATGATGATATTGCCAATTTAAAAATGACAATAGGTAATCATCTATTTGCAGAAGTTACTCGCAATATTCTTAGAAATAAAGACAAAGAGTTCTTTAATAATTTAAAGTTAAATCCTGTTCAATATAAGGCTTTAGAAAACTTAATTGTAAATCAAGAACTTCCAAATACAATTAACTTCGGAGATTATACTGTTTCAGTGTCAGAACTTAATAAGTTTAGACTTGACTACATAGAAGCAGAAAGAAATCCTAAGGATGATACTCCTGATATTGACGATGATAGTATATTATTAAGACTTGCAACATTAAATCCCAATGGGGCTTTTGATGCTAATATGCTTCCTGCAAATAAAGAACAAAGGCTGATGTTGTTATCTAATCCAATTTCGGCATTTGTATTTGATACTTCTAACTTTAATAAAGTCTCTAAATATGTAACCAAATTTGAACAAGAAGTTGATTCTTCTATTGCCCAAGAAGAAAGAGAAGAACTTATCCAGAGTAGACTACAAAATGTCTATACCTCTTTCGGTAAGGGAAGACTTGACGTAAATGGCTACGTACTTGACCTTATTCAAGAAGCATCTACTAATAAGCTTGACTTTAAAAATGCAGAGGATATAAAAGGGTTCAATACTATGTTTTATCCTAATACTAAGGTAAATATGGATGAATCTCTTACATCTAAACCTAATAGATTACTTAGATTCAATCACTCTCAATCATTATCTAAGTTCTCTGAAAGTGCTTATAAAGTAGTATTCAATCCTAAAGTTAAGTATGTTAATGTGGTAGGTGGTTCTAATGCTCGTATAGAAATCAATCCGAACTTTAATTTGGAAGTTACAGAGGATTTCCAAGATAAAATTGACGCATTAGAAGAAGTTGCAACTAAAATAAATAAAAGTCCTTCAAAGAGAAGAGCATTATCGGTTAAATATAATTCTGATTATGACTATTCGATTGAAGAAGGAAGTGCAAACATAAATAAAGCAATTAACTCATTTAGAAGTGTATTTAAATATCTACAAGATGCAGTAGATGCAAGTAGGACTTTCTACTATTTAAATACTGATGGTATAGGACAGTTCTCTCAAGCAATGGTAGTAAATGCAGACCAATTAGGGATTACTCCAGTTGTATTCGATGAACTTAGTAAATGGGTTTACAGCAATGTAAAATCTCCTGATAAAGCTGAATGGATTAAAACATTCACCTCATTAATGAACTCTGCTGAATATACTGATAGTGCATTATTTAAATTCTACGATTCTCAATCATTTAAAGAGAGAGCATTTAGTTCTAAAAGGGTAGACTCCTCTGGAAAACTATGGGAAAACCTTAATGCAAGACTTACTAAAATAGAAGAGGAGAGGGGCCCATTATCACAGTTCGATATGTTAAAAGAAGGAGTTATATCAATGATTCCTATTCTTCCACAAGGATATAATTATGCTTTAACAAGAAAGGAAGAAGGAGACATTTTCAAACTTAAGAATGAAAAAGATAAAGACCAATTCATTAATGTAGAACTACAAAGAAAGATAGCTCTTACATATAGAAAACTTGGAGGTAGAAATATTTCTTCTCCAAGTGAATTAATGGTTGGTGATGTTATAAGAATAAATCCAAACGATACATATCAGGCAGTTGTTCTTGAAGATAGACCAGAAGGTAAATTCTGTGCTTGGGTTACAGCTAACGAAGTTCACTCTGGAGTTTTAACTAACGAAGATTTGAAGAACGTAGTTAGAACTCAATATACGGCAGAGAACAGACAAATTGGCCCAGATGTAAGAGCTTTCTATACTAATGTCGGAGTCTTTAGAACATCTGACGGAGCTGTTGACTTTAGATGGGTAAATAATGAATCTTCTCTTCCAATATTACATCAAATATTTGCTGATGAAATTACTGAAATAGCAGAAGCAACTGGATTTACAGAAGACTTCATTAAAAGGAATTATTTGAATACTGTAAAGAGATTTCAAGTAGCAATGTTTATGGAGCTTACTCCAACTACAGAAGAAATCAATTCTACTCCAAATGTAGAGACACTATCTGATAATCTATCTACTCCAGAGTTTGTAGAAGATTTAGTATCATCTTTAGCAAAAAGTGGAGTACAAGTTACCTCTTATAGGAAAGAAGAATTAAAGGAAAAATTTCCAACACTTGATAATGTTAAAGCATTTATCTATGACGGGGAAGTGGTAGTTAACTCTGACTTAATGACAGATGATACTTTACTTCATGAATTATCTCACCTATTCTTAGCTGATTTAAAGAGTAGAAATTACGATAAGTATGTTGATTTAGTGAGAGGAATGGAAGGTTCTGATGCTTATGATACTATTAATAATAGTAAAGCGTACGATGAACTTACATACAACGATAAACTTGAAGAAGCTTTAGTTCATGAGTTCTCTCAATACTTTACGAGAGTATTAAAAGATTACAGAGGACGTAATTTGAAACTCGATGAAATAGAATGGGATGGAATCATTAGTGATGTTTTAAACATTGATGTAAGCGAGTTCTATGATGATAACATATATACTTTAATGAGAAAAACTCTATCTGAAATACATAGCGGATATGCAATTCAGAAAACTTTATTTAATAAGTCTAATGCTCAAAAGATGGTAAAACTTAGTAACATCAAATCTTCTCTTATGAAGAATCTAAGCTCTACTGATGGATATGGATTAATTGAAATTTGCGAATAAAATGGCGTGTAAATATACTTTAAAAATAAATAATACTGGAAAGGTTCTTACATTTAATTCTGAAAAAGAACTTGACAACTATCTACTATCTAACTACACTGAATTTGAAGGTATGGTCAACCATACCTTTAGATTTAGTAAAGACTACATAACTATGTTAGATACAGAACAGGTAAAATCTCAAGATAAACTAGATAAAGATAGGAAACTTGCCTATGAAAAAGCTAAAGCAAGAAATGCTAAAAACGACGATACAATAGTAGTCAAAGGGCAAGGTGAAATGACTGATGTCATTGAAAATGAAGAAACATATTCTGACGGATTTATATCAGTTCTGAAGTTTTTATCACGTCAGAGAGGCACCTCTGCACCCCTTATTAACGCTTTCAGTAGGGAAGGGTACAAGAGGAACACCCGTATAGATAGGTCGCAAGGTAAGCCTGAAGACGTCTCTCCAGAAGAGTGGCTAAAACAGGTCGATTCTTCAATAGACCAAGACTTTGAATATTGGGATTATTTGCAAGAAATAGGTCGTGGATTCCACTTAGTAATGGATACAGTTATAAATTCTAATTTTGATATTTCTGCTGATATGGTTGACTCTGTAATCAGTAAGAAATTTGAAAGAGACTTCTTAGGGGGAAAGAATTTAAGTACACTTAATGGAGTATCAACTGGGGCATTGATGAGTTTCATTAAAGGAATTACAGCTTTAAAGAAAAGTATAATTCTTAATAGTGGAAGAGGAAGAAAATTTAAGAAATTTTACACAGAATATGTGGTAGACCATGATGGTGGACCTGATGCAAAACTTAGAGGTAAGATTGACTTACTTGCAGTATTTGAAGACAATGAAGGCAACCAAAGTGTGGAAATATATGACTTGAAACTTGCTACTAAACCACAAGATAGATGGGATGCTGATAAAAAGAATACTATTCAATATCAGCTAGGCTTCTACAAAAGAATGTTACAAGCTAAAGGAATTGCGGCAAGAAACATATCTACTAAAATTATCCCAGTTCTTATTGAAGGAGACAAAATACTCCACAAGATTGATAAAGTATCAGTCGGAGAACCAGAAGTTTATCTTCCTAATATTGGACAAAAAGCTAATATTGACGAAATAATTAAAATACCTATTGGTACAGAAAATTTATCTAATCCATTAGAAAATACAGTATCAGAAAGAATGAGTAAGTTCTTCCCAATGAGTAAAATCAATCCTACTGATATTGTAGACTTTGATATGTTATTTGCTTCTCAAGTACATATTGATAAAAATACTGGAGAGTATTGGTTTAGAGATGTTACTAAATCAACTAATGAAAAAGGAGAAATAAGAAGAGCTACCAAAGAAGAAGCAGAAGCAGCATTTGAAGACTATTTAGTAAGAAAATTAGAGCATGATAATGATATAACTCTCGCTATTACTAATAACCTTAAATATAATCTCGACAAAGTTAATGGTTTTGGTGGAAAGAACTTCAATCCTACAAGAACAGGTTTACAAATTGTTCCGGCTAATACCTATGAACCTAAACTTGGATTATTTGAAGCAAATCTATCTAAGTATAAAAATGAGCCGGGATGGAATATAATTAGTAACGATGCTCTTACTAATATGAATGTTATTCTCCTTATTAATGAAACAAGAAAAGAAATGGACTTAATTTCCATTGCTTCTCATGACCTTAATAGTACTATCAATCTAGGTAAGGGCAATAATATCTTTGGAAGATTTAAATCCGATAGAGAAGTAGAGCTTGATAAGCAAGTAATTAAAGCTACTGTTGGTAATGTAGAACTCATGAAATTACTTTCTATTGCTAATGCCTTTCAAGAAACCGATTTAGGTTCTTATACTATCGGAGAAATGAAAGTTGTTAATATTGGTAAGAGTGAATATCTTTCTTCTTATTTAAATCAAGAAAAAATAAATCATGCTTTCAATACTCTGTGTGAATTATCTGGGCAAAGTAAGGGAAATACATTAAGGTTTACTGATGAATTTGATATAGCTTGGAGAACCTTTAATAACATTATGAATTATGGAAGTTATGAGAATAGAGATAGACTTGATAAAATTGCTAAATCATTATCAATAGATGGGGAAATTACATCGTTTGATAAACAGGCAAAAATGGATATTCTTACAAGAATGTTCAAAGAACTTCAAGCTAGATATTTCTCTACTAATGCATCTGCTGATATTTCCAATCCTATTGCATATTTATTCTTACAAGTATCTAATGCTTTAGCTAAATATGGAAATACTACCATTGATATTTATAATGAAGAACTTTGGGCAAAGAACTTTGGTAATTTAGTTGAACAGTGGAAAAGAGGAGAGTTGTTTAATGGAACTTACTTAAATACCATTGATACAATTCCAATTGTAAAATCTGTTGCCCACAGACTAGCGGAAACTAATAGAAATATTACCAATTTATATGGTAATTATAAGAATAAAGATAGAGCTGTGACTAATAAGTTCTATCAAGAATCAGGACAAGGTTTCGTAGGAAAAACAATTATTAATGACTCAACAATCCGTTTCAAGAGATTACTTGACCAATCTGATTCTGGAAAAAGAAAATTCATGGTTAAGAATCCATATGATATGTCCACTGATTTAAATCCAGCAGAAAGAAGCTATTTAAAATATTGGCTAGAGGATTTAAATAATAGAAGATATCCAGGACAAGATAGAGCAGAAGTTGGAGAAAGATACTTTGAAATACCTTTATTAAGAGGTTCCTCATTCTCTAAAATAACTAATGGTAAGAATCCTCTAGTTACTTATAAAGAAGATGGCTCTTTAGAAATGGTAAACCCAAGAATGACCACAACAGCTCAAGAAGAATACTTATCTACTGATGCTTTAAAGAACCTTGTAGAAATGTATAACGTGTTTGATATTTCTAATTCAGTAGGGGGAAGAGAAAGACTTCTTTCCGATACTAATGGTAAACCGGAGCAAACATACGAAACTAACCTTGAGCATATTAAGGATATGTATGTATTCTCCGATATTAGAAAAAAAGAAATGGATACAGTCCTTCCTGCCATTAATGCAGCAATCATTTCTCTTCAATTTACACAGAGACTTTCTAATAAAGATGCCCAAGCAACTATCGACTTCTTGAATGATTATATTAAGTCAGCTGTGTTTGATGAATCTTTAATTGATAAAGAAAGTAGGGGAACATTCAGAACTTTAGGAATGTTAAAGTCAGTATCTACCAAATTTATTCTTGGTTTTAACTACTTATCAGGAGCTAAAGAAACTATTACTGGATTCTTTAATCTTTATGAAAGAGCAGTAGCTAACAGTTTACTTGATAAAGACAAGATAGGATTAAAGGATATGACTTCCGCTTATACTACTGTTTGGGTTGATTCTGTAAGACAGATAAGCACAATTACTATCTTAGAGCACTTAAACTGGCAATATAGAATGGCTAACGTGGATATGAACGCATTAGTTGATAGAATGAATTACGAAAAAACTGATGGATTCAGATTTAACGATAGAATGTTCTGGGCTAATAGAGCTCCTGACTTCTTATCAAGAATGACAATCCTTATTGGCTATATGAAGAAACATGGCTGCTATGATGCACATGAATATAAAAATGGAGAAGTAACCTACAATTGGAAGAAGGATAAGAGATTTAGTCTTCTTGCAAATCCAAACGCTGATACTAATTCATCTGAATGGCAATATCAAAGGTCTTTATATAATGCAATGATGGAAACTTTCTTTGAAGAAAATTATAAACTTCCAAATGCAGATGGCACTTCAAGATTCTTGTCAAGAGAAAAGGATTCGAGAGGAGTTTATAAAGAAGCTCTTCCTCAAGCATATACCACCTTAGAAGCTAATATGATTAAACAAGAATCTGACGGCATATTCGGATATATGGACCACGATACTAAGTCTTTATATCTAAAGAAGGGAATGTTTATATTCCTTCACCAGTTCCAGACTTTCTTGTCTGCAAAGAAGAATCAATATTTCTTAAAAAGAGGTACTTATGACCAAGGTCATTGGGTTCAAGTAACTGATGATGCAGGAAACAAGCTTTATTGGGATACTGTCCAAGATAATGAAGGTAACACTATTAAAGTTAAAACTACAGAAAATACAGGAGACCCAATTGTGGATTGGCAGGGTAAAATCATGGAAGGAATTGCATGGTCGCTTAGAGACTTGTTTAACTTTACTAAACCAGAAAGAATGAAAGATGCATGGAGAGACCCTGTAAAAAGAAGAAATCTTCTACTAGCTTTAGAAGATGGAGCTATTATAGGAATCATTTATCTAATGCTTGCTTTATTATTTGGAGATAAAGATGCAAAAGCCATGACAAACACCGAGCAAGCTGTTGCAAGAATAGCTAGAAATGTAGGTGGAGAATTTAATATGTTTGCAATCTTTAACGGGGCTGTAGACTTTAAAATGCCCATGTATCAATTCTATAGTGATTTGTTTAAAGATGGAGTTAAAGTAGCATCCGGTAATATGCATGTACTAAGATTCTTTACTGATAATACTGGAGCATTTAGACCTCTTAAACCAACTGTTATAGATAACTTCAAAGCACCTAACGCTGACGAGTAAATGAAAAAAAAATAAGGGCGCCAATCAAGTATATACTTTCGTATATGCCTGACTGACGCCCTTAAATTTTATCGTTTTAACATGTTCATAGTATCATTATAAGCTAATGTTATAGCTTTAATGTAATACTTCATATCCAAGTTGTTTTCAATTATTATATCGACCATTATATCATCAATAAGTTTTTCACTTATGTGATTTCCTGCTCCACTGCCATCTCGTTCTATTTTCCATAGAACTCCACCAGCATTTCGTATAGCATCCGCTTCATTTGGAAATCTGACATCTGGAACAATCCAGTGACTTTCTTTATCCCGACCGTAGCTATACATTAACGCTTTTATCCATAAATCCTTATCAATACTTCTTCCAACTTCCGTTCCAAAATATTGTAAGAATTCTCTGTTGGTCATAGGTTCTCCTTCTTTATTTGATAAAGGCAACGATGTAAACGATTCTTTAAATTCTCCAGATTCAAACATAAATCTTGGAACTCCTAATATAGTAGAAGCACATTCCTTTAATTTATCCGCAAAAGCATGTTTCTCCCACATACAAGTCATAGGTAATATGCTATCTACGTTATCTAAAATATATTTTTCTCCTTCTCCTTCTAAGCACGCACAATCATAGTCAACAGTATTTATTAACTGAACAATTCTACATGCAGTATCCTTCCCCGATTGAGCTTTCCCTGTTATTCCAATTATCATTTCATGTAGCTCCTTAATTCGTTTAAAACAAAAGTAGGGTCTAGATACGGCATCTTTTCCCTAATTTTGTTATATTGCTCGACAAGTTCTTTTTTGTCAGCTATCTCATCAGAAAACCCTAAGAAACCGTCACTGTCAGACTTAAGAATAAGTCTATGAATTTCACATGAAATTGCAAAAAGTATCGGGTCTGATGTTTCAAGATTGTTCATCATACAACATACGATTTCACTAAATCAGAAATTTGCTTACCGTCTGCAGCAGGGAACTTATCTTTCATTCCTTTAATTATTGTTCCCATATTCTTCTTTGGAATTGCAAGGCTGTCAATTTTGTCTGACATTCTATAAATTGAAGCAAGGTCAAATAGGCCTGCACGTAATTGTTCTTCTCCAAGAATTTCGGGAAGGAATTCATTTAAGATAAGAGATTCCTGCATCTCTATATCATATAAGTCTTGTCTTCCTGCCATACGGTATTGTTCTGCATTATCAATGCGCTGGTCTCTCAACTTCTTAATAATGGCAATCTCTGTTGCCTTATCAAGGGGTTTTGCGTTCTTCTGTGTTTCGTGAACCAGAAATGCAGTTTTAATTGCTCTAAGAACTTCAGTACGAGTTCTTGTTTTTGCTTTCATTGATTCTTTAATCAATTCATCAATATCCTCTTTCATTTTCTTCTAATATGTTTAAAGTTACACCTCCAATACCCATTAATAATATGGCAGAAACACATATTCCAAACCACATATTAAGTGAATATGCAAACACTAAAAATAATACTACTAAGGTTATACCTCCTAGTGCAATAGCTCCAAGTGCGAATAATAGGGCTATCCGCTTTCGTAAATCTTCTTTATCCATTTTTCTTTATAGTATGTCTTCTTTTGATATTTTGGGCAGTACCACTATTCCAACGACCTTCTCTGACATAAGCAATATCAACATCTGACACTCTGGTCATTGCTGCATCTCTGTCTTCGTCAGTTTTATAATATCCCATATAGCTTACCATTGATTCGTCTTTTGGAGTATTTCTGGGATTTTCAGACATGTGATATATTGTTAAACCACATGGAAGGTTCTCTGTTATAAAGTCCATAGCCATTTTATCTACTCCTTCATAATCACCTACCACAAATCCTTCAAAATCTTGATTGTGGTAGGCAGAGTAAATAGCTGGAACGTAGTACTTCTTAAATTCTTCTTCTGTAATGTCTCTATGTCCGCTTATAAAATATATCATGGAACTATTTGTGCGTCTAAGTCTTTTTCAAAGACGTTAATATTATACCAAGAAATTGCTTCAAGTATTCTATCCTCATGGTTAAATGCCCATTTGTATTTTGAAATATCTCTTACAGGAACCCATTGGATAGTTTTTACTTCATTTTTCTCACCGTCTCCATTCAATACAGCTTCCATAGAAGTAGATACATTATCTTTTCCGTATTTAAGAATGGTCATATAACGTAATGTTACATTGCCGTTATTACAGTGTTCTGGGTCTGTCTCAACTCCAAATAAAGCCCATTTAGATGGGTCAATTTTAACCCCAGTTTCTTCAAATGCTTCACGAGAACAAGCTTCTTCTGCTTTTTCCATATCCAAGAAGCCACAGGGACAATTCCAGTAACCTTGGAAATCTGGAGTACCAGAACCTCTCTGGTTGGCTAAAACACACCATTCACCCTTGATTTTACAAAATGCAAATGCAGCAACTGCACAATATCGACCAGACCATAAGGTCTTACCAGCGTGTTCTCCTTCTTTAATTGTATAACTCCAATTTCTCATTTATGTCTTCTTTTTGTTTTAGATGTTTCTTCAAGTTCCTCTAATGGATTGTACTTTAGTTCATTGTAAGGCTCTAATGAAGTGCCTGCAATTCCTACCAAAGTTTTCCCATCGTATTCTGATTTATAGATAGATAATACTTTATCAGTTTTCCTTTCGTATGCAATGTATACTGGAATGTTTTTCTTATGACAGGTTTCAAGTTCCTTCTTGGTTCCTCTAGTCATATCTTCAACCTTGATTCCCCAATTGAAATCATTAATAATAAACACTGCAATATCAGAACTAGTTAATAGGGAACTTTCATATTTAGTTCCCATTTTCCAGTGGCTTGGTTCATAACCAAGAGAGTCCAGAAATATTTCTACTTCTGGAACTAAGTTGGCATGTTGCATACTATAAGATACATATGCTTTATTCATCTTTATAAAGATTAAATCGGTGAATATATTGGCTGATGGCTTTAGGTACAAGAGGATAGATTTGCTTCTTATCTTTAATAAGATACCTAATCATAGTAGAACTAACATCAAAGGTACAGCTAATATAGCCATCAACTTTAGCCTTGAATTGACTGCCTGCTCTATTTACTACAATTAGTTTAAAGTTTTCAAGTATCCATTCTCCCTCTTTCCAATTTGCTATATCATCAACGATGTCAGCACCAACAATCAGATATAGTTCTTCATCAGGATACTCTTCTTTTAGAAGTTGTAGGGTCTGATAGGAATAGTGGGGTTCGGGAGTATAATAATCAATACTAGATATTGTGCAATTATTGATTTCATCAATAGCTAGTTGCGTCATAAAACATCGGTGTTGAAAGTCAGTTGCTTTATGGTCTTTCCATACATTCTGCATAGTTGGAACCACTACTACTTCGTCAACCAAGTTATCATTTAGTGCTGATGTAATCATGTACAAATGGCCCATATGGATTGGGTCAAATGTTCCTAATAAAAATCCTACTTTCATTTTAAAATAATGTTATTTCTTTTGTTGTTATGTCATAGCAATCTATAATTGCTTTTAATCCATTCGGTTTTATTTCTCTGGTTCCGATTCCAGCAAAGTCTAATCGCAAAACTGGGATTTCACTATGTTTCCATTCTAAAAGGTCGATATCATAGGTAAACCAACGATTCCTTGACTGGTCAAATACAAATACGTCTTTATCAGAATCAATTGCCATTTGTACTGCCCAACCTGTTCCTCCCTTAACAGTGTTCCCACTAAAGCCTTCTGCAATAGCATATACTGCATCAGAATTTTTGACCTGACACCAATTTCTGGAAAGCAAAAACATATACTTTTCAAAGTTCTGTCTTTTTAAAGTATTGTTGGCTCTATACACAGCACACTTACCTTCTTCATATGCACTATTGCTTATTGGGAAGTTTCCCCTTGGAGTTTTATTAATATAGTAGTAGTGACGAACTACTTCAAGACCATAGACCTTACCTATAATCTCCCACATAGTGTCACTACCATCGGCTCCTCCAGAGTGCATAATATAATTACTCAACAAAGTATCCACGAGAATCCAATTCTTTAGATAAAAAACTTATAGCTTCTACACTGTACTTCTCGGTCAATTCATTTATCTCATCAAGTAAATCATTAACCAAATCAGATACACCACAGAAATCTATATTTCCTACAAAGTCAACAAGTTTCTCTATAAGTTCAGGGTCGTCTGCTTCGAACTCAATTTCATCCTCAAAACCTTCTGGAAGATAATCAAAATCAGCATCATAGAACATTTCCTGAACATAAATCTCTTTCAAATCAAGAGTAGCATTGATTACTTCATCCTCAAGTCTAACAGTTAATCGAAATGCTTGAGAATCATCTTCCACTTTTTCAACTATCATATAGAAAGAGTCTTCCCACATATAATCATCTTCTGATATAAGATAATTAGCCTTTTCCAATGCGACTTTCAGTTGCTCATACACTTCATCAATCGTTTTCATATTCTTTTCTTAATATATAAATTGGTGCTTTCTTGCGTTTAAATTCGGAAGCTAAGTGACGATTCCATACTTTATTGACTACATCTTCTGAATATTTAGATGCCAAAATATTAGTAGCATCATTAAACTCCTTAGCTATCAATACGTCAGATTGCTGATTATACCAGTACTCTAAAGGAAGGAGAGTTTGAAGTATATCATCAACTTCAGAATAACTTTTAGCTCCTATCTGGTCTAAGTCACTGTTACTAATACCAAGACCGTCAGTAGGAGTGAGGGCTATAGATGCCTTAAGCGCATTTAATTTATTAACATAGTAATCTGCCTGTCTTACTCCGTCAAATAGCTTAGCTTGTTTACGAGAGAAATTCTTGATAAATACATCAGATGTGTAAGTATCAGTAAGGGCAATTCCTAAGTCCCCGTCGTATACATTTACCCAATTTTCAAGAGCCATGTAATTAGCTTGTTTGTAGCCATACATAGCACCATGGAACATAAACCACTCATGTGGATGAGTTCCCATTGGTTTCATATCATACTTCATTGCAAAGTAACAGTTGGAAGTTCCAGTGCAATAGATAGATTTCTCTTTGATATATTGAATAACCAATTCTTGGATATTGTAGGAGAATCTTCTACGAGTTCCAAATTCAGAGAAATAAATTCCTGCTTGATTGGAACGTTTAATTTTACTCTCTAATTTACTAAGCATTAACTTAGTATCAACTTTGTGTTCCAACATTCTGTTTCTTAATTCGGAAACCATTGCAAGAATAGGAACTTCATAAAGAGTTACTTTATAGAGATAATCCTTTACTAAGATGTGAAGGTGCTTTTCTTCATCCAAGAAGATTGACACTTTACCTGGATTAAATGTGAATTGGGATAACCATTCCCAGTAATGTCTTGGAATGAATCGAATAGAGTTCATAAACTCAAATTCATCATTCGTTAATCGTAATTGAGCAAGATTATATAACTCAATACGGAGTTGCTCAACAAACTCTTCTGTGTATTCAGTATTATCACGGTCTTTGAACTCAAAAGTTCCAATTGCCTGTGGGAACAACTTCATGTAAGCATAGGAAGTTGTAAACTTGTATAAATCTGTATCTAAAATTGATTTAATTATCATTTTTCTTCTGATTGATAAATATTTAACTTATTTTCTTTAATAAATTCTCGAAGTGCTGTTCCTTTGTCAATAGATGCAATTCCTGGAAGATATATTGAAAGTCTATCCCAAATGGGCCACAAATTCTCAATTGTTCTAAGTACGCAATAGTCTCCCGCCACTCCACATATTACTAACTCTGCATCCTCTGGGATATGTAAAACAACTTCATCATCTAGGCTATCGCCTATATAGTAACTGTAATTAGTGTGATTACCATCATTATCCGATGTATAAAATGGCCCAAAACTAGAAAATGCCCCATATTCTTCTCTAGTGTGTCCTTTCTCAAACACTCTATATTTAATATCATTGTTCCTACAAGCCGTAAGAAGCAAATCGTTAATAGCAGCACCTTGAGAATATTGAACACAATGAACTGGCCATTCTCCACCATTGTCTTTGAAAGAAACATGGTTAGGCTCATGCCAATCCACAGTAAACCATACTTCTTCAAAATTTTCTTTGTAGATAAGTTCTTCAACATTCCACAAAGCGGGAGTAGCTCCTTTTACATATAAAGAGCCACTCTCTAAGCAGAAATCATTCTGCATATCAACTACAATAAGTATCTTCTTCATCACTTCCAACTGCTAAATATTCCTGCAATTACAACAAGTACTAACCATACGGCTATTGGAATCCATAAAGGACACAATACCCACCACCAAGACCAAGCTATGACTCCACACAGCTTAAGTACAATAAATACTACTAGAAGAACTCCGCCTAAGCCAATTCCTCCACCACTATTACTATTACTCATAATTCAATTATTAAAGGTTCAAACGATTGAATGTACCTCTCGTCTACTAAAGATACGTTCGCCATTTTCATATCATCCAAAGTCATCAATCTGTGTTCTCCAGAATGGATATGTCCACAGAAAGTATACTTTGGATGTTTTCTCATAATTTCATCAGCAAGCCAAGGATTTCCTGCATCCTCTTTAGTCCAAGACTGATGAATAACACCTAATCCGCACAGCTTAGGAGCATCATGCGAGATTACTATATCACAGTGTTCTGGCATTGTAGAATATGCTTCTATAAGAGTTTTCTCTTCATACATATATGCCCAATTACCGAATACTTTACAATACGGAGTTCCCCATATTGTGTATTCAGACCCATCTTTATAGTCAATATAAGTATATGACTCATTGTCAAGCATTATTAACTTCCCATTAGTAGGGGTATAAAGAAGGGAATTCTTAGATAAAGTATTTTGATATATAGATGCCAGAGCAAAGTCATGATTTCCTCCTACCATAAACACTTTCTCACAAGGTAGATTATTTACCCATTGAGCAAATTCATGACTAAGCCATTTTTTACTTTGTGGAATGTTTCTCTGCATTTTCAAAGGAGTGATATCTCCACAGATTAGGTAAATATCACATTCCTCTGTTATTTCTGGGAGAATCCCGTGTAAATCAGATAGTGCTCCAAATTTCATTTATGTCTCCTATTCTTTATATGTTCTTTATTAGAATCTTTAGAAGTAACATCTACTTCTATTTCTATAAGCTCGTCGTTCTTTGGAAGGTCTCGATAATTGGTCAGAGAATAGTAAATATCTTCGGTTATGTCATCAAATTCTTCATCATCGTCCCACCAACATCCGTCACCATTAAGGAAAGGTTTTACTCTCCACAGGGCTAATCCTTCTTCATCTCTGGTTAAATATAATTTCATTTATGTTTTCTGGCTTTTATATGTTTATTACTTTCTAATTGTTGAACTGAAGGAGGAACAAGGTTAATGTCTATTTCCACAATTCCTCTCTTTTCAAGGTCTATGTCGGTTAAATAGAAGCAAATGTCATTATCAAGCACACAGTACTCCTCACTATCATTCATCCAAACACCATCATCTTGAAGAGTAGGTTTTTCTCTCCACAGACACAATGCCCAATCACTATCGCATGTTATCCAAACTCTCATTCTGTAATCTTCCTTTTAAATTCATCAAATGATTTTATATCTGGAACTTCATCTCTATTGATTATCCAGTATTTACTAGGAGCCACACCTTTCTTTTCAGCTCTGTATTCATTGTACCTTTCAGCAATATCAAAGAACTCTCTTAGTTTACATTCCCCAAGAGCACTGGCTAAATCCTCTATTTTAAATACAAAATATTTGAATTTATTGCCGTATTCATCTTCTCTTGAATATACATCTTTTATGAATTGCTCAAGTGGTGGAATTTCAACTGGCTCATCTTCCCACCTTTGTTCTCCAGCATAAAAATAGAACATTTCCCTAAAGATAGGTGGCAAATCTGGAAGATAATCAAAGGAGATGGCTTTACTATCAACCCACTCTCCTATCACAGTATCACGGATAGGAGTTCCTTTTGTATCAACTAACCAGCGTTTTCCATCTTCGTCAGTTATTGCAAATGTCTTTCTCATATTTCAATTTCAAATTTTAATCATTACTAAGTGTTACCTTCCCGTTAAATGGAACCCACACGTCGTCAGGGTCATTATCAACATACCCTACACTGCAAGTACTCGACTTCAGTATTACTATAGAGCAATCTAGTGATTTTAATCCTATAGAATTGTCCTTTATGTTGCGAACAAGCATAGGACATACTAGTGTAGGCTTTACAGTAATCTCAACGTTCATTCCTTCAAGTCTCCCATTACATTACGATTGATTCTATCGTCAATGCGTTCTCTACATGCATCAAGATAAGCTTCTAATGCTTCTACTTGCTTAGCATTCTGCTCACAAGGGAACTTCTCATTCAGCTTCTTTACTCTGTCGAGTACTATAAGTACAAGTTGTTCTGATTGCCAACCAGGAGTTACAGAACCGTCTTCATGCTTACGAACAAACTGGATTGTATCAGTTGTGTCTGTGTATTTTGTTTTACCATCAACAAAACCTGCGCACATTTTAGCACGGTAGCGATATGCTCCATCGAATCCATCATCAGGGATTACTTCGATAGTTGGTTCAACACTCGGATAAACTAATAGTTTTTCTATTGCTTGATATTTCTTCTTTAAAGCCATAATATTTTATTTTTTAAATGTTACTGTTGTTGATTGTTTAAGTTCTATCATCACCGTTACTTCAAGTTCAATAGGTTCATCTTCCCAAGTAAGAGGAGGAAAAATACTTCTATCTAACATTAAATCTTCTGGACAATGATGGAGATTATCACAACGCCATTCCATATAGGTGTATTCTCTAGTTGGTTTGTCTTCATGCAACCAACCGCTACCGTCTATATCAACAGCATACCACAATGTTTTTGTTACTTTTTTAATCATCGTATGATAATATTTTATAATATACGTTAGTTCCACACCATCTCCAACCTAAATAATTTACTGGAACCCATGCAGGTTTACTTAGTAAATCTCTAAGTTCTAGCGGTGTCAAACTACGTATAATGTTTGTTTGTGGACTTTCAGTTGACAACCTTATTAGTACCTTCATTTTTCAACCATTCTTGAAAATACCAAAGTTGTCCGCATCCTCCACCTATATCATCCTGACCAGCAGGATTGAATACTCTAGTGGAGAAGCCTAATTCACATAGTCTTCTGTTAAAGTCTCTAATGAGACGTATTTGTCTATCAATAGAGTTCTTTACAGTTTCGTCTTTTTCACAGATTACAGAAAGAGTAGTTTCCCAAACATCAATTCGGAATAACTTATATAGTCTCTTTGCATCTTCTTCTGTGTTATTTCCTTCATGAACACAGTAATTGAAGAATGGTTTTCTCCCTGTGTTCGCTGCCCAAAATTCCCCTGCTGCCGCTATCTGACGAAGAGTACAGGTTTTAGTCGGAATTAATTTTGCTCTAGCTTCATCAGTTGATTCATGTACAGAAAACTGCAATCCGACTTGAGGTATTCTCTTGGAGAGTTCAATAAACTCTGACATAGCATGATACAATATAGACGGAGCAGATGTCGATACTAACAATTGAGCATTAGGATATTTATCATGTAATGCTTCAATTGCAAACTCCAAATTGGTATAATTTAGGAATGGTTCTCCCATACTCATAAACATAATTTGGAACTTTTCAATGTCCTTAGTATCACAATCAATAGTACTTAGAACAGTAGTTACTTGTTCTACTATTTCATGCCAATCAAGATTTCTTACAAAGAACTTTCCTGTTCCACAAAATGTACAGCCAACCGGACACCCAGATTGTACAGAACAGCAAATTACTGTCCTTTTTGCATATTCTTCATAACGATAGAGAACTGCTTCTGCAATTCCCTTTCTTGTTACTGCACTAGCTCCCCATTCAAATACAAACTTCTTGACATTAGTGTCAGAAGATTCAAAAATCTTATATTCCATTTTTAACCTCTTAAATTTCTTTTAGTAATTATTTCCTTCAATTGTTGCCAAGATACTGGTGTGTAATCGTTATTATCTACACCAACATCATACTGATTTGGAACTAATTTATCTTCAAAAGGAGTTTTCTTTCCTTTTTCAGTATGAATGTGTCCATACAATTGCCAACTTCCTCTATGAGAACCGTCCCATGTAATCATAGGATAGTGACTCATAAAGAGTTGTTGGTTATTACATTCCTCATCACCTGTTATAGTAATCATCATTTGTCTTTCGACAGCTTCAAACCCATTTTCTGGGATATATTTCAACTTGTCATGATTACCTAATACAAGGTATTTATAGCCATTTAGTTGAGGTAAAATTTTCTCCCAACGTGTCTTTTGACCAAAGCAAAAATCGCCCAATATGAAGACGGTATCGTCCCACTGGACTACTTTATTCCAATTCAATATAAGTTGCCGATTCATTTCGTCAGCAGACTCAAATGGACGACTACAATACCTAATTATATTTGCGTGGTCAAAGTGGCAATCAGAAGTGAAAAATACCTTATTGCAGTCAAATTTATTTGTCAGATTTGCCATGTATTTTCTTATTGTCAATTTTTAAATAACAAGAATCTGGCAGTTCTTGTCCATCCAACTTTACAGAAGGAATATCCATAGACACCAGATTCTCAAACAATTTAGACTCCGTGGATATTTTTACATATCCTTCTGGAGCCATCAATTCTTCAGCTTGTTCATTAGTCAACCAAACCTCAAATATTTGCTTGACTTCCGCCCGTAATAAATGGGTCGGCTTTGTACCTTTCATAACATTCGCACTTTTTAAATTTCTTACCAGACGTACAGTAAGGACAGATTTCATTTCTTCCTGTTTTATGACCGAAAGTTCCAGTTCTAATTTTGCTTTTCCAAGGAGTGTGCATCTTTATCCACATATTTCTGAACTCTTCATTCTGAAACATTTCTTGCATAAATTCTGCACCATTGTTTTCCTTTTTGTCCTTCTTTTCATCTACTTCTTCAACACCTAAAGTTGTGTCGATGTCATACGGAGTTACTATTAAGTCTTCCATTTTTAATTATATATTTTAAGTAAAACTAATTCAGTTATTCTTTTGTTAAATTCCTCTTTAGAAACTTCTTCTAATGTGCCATACTTAACATTGCCAAACCATGTTGGGTTGCCCTCATCGAAAAACTCTAAAGTATCACACTGTTCATCATAATCCGCCCCATAGCCATAGAAGTCTATTTCATCTTCATCAGTACTTTCTTCGGCGTCCAATACGTACATAAACCTTACCCCTGACTCATATCTGTCTTGGATAAAGTATTTGCCTACATATTCCGAAGCATCAAACTCTTTTTCTAGATTTATCAATCGCTCTTGCAACTGCTCTATCATACTTTGATACTCCGAAATCAATTTTGATATTTCAACTTTGTTCATTTCAATCAACATTATAATCTTCAAATAAGGAACACTTGTTAAAAGCATTAGTAATCCGTATAGTTCTACTAATGCTTTTCTCACTCCATTTAAATGTTATTTTATCCATCCTCTTTTAATAAATTCTTCGTGTAACGGATGTGCTAACTCGTATGCTTGTGGATGTGCGCTACCTGCATCACGCAATTTAAAGAATCCTTCCCACTGCGTAAGAGTACCAGTCATAATTAACTCGGTTTTTAAGCTATTAGGAAGAACTGCCCTAGCTTGTTGGGGTTTCCAATTCATGTCTAATAAAGAAAAGTACATTTTTTCAGCATAAGTAAGAGTAGATTCATACATTTTTCTTGTGGCGTAGTATGTATCTTCCTTAAACCAGCAGGGCTCTATAAATGTACATTCTTTTCCAAATTTATCTTTAGAATAATTACAGTAACGAGTACTTTCTTGAGCAAATGAGAATACTCTATGCCTTACAAATTCCATCTGTTAATACTTAGGCTCTTTATCCTAAGTTTCTCCAAGTTTCCTTGGAGTGTCGGAC